TCATCCGAACGGTCGAGCCTGCCGGAGTTGCTGGGATCCCTCTCCTGGCTTCGCCCCACCCGTCAGGGCGTCGTATGACCGCTCGCAGGCTTGGCCGGCGATACGGGCTGAGTCCGCGTACCCAGCAAGTTCTCCCGCTCGGCGGTCAAGCCGGCTGAACATGTTGGCAAGCACATCGAGGGGATCGCCGGCTGCCGAGCCTGTGCCGGCAGCGGCGGTATTGCCGGCGCGGGCGGCCGCGATGAGCTGGGCAACTCGTATGCGCAGCCGCTCAGCAGCAGCATCAGCGTCGCGAGCATCGGCCCGCGCAGATTCAGCTTCCTTCGTTGCAGCATTGGCAATCTCCGTCTGCGCCGCGGTGCGGCGTTGCTCTTCGGCGCGCGCGAGATCGGCGGCCTTGATCTGGTCAAGCGCCGCGGACAATGCGGCCTTCGTACGCGCGGCTTCGTAATGCTTGGCGTCTGCTCTGGACTGGACGAGCCGGCCGCCGCCGAAAGCGAGCGCAAGCGCCATGATGGCGGCAAGCCAGAGACGCGAATCCAGTATGCTCATGTGGCCTTCCTCCCTTCGCAGAACGCTCGGGCTATTTGGCGCCGCGCCACAAGCCCACGCACCACCTTGCCTTTGACGTTGCCCTCACCGCCGCTCTGGCGGTGGCTCAGTAAGGAGCCGGCCATGGATACCGCCCTGCCCGCCTACCCCGTCGTCTATACGCTGCTCGGCTGCCGCTGCGTCACGCGCTTCGAAAAGCTGACCGACGCCGTCTCCTTCGCCGTCCGCGCTGAGATCGACGGCTGCACTGACATTTCTGTGCACTGAGGAGCCCCGCCATGGACCACCAACAGGCCCGGGCAGACATCGCCGCCCAGCTCGCGCACGGCCAGGTCGAATCCTTCTGCGAAGGCGACGACGCCATCCGCCACCTCAGCAAGCTCTTCATCGTGCGGAACACCCGCCGCGGCGCCGGCGAGTCCGATGCCGCCTATGCAGTCCGCGTCGGCTCCTTGCTGACAGACATGCTCGACGCGATCGGCCAGGTGCTGATCGGCGCCAACGTCAAGCACCTCCTGGCGGACGCCGCGGAGAAGCCCATGATCTGCGCAACCCGTGAAGCCTCCCTGCTGGCTGTCAGCAGGGAGGTGGCCCGCGACGTGCTGCTTGCGCGAGGTGTGGCATGACTCGCCGTATCGCCCCCCTGGACATCTGGAAGCTCCCCCTGCGCCAGCAGGCGCTGAAGTTCGAGGAACTTCGTCACGCGGCGCGACTGCGTGAGCTAAAGAAGATCGACGCGCAACTGGCGCTGCTCGAGGTAAAGCACGCCGCCATTAAGGCGGCCGGCTACACCATTTCGGGCGCCGAGATCGATGCCGACCTCTGCGCGGAGGCCTCCATTTCATGCCGCATGCCATCGTGAAATCGACTGCCGACGCCTACCGCGCGCTTATCGCAGTAGGTTTCAAGCTGGTCGACCGCGGTGAAGGCGGGTACCGCATCGTGCGCTTGCAGAAGGGGCGCCTCAAGGTCTCGATGGGCATGACGTGCGAACTGTCCGCCAGGCCATTGCGGCCAGCGGCGGCTCCCACTCGAAGTCTTCGGGCTTAGCGCGACCAGATCGGATCTCTTCCTCTACCCAGGCGTCGTACTCGGCCATCTCCTGCTCGAGCGTGGGCTTGCCTTGGGCGATGCGGATGGCATTGGCGGTATCCATGAAGGTGCGCAGGTCATTTGCCAGCGCGGCGACCTGGACGGCGGCGCCGGTACCGAGCTCGACTTCGAGCTTCTTATCAAAAAACTTGGTCATGGGCGCCATATCGGCGGCCTGCCGGAAACCTTGAGCGTGATCCAATGAAAGAACGCCCCATCCTCTTCAGCGGCGCCATGGTGCGCGCCATCCTGGACGGCCGGAAGACGCAGACACGCCGGGTGGTAAAGGAATCCCATCTCGCTCACACGCGATACGTCCCCGATGGCGCGGGTGATGTGTTCGTCCACGACACCTATCGTTGCCCCTACGGCCTTTCCGGCGACCGCCTGTGGGTGCGCGAGACGTGGAGCACGGACTTCGCCAACCACTATCCGCATGACCGCGTCTGGTATGCCGCCGATGATGACCGCCGCCACGACATTGAAGTGCGCGACGGCGTGCGCGGGATCTACAGCCCAGAGAGCGGCGTGCATGTCCCATTCCGCTGGCGGCCGAGCATCCACATGCCGCGCTGGGCCTGCCGCATCGAGCTGGAGATCACCGGCGTGCGCGGCGAGCGGCTGAACGACTGCAGCGAGGAAGACGCGCTTGCAGAAGGCGTGACGCTGCAGCCGTGCCATCCGAGGCACGCCGAGCGCATGGGGCGCGATGCCTACGAGAAGCTGTGGGACAGCATCAACGGCGCCGGCGCCTGGGATGCCAACCCATGGGTGTGGGTGGTGGAGTTTTGGAGGGTTCAGCGTTGATCATCGACCCACGCTTTCGCCCATGCGATGCCTGCCGCGACGGCAAAGTCGAACGTTGCGTAGTAGCCCAGAGGCTCAGACGCCTCCAGAACGAGATGGTCCTGTTGCACGGTGCCAAAGGCTTCGAACGAACCATCCGACAATTGCTTCGCAAAGCCACGAACTGTGTAGTCCTTGTAGCTCTCAATGCCCATGGTAGCCCCCTGTTTCGGAGGATCGTAGCATGATCGATTCCATCATCAAGCCCAAGCGCCCCGCCGGCCCTGGCTGGATTCGCGAGACGGGACAGGAAATCGAAGCTATCATGCGCGCCGCTGCGATGGGCTTCGCCTGCGAGGCCTGGGGGCACCCTGAATCCGGCATTGCCACGTTCAGCGCGGTCGAGGTGGGCGCAGGATCCCGGTCAGCCTGTGCTCGGCCCCGAATACCACCTGAGCATCAGCAAGAACGATGGCCGCGGCGGGTCGCGACGCACTACCAGTGCCGAGGCCCTATGGTGCTTGGCGCAATTCGACCTGATCGACGCCAAGGAAGACAATCACGTGCCTCACGGTCTGGTGCGCAATTTCTGGCGGCCGGTGGCCGATAGCCTGTCTGGCTATGAATGCCCGTGCGCCGACGACGAGCCGGCCATGCGGGAGGACCTGGGCGACTATGTCTGGCGCGGGGTGACGAAATGAACGGCCTCGGCGTCGGCACCTATCTCACGATGACAGAGCTCGCGGAGCTGGTCGGCTGCCAGCCGACCAGCCACAGCTGCATGAAGCGCTGGCTCAAGAAGCACGGCTGGCCCTTCGCAGTGAATATTGCCGGGGTGCCTCAGGTGAGCCGCGCATACCACGCGGCCCGCATGACCGGGGCCGCCAACCAGAGCGCCAACGATGGCGCCGAAGACGAACCAAACTTTGAAGCACTGCTCGCATGATTTCCCGCCGCAAGACTCCTGATGGCCTGCCGTTTCGCTTGTACCGGCGCGAGGGGAAATTCAAGGTCAGCTACGGGTACAAGCTTCCGAACGGAACGTGGGCATTCCGCCTGGCCGCTCAGCGCAACAACCCCGATGCTGTTGCCGAGATCGACCAGGAAGCGCGCCGGCGCGCCGATGAACTGAACGGCAACTTCGTGCTGGCGGGAACCACCGAAGCCCTGATCAACGAGTACTTCAAATGGCAAACCCGTCTGCCCGCTGACAGCGAAATGCGAAAGGCGGACATCACGCTGACCGAAAATCGCGTTGAGGCCAAAAACCTGATCAAGGTGTTCGGCAAGGTCAAGCCTGCGTCGATCAAGCCCCACCACATCTACCGGTATCTGGATCGGCGAGCCGAGCTCGGTGCTCCGGCCAAGGCCAACAAAGAGATCGCCCTGCTGTCTGCTGTGCTCGAGTACGGGCGCCGCTTGGGTGAGCTGCAGATCAACCCCTGCCGCGGCATCAAGTACAACCCAACTCGGCCACGGCAAAAGTATGTCCAGCCTCATGAGATCGCTCTCGCGCTAGAGATTGGCCGGGCCCGCGGCGGCAGCTACCTGGTACTCGCGCTCTGCGTGCACGTGGCCTACCTGACTGTCAGCCGACCGGAAGAGATGCGCACCCTTGTTAGGCAGTCCTCGACCGAAGAGGGTCTCGTGGTTCCCGTTGGCAAGCGAAAGGGCGGCCAGATCCAGCGCACGAAGCTCGTCCGCTGGTCGCCCGCTCTGCGGAGCGCCGTGAACGAGGCTCTGGCCCTGCAGCGCACGGCGAGCGTCTATGTGTTCGGCAATACGTCGGAACAGGTGTACAGCCGCAGCGGCTGGAACACGATCTGGAAGCGGCTGATGGGCTACTGCCAGGCAGTTGCCACTGAGCGCGAAATTGAGTTCAGCCCGTTCACACTGGCCGACATGAGGCCCAGTGCCGTTACTGACCGGATGGAGGAAGGCGACGACCGCATCACGGACGCCACCGGTCACGCGGACGGAAAGATGGTGGCCAAGGTCTACGACCGGCGGCGCGTTCGCAAGGTGCGCCCTACGGCCTGACAGGTTCGCCGGAAACGAAAAAGCCCACCGCAGCGGGTGGGCCTTCAAAAATCAAGTTCCAAAAATTGGAAGATCATCTTCCAAAAATCCGGCTAAGTCAGTGGGCCTTAACCTTGGAACCTAATGAATACTTGGGGTGGCTGATGGGACTCGAACCCACGACGACAGGAATCACAATCCCGGCATCAATCGCCATTTTTCCCTTTAAAATCAAAACCTTTTCCCTCATTTTTTCCCACGAGAGCTAGATTTTTCACAAGCAGTCATGCGGGTCTGAGGGGTGCCGTGGGAAAAATTGTACCCCGCGCGAGCGCCATGCGCCACCTCAATTTCTGGCGCGCGGTGGAGCTTGCTGGGTTACGATACTGTATATTTATACAGTATCCGTCCATGCCAGACTTCCCTGTCGGCCCTGACGGTCGGTACCAGATCCCCAAGCTGACAGCCGCCCAGCTGCGGGCCTTCTTCTTCCGAAGGCCGTGCCCGGAAGTGCGCGATTTGCTGTGGGAGATCCACCGGCTGCGCCTCCTGCTGCTCCGCGCCAACCAGTTGCAAGAGGCGATGACGGGCGCGAACGCACCCACGACTCAGTTCATTCTTGACATCTTTCGACGTGAGATCGAGGGCGAGCCGTGCATAAAGGAGCGTCAGGCCTGGGATCTGGAGTTCTTTGGGCCGCGCCGGGTGAGCGAATACACTCGACGGCAGAAGGAGCCTGGCGATGGGTGATGCCCCTCTATCCTTGCGCGATGTCGAGCCGATGCTGGCCGAGGACCGCAAACTCCTGCCGACCCTCGGGAGCTGGCACTACGAGATCAAATATGACGGCTATCGAATGCTGGCGGGCACCTCGCCCCGGGCGCTGAAGACGCGCAACGGTGCCGATGCGACGACCTGGTTCCCGGAAGTGGTCTCAGCCTTGTCCGCGCTACCGTTGGGCGCCCACATCCTCGATGGCGAGGTTTGCGTGCTGGATGACATCGGGCGATTTGACTTCAATCGTCTGCACACCCGCGCGCGGCGCCGCGGCTGGTATCCCGGCGCGGATCCGGTGGTCTACTGCGTCTTCGATCTGCTGGTCTATCGCGGGAAGGACATCCGAGGCGAGCCTATCGAGGCGCGCAAGCGGCGGCTGGCCCAGCTATTGAGCGGACAGCCAGATGGCGTCCTGTTTGTGCAGAGCGAGGAGGATGGGGCTTGGCTCTATCAGTGCGCGCTGGATTTACGTCTGGAGGGCGTGGTGGCCAAGCGCGCCGTCAGTGAGTACGCCGCGGGACGGTCGTCGAATTGGCTCAAGATCAAGCGGCCCGGCGCTGTCCTGGCGGCCAAGTTTCACCGGGAGCCGTAAGGTCGCGGCTCATGGGGTGCGCTCCTGCGCCCTTCCCCCCGAAGGGACTGTAGACTTTGCCAAGACAGGAGGCACCATGTGCACGAACTACGCCCCAGTGCAGCGCCTGGTCCTGCGGGACATCTTCGGCGTCGAGCCGCCGGCAGCCGAGTGGAAGCCAGAGACCTGGCCGGACTATGCCACGCCGATCGTGCGCGCCGATGGTGATGGCCGGCGCGACAGCGTCCTGGCCGCCTTCGGCATGATCCCCCGCGACCGCTGGCCTGAGAACGTTCGCCCCTTCGCGACCATGAACGCCCGCTCGGAGACAGTTGGCGAGAAGCGCAGCTTCAGCGGGCCGTGGAAGAATGGCCAGCTCTGCCTGGTGCCGGCCTACCGGCGAGTTGCCATGGCATGGACATCCAAAATTCGCAGTGCTGGCGCGGCCTTGATCTGAAATGACGCTGTCCATAGCGCCATCGGTTTTTGCAGGGGGATTCCATGATGGCGTCCATACCTCAAGGTCCTTCGCGCGCTGGCGCTGACTTCGCGGGCGGCGTTCGCCACGGCCAGCCTGTAGCACGCTTGGACAATCGGCGCGAGCAACTCGACCGTGCCGACTGTGAGCGCGGACAATGCCTTGAACAAGATCCCCGCTCGGCGCGCAGGCCCAAGCCGGCCGAGACCGGCCAGTTTCCGACACTCGCCGGCATAGCCCCCCGCCCACACGCCGATGGCTGTTACGCCGCGGCAGCGGACAAAAGTCTTCCAACCGGCGCAACCTGGCACGTGCACACCGCGGTCGCTTTCGAGATGGAAAATGAAATCTCGAAGATTCCGCTTGCAATCTCATGTGGAGTTCCGTAGACTGCATTCACTCGAACAACGAAGAAGAAAAATGAACGACCTAGATGCGAGGGAAGGCTTTGCCTTCGAATGCCACATTCGGGATTTTTACGCAGCAAACCTGAAGCGCTATAAACCAGGACATTTGGTTTCCCAACGGGAAGTAACGTATAAGACGAGCAGGATAAGAGCAGATCTGCGTACTGTGGATCAGCACGACGTTATCTTCGAATGGGAATTCAAAATTGAAGCCGATTACAGTTCGATTGGACAAATAATGGCGTATACGGCTCACGCCAAAGTTGAGTTCAATTTCAATAGAACGGTGCGCTCAGTTATCGCGGCGTTCGAGTTCCCGGATGAAATTCGAATGGCAATTGAGGTGAATAACCTTGGAATTGAGATGGTCCGTTTACCGGGGGCGATAAGGAACGCAGGACACGTCCCATCTCTGTTGACCAACCCGGCAGTGCTTGAAATACCAAGTCTGAAATAAATTTCGTGGAGTCTTAAATATGCTCAATATCCCACAAGTCAAGTCGAGCATCATCGAAAACGATGAAATTTTCGCGGATCCTGATTATCAAGGCCTTAAAATCGTCCGTGCTCAAACAGATAAGGACGCGAATAAAGCCTATTATGATAATAAGTACGAGTTCCAACATCAACATGGCGACTACACTGTCGTCCGAGCCACGCTCTGCCGCAAGGGTTATGTCGCGACCGAAGTAGCGGAGAAGCAGAGGATTACCGTAATGATCCATCCGTCGCTGAAGTTGTTCACCGAAATTGTCAAATACGATCCAGCAGAGCCGCCTAAAGAAAATTACTATGCGCTTGAAATGCTGGAAGCCCACAAGCTCACCCAGAGCGATTTTAAAGGGCAAAAGGCTGCCAACAAGGAGATGTTTAAAACATATATCCTCGAAGGTATTAGTGGGGTTCGCCCAATCTTTTTGCCGATAATCAGCGGTTGGCAATCGAAGGCGGTATTTTCAAAAACGGTTTTCGTTGCCTTTGATGAAGAAGATCCGAATGCAATGTACGGTACGCTGTACCTTCCCAAGTCGCCCGTAATGCAATCTGACGGGCAAACACAAACTGCGGCACTGTTTGCGGTGGCAAACACAGCAGATGCGATCGAAAAGAGTGCACTCGATCGACTGTCCCTGACACTTGAAATCGAATTGAATGTCGATGCGCGCAAGGCCGGGCAAAGTTTTGCAGATCGGAATGGGCGTGGATCCAAGAAAAATCGAAATCTCGTAATTGGCTTGAATACTGCTGAGCCGATTAGCGACCTGCGACTGCGTGCGACGAAGGATACAGTTTTCGAAAACCGCATCGCGGATGGGCGAACGACCGGCACATCGGAAACGGCAACCACGAATATCGTAGACCTGAGCACGATGGAGCAAATGCTCCTCGGGGCACTTACCAACAATCGGTTCAAGCCCGAGCAACTGAAACATTACCACGTCGAACCTTTGTTACCATTCGCCCGTGAATTCACTGAGTTGCTCGATGAGGTTTTCGCGTCGCAATGGCCGGCCACAACACCTCCCAAACAGGACACATTCCGGCGCCTATACGTTCATGGGTGGCCGTTCGCACTGAAAGCGATTGCATTTGCGTACTTTGAAAGTCGAGCGGACAAACTTACCCCCATCCTTGCCGCAATGACTGTTAAGAATGCGCTCAAATCTCAGGAGGTTGTGTTTGCGGAGGCCTTGGCGGCAGCTGAAAACCCAGAGAAAGAGCCGGTCATTTCATTTGAAGAACTTAAGAAGCGGTTGCTGGCTATCGACTGGCTCCGGTACCGCAGGCACTGGATTAATATTACCAATTCAAATGTTGACAAATCAGGCAACCGAAAGACGTTTGTGCTCAAGAGTACCGGCGAACGTAAGGTCGTGGGCTTGGCTCCAAATACAGCTGCGAACATCGCCACTGTGAAGAATAAGATCATCTCTGATAAGTGGATCGAACTGACCGGAAGCGATGACGCGCCTATTGCCGTAAAGAAATAACGTTGGCGCTTTGCGCAGGTGCTCGAATAGATGGCCGCCCCTCACCGGGGGGCATCTATTCAGCGTGCGATCACTTCCTCCAGCGACGTGCCAATGGCATCTATTTGGAGGGCAAGCGGGACGACAATGCTCACGTCGGTTTTCGCGCGTGAGCACGGATGCGCCGCCACTGCTGAAGGATCGCTCCCAGCGTCCGATTGCTGCACTGAAGCTGTCACATAAAGTGAGCCATTTCGAATGACGGTAGTGGGTCGGCAAGAGCCTGTCGGGGGATCTAACTCCATCCATCCCTGATGTCCATACGTTGTACCTTGAGGTGTGCGCGTCCATGGGCTGCACCTTACCGTTACCGGCCACGGCCGTCTACGAGCCGAACTACGAGGCCGGGCCCAAGTCCACGCGGTACAAAATCTGGCTGCCGGGAGAGCCGGCGTTTGGGATTGCCGGCTTGTGGAGGGATTGGCCGGATGGAACCTACTCGTTCACCATGCTGACGGTGAACGCGGACAAGCACCCGCTGATGAACCGGATGCACGCCCCAGGCAAGGAGAAGCGGTCGGTCGTGATCGTGCCGCGCGGGGAATGGGATGACTGGCTGACATGCCGGGATCCGGAGCGGGCGCGCAGCTTCATGCAGCCCTATCCTGCTACGCTAATGGATGCCGCCCCAGCCCTGAGAAGTCCAATCAGAAAGGAAAATTAATGAGCAAGCCAGTCATTCCCCATTACTCCCCATCGAAAACCGGATTTCTTGCTCTCCGAACAGCACAGGACTTGTTCGCGAAGGCGGAGCGAGACCTTGCGGCACTCGAATACAACCCACAAAGCGCGGACGCTGCCTTCAATTTCTTCGTCACTGCACACCACATCGCCGACTGGGCGGGAGCGTTGGATAGCCGCGATCAACACCCCCTCTTGAAGATATGCCGACACATCGCAGATGGAGTCAAACACTTTGAGTTGACGGCAAAGCACCACAACCTAGTCTCGGGTGTTGTGGACGAGAGCTATGTTGACGATGGCTACTTTGAGCCAGGATATGTCGAGCAAGATGTGCACATCCTCCTGGAGCCAAACAATGGCCTCACCAATGCGGATAGGATTGATGTGCTGGAATTGGCCCGCCTAGTGATTGCCTTTTGGCGGCAAAGGCTCGGCGTTGTTTAGTCGGGTGGGACTGAGGGCTATCAGTCATCGCCCCCGTTCGATAGTTGGTTTGCCAGCCCTCCGCGCAATCCCGTCGGCTCCGCCTTTAACATCCGGTCCGCACTCGGCGTCGACATCTGCTTCACCTTGCCCACCAGTTGCTTGTTCGTGAGCGATCGGCGTGAAGATCGACTCGGGCGCGCTGGTCACTGCCCGAACGAGTGCAGCCGCGACTCGTCCAGACTGACGTAGCAGTGGTAGAACTTCTCGCCCGCGTAGCCCCCGTAGCTGTTCTTGCCATTGATCGCCAAGGTGTACCGCCGGCTCGTCCCTTGCGGACTGGGAAAGATGCCGCTGTAGAAGACGATGCCGATTTTCAGGCTGTCGGGGTCTTTGAAGTGACGCGGCGCATCGGCCAGGCACAGTGCCTTTCCCGGACCTTCATACGATGGGTCCACCTTCTCGACGGGCTGCGGCTTTTCCAGTGCGCCCCCTCTCCCGGCGCACGGCTGGTCTTGATATACGACGCGCCCACCGACCTCGCAGCGGTTGACCTGCGCCGACGCGCTGGCGGCCAGCAGCAAGGCTACCGCACTCGAACCCGCAATCTTTCGCACGTTTGACCCCATTTTTGTTCTTTGAACGGCGAGCGTAGCAAAACCCCGGCGCGCGGCCGGGGCAAGGTCTTAGACCTCTACTCAGCGCCCGGCTCCGTCCACCAGTGCTCGACCTGACCTCGTGAAAAGCGGGCAACGACCCGTTCGTCGTCCGCCCTAATTACCAGTTCGGTGCCTTCTTCCGCAGCTTCGATCGCTGCGATTTCCTTCACGCGATCCTCATACTTCAGTTTCACATGCACAGTGACGCTTGCCATAGCCGATCCTTCTTCAAAGTTGTGCGCGGAGCACTCATGATACGCCTTTCCGCAGAGTGCACTTTAAGGCACTTTTAGATCAGCACAGCCTCTGCCTCGCGCCGCAGCACCAAGCCGCGCAGCACGCGCCCGCCACCGCGGTTCCACTTCCGGATCTCAGCCGGCACGTCGGCCCACCGACCAGCGTTCACGCGCTTGCGCAGCGTGCTGGCCTTCAGGTTGCCCGCGCCGAGATTAAACGTCCAGTCGATGATCGCGGCCAGGCGCTCGGGCGTGTCGATGCCCTGGCATAGCTTCAGCACGGCCGGCAGGTAGACCGTGCGCACCATCCACAGCAGCATTTCCTCGGCCTGCTCCCGGGTGATCGGTGCGTCGCTCAGCGTGACCCGGCGCCCGTTAGGGTAGTAGGTCGCCCCATACCCGATCGACGGTACGCCTGCCGGGCACAGGTAGGGGCGCAGGTATAGCCCCTCGAAGCGCCGGGCCAGCGCAGCCGCCACCTCGATCGCAACCGCGTTGAAGTCGCGCGGAGCCGGCACGGGTTCCGGTACCGGGGGTGGCAGGATGCCGGGCGGGGGCGCTGCGACGACCGACGGCTCGAACAGCGAGAGGAACCGGGTCAGCAGACTCATACCCGACCCCGGTTCGCAATGACGCGCACGGCAAAGAAGAAGCCGAGGATCACGCCGACCAGTTCACGATCCCATTCGCCCATCTTGAAGCCCTGCGCGTTCAGAGCGACGACCCAAAGGTAGATGGCAATCGAGGCGGCCAGGGGGCGAATGATGCCGTTCCACAGGTCGACGATGTAGATGCCGGACGGCTTCATGGATGCGGTGACAGCCTGACCCCAGGATGCCGCATCGAGGCGAGCGAGATCCGCTTCAGCCTGCACGTTGATCGTCTTCACGCCGAGATCGGCCTGCAGCTTGATCGACGCCAGGTTGCGCTCGTGCGCTGCGGCGTCTAGCTCGCCCTGCAGCCGCATGCGCTCCAGTTCGTGCTTCTGCTCTTGATGAGCGGTCCACATCTGACTGATCTGTTCCCAAATCAGCCGGAAGGCTGAGCCGCCGAGAAAGGAAAGGATTGCGCTGAACATGGTGTCCTCCGGTTGTTGTCCAGGTGACACCGTAAGTCTGGGCGGCGCGCTGTCGCCTGCGGACGAATTGCGCTTAGACGTCGATCACTTGAACAGGGAGAGAGGGGGCGGCACCCTCGATCACGCCGTCGCGCACGAACACTGTCGCGCCCTGCGACGTGGCGCCGCGGGCTTGCAACAGACCGCCGCCAGGCAGTTGGACGGTCGCCACCCCGTTCGAGATGGAGAGGACGGTACCGACTTGGAGCGGCGGGTCGGGCAGCAGCCCGAGCAGTACCTTGTAGGGGTTACGCAGTAGCGACATGGGTTTCCACTCCGATCGTCTGGAACACTTCGGGCATGCTCACGTCGACGCTGGTGCTGCGCACGATGCCGAGGCGCGTGAAGCCGCCATCGACGTACCGCACGAACTTGCCCGGGGTGATCACGCCCGTCTCGGCCAGTACCGGCAGCCGCAGCGCGAGATGCGCCTGGCGCCCGGTGTCGCCGAGGACTGCCAGCCCGTGCTGACGCGCGGCATCGACGTGCGTGATGAGCGCGTCGGTCACCATCGGGGCGAGGATGTCGCCAGCCGTGCCGCCGCGGGTCACCTGGCCGAGCACGCCCTGCCCCTCACCGCTGACGAACACGCGGTTGTAGCGGGGCCGCTCCAGCCACTCGATCGACTCGCGCGTCGTCACGTCGGCAGGGAGTTCGAAGTCCGGCGTAACCGAGCTCCAGTTCCACGGCGCCGTCGGGTAGCGCGCCAGCACGGTCAGCGCCTTCTGGCTCGGGTGCGGTTGGATATAGGCACCGGCCGCGCCCGCAATCTGGTTCAGCGCCGTGATGTAGGTGCCCTGATGCGACCAGGCGCCCGCCGGTACCAGCCAGTCGGTGAGCGCCCAGTTGACGGTCCAGCCGATGCTTGCCCCATTGATGGTGAGCGCATCGTTCATCAGTTGCTGCGCCGTGCGCGCGGTCGAGTTGCTGAAGTTCTGCACAGGCGCGTACGGGGCGCCGAGGATGGCCGATTTACCCTTGCCGCTCACACGGATGGCCGAGCGCCCGAACGTGCGATCACGGCTGATTTGCTCGGCCAGCACGCGGTAGCCAGTGCCGTTGATGACGGCCTCCAGTTCAACCGGCGTGCCATCAGATCCGGGCTCGATAGCGCCCAGTGTTTCTGGTGGCAGCGCCGCGTTGAATCCCCACGTCCAGGAGTCGGCGTCGATGCTCAGTGAGAGCGAAAAGGTCGGGAGTTCGACATTGCCGTCAACGCGGCGCAGCATCACAGTGTTCAACACGATATAGACCCTCTTGACGGGAACGATGACGGTTTCGCCAGGCTCCGGCGGCTTTTCCTCGTCACATTGATACTTGGCAAAATTCAGGCGGATGTCGTCGCCGGCGTAATCCAGCCACGGGCAAACGAAGTTCAGGTCCGTATCACCCTCGAACGGCGGAGTGAACGGCGGAACCACGATCTGCTCGTGACCATAGGCCGGGCGCTTAGCCTCCTGCCAAGGCACCTTAGTCGTGTGCGGGGCACGCCGACCCGGCTGGAAGTAGCCACTGATGCGGCGATAGACCGATTTGGCCTCCTGATGGCGCTCCTTCACCACGGGCTTGACCGGTCGGCCGTTCTCAAACGGCGAGACTTCCATCCGCTTCAGCGGCGCGGCCTCCTGCCAGCGGTTTCCGGCGCTGACCTTGATGTGCGGCGCGTACTCAAAAGGCGACTTCAGGGCGCGGTCAAGCGGCGCGGCCGCCTGGTACGGCAGCTTCGTGATGGCGCGCTGCCTGGCTGCCTGCTGCCAGTCCTGCAGTTTGCTTGCCTCCAGGCGGCGACCGTCCTGCCACGGCTCGGCGCGCACGGGCTTCAGGCTGATCGCGTTCTCGTAGCGCTGTGTCTTACCAGGCTTGAGGTGCGCCCCGTCCTGGTAGGCCGCGTTCGTGGCGTGGCTCGGCCCGCGGAACACGCGGTTGTCGTAGTTGGCCTGAACGTGCAGCGTCTGCGTTGTGTGCAGTGTCATCGTCAGGGCAGCTTCGACCGGCTTGGCCTTCTCTGCCGTGACGGCAATCTGCAGCGTCGGCGCGTGCGTGGTTAGTTGAACCGCGATGATCGTCGGAACGCCGTCGGGGTTCAGAGAGAAATTAAGGTCTACATGCCCGCCCGCAGGCGGGGTGTAAGCCTTATGAAAATTCAGATCGTTGCTCACGCCTCAACCAGCGATCCGACCGACATTGACACATCGCCGCCCTCATAGAGTTGGGTGGTAGGCTGCCCGTTTGAGGTCAACACTACTTCAGCGCCTACGTCCATATCAGCGACGAATGTTCCGTCACTGGCGACGATCCGGCCCCAGGTAGCGTTACCCGTCTTCAGCGCCAGCTGCGACGCCCCGACCAAGATCGGCAGCGTCATGCCCGAGATCGTGCCGGCCGACGGGTAGGCGAACGGCAGCGCCGCGAGCTTGACCTGCGTGGTTACCGCCGCGCCGGTGTCCGGCCGGGTGCCGCTATAGATGTTCAGCACGCCCGCCGCGCCACCGCCGTCGATGGCGGTGGTCAGTGCCTTCAGGCGGTTGGCGATCACCGTGGTCGAAAGGGCGAGCGTCATGGGGCGAGTTCCTCATAGCCGATGATCAGGGCCGGTGCGTTGGCGACATACTTGCGCACCATCACGTAGTCGATGGTGCTGCTTTGGTTGCTTTCCCAAGTGCGGGCCATGAGCAGTTGCGCTGACGACGCAGACACTCCAGTCCGGGTCTTCAGCAGTACGTCGTCAATGATGAGTTGCGCATTGCCGTCGGCTCCCCAACCCAACTGCACCCGACCGCTGGCCTTCTTCGGGGAGAAGTCGCCGGTGGTGGCACTGTCTGCCTCATTATTGATCGCCAAACGGGACTGAGTCAGGCGTGGCTGCGGCGAGTCCAGCACCAACTCGAAGGAGGGGCTTGCCTGCGTGCCGGTAACAAAACCCAAGGCCCGGTCGGTGTTGCCGGCTCCATTGCCGCCAGAAGTGGCGATGTTGTTGTACCTCGCAATGACCTCCACGCCGGAATTAAACGAGGCGGACGAACGCAGTTCCACAAAAGCCGAACGGCCTTGTACGGCCACTACCGAGGCCCCATTGCAGGTGACGAAGCCGCCGGAATCGTTGTAACGCAGCCACTTGGAGTCGGGCACCGCCCCGTTAGCCAGATCGAAGTCATCGAACAGCAGCGGGAACGCCGCCGCACCACTGCTCGCCACCGGCGTCACGGTGTTGTACACCACGGAGAACTGCGCATTGCCGCTGTCCAGGTTCTGGCCGCCCAGGTTCACCCAGTAGAACGCGGTACGGTTCGGCGTGGTGCCGACCACCCGCTCCAGCCAGTACGGCAGGCTGTTGCCGGCCAGGTCGGTGAAGGCAATATCGGCGGTGTAGTCGCCCTTCGCGGTCGGGAACGTCTTCAGCATCAGTGCCACATCCGCCGCCAGCGCGGTGTTAGTCCCTTGGAAGGTCTGGCTCATCGCCAGTGGGCTCTCGCCGATGCGCACCAGCACCGCGTGGTTCGTGCCCAACCCCACCGCCTGCGGCATGGTGATCTTGCGGCGGAGCTTGGCGATGGTCTCGGACGGGTAGCTGCTGTATAGCGGCATCAGCACCGGCGTCACCATGTCCTGCACTACCGCGTTGTAGGTCTTCGAGTAGTCGCGGCCCAGCACCTGATACTTGTAGCTCTCGTTGACGTTATCGAACACGTAATTGCCGCTGGCGTCAGACCAAGCGCTCTGCACCAGTCCGCTGCCTTCCTCGATCAGCCGAACCTTTTGCGGCGTCGGGGTGTTGTTCACTGTGGTCTGTCCGGCGACCCGGCCCCTGCCACCCCAGGTCTGGTCGGTCTGGCCTGCGTAGCCCTTGTGTCCCTTGACGGATTGCGGCCCGGTTACAGGGGAGGACGGCAGCTTGGTGTAGGCATACATCGGCAGCACGTTGCTGTACGTACGGCGCGAGAACGCAGGGTCGGCAAAGGGGGCGGACGGCGGGGTGAAGGCGCCGTAGTACACCGGCGAGCCGACCACCATGCGCCATTCATCGAGGTAGCCCGTGAAGAAGAAGGTAGACGGCTCTCCCCCGAAATACAGGGGGTTGGCGGTGCCCCATACCTGCTGCCCGGCGGTGAACGTTGCCGTGCCCACGGACACCCCGTTGAGGTACAAAGTGAGGGTCGTGCCGTAGCGCACCAGCGCGACGTGATACCAAGTGTTGGCCACCAGCGTGCCTGCCGGCCCAATGCTTTGCGTGTAACTGGAGCCGTTGGTAGACGCTTGGCCCTGCACCTGATTGCCGACACGGAGAATCCGAAAGGCGGCCGCCCCACTCGCATTGTATTTCGACACCAGCACCGTCGTGCCCGCCGCAACCGTAGTCGGGTAGAACCACCCCTCGACGCAGAAATCGTAGTTCGAGACTGCCAGTTCCGGGGCGTCAGGGGTGTTCAGGTAGGTGTTGCCGCCGAAGAACCCTGACGAGCCGAACTTGGCCGGGGAGGCGGACAGGGCTACCGGGGTGGCGGTGGAACTGGTCATGAGCCGACCGGAACGTGACGAGTCGATCCATTGCAGGCTGTTGCCCGCCGTCTTCTGATCGAAGTGCAGCAGCACGGCAACAAACAACCAGTCGTCAAACTGCGTGGAGGGTGCCGAGAACCCACTGGTATAGCGCGCCACCCCCAAAGTGAGGCGCAGTTCGTCGTAGTACGCCTCCAAGAAAGTGGAGCCGGCGGTAAAGTTCGACTGCCCCAGCGTAAAGGGCTGGGTCAAGCTGCAACTGATTGCACTTGAAATCGTGCCCGTGCCCTTGGCGACGCCGTTGATCCACACCGTCAGCGTGTTGCCCTGCCGCGTCAGGGCGACGTGAGCGAAGGCCCCGGTGGGCAGGTCGCCTGCACTGCCTGCAATCAATTGCACGCCGCCGACTGAAACATTGACCGCCCCGTTGGCGGCCCGCGCTACCAGCCAGTCTTGATTGGCCGGCGTGGCGTCATCCCACCGCCCCATGATCGCGCCGTAGTCGGTGCCCTGTGACACCGGCCAGACGAAGCACTCCACGGTGAAGTCGGCGCTGCCGAAGTCCAGCAGTCTGCCGGGCGGGTAGCGCCAGTAGTTGCCGTTGGCACTGCCGGTCTTCAGCGATGTGGTGCCGAACTTGGCCTGCACACTGCTCATGGCGGTCGTACCGACGCAGCCCGAAAACATGCCGGTAAGGTACTTGGAACTGTCCCAAATAGCGGTGGCGCTGCCGTAGACGTTCTCGAAGTGGGACAGCAACGCCACATTGTCGATGTATGGATCTGCCACAGTGACTCCTTAGCGCCAAGGTCCAGATACGTCGATGAACACGAAGCCGAAGTTCGAGCCGCCGTCCCCGGGCGGCGCGTGCCGCAGCGCGACGAACCGTTTGTTCGGGTAGTCGTCAGTGCCGGGTACTACGTCGCGGTGCGAGAAATAAGCGGATATGTTCTGTGGCGACATATACCACCCGGGCAGCGTGCCCCGCAGCGAGTTGCCGCCATACACCACGGTTGGACTGAGCAGCAGGCCGTTGTCCCCGCCGTTCGGGTACGTCAGGAAGCCATTGATGTTCAGGCCAGAGTAGTTAGCGTTGATCGGCGTCAACGCGCACTGCTTGGTCATGGCGAGTGCCCCTACCAGTGCGGTGGTGGCGCGTGGCATGAAGATACCGTTCGGGGTCGAAGCGGCATTGGTGTTGCTGTACCCCAGATCAGACAACACTGACGAGGCCATGGCTACATTACTGGCCACCCCGCCATTAATCGTTGACATGAACTTGTCGGTGGTGTTCTTGGCGAGCAGATCACCAAAATACTGGGAGATGCCGTTGACACCACCGACCACCGTCTGCGGCGCCAGCCACAGGTAGAACCCTCGATCATCCCCGGCGAGGAACCACTTGCGCGTGGTGGCATCGGCGGCGCTCGACCTGCCCCAGTACAGGCCGCCAGACACCTGCGCGGCGGTCGGGTACGGGTTCACGCCGGTGTCCACGTCATACATCCCCTCGTAGGCCACTACCCGGGCATTCAGCGTTCCGGTGTCATCGACACGCAGGTAGCCGCCCGAATAGGCGGGGGCGGTCGAGGTGTACACCGCCTTGTTCGTGCCCGAGAATACCTTCGACCAGCCCAGCGGTGCCATCTTGGCGGTGATGGTGCCGGTTGCGGTCTGGTCCGAGATGCCGGTGGCGTCGAACGTGACCGTGTTGCCGGTGATCGACAGCACCTTCTTTTCGCCATTGAGTCCGGCCGGCGTGGCGCCGGCGATCAGGGCCACCGATTGAACCTCAAACGGGAAGGCGGTGCCGAAGGTGGCCGTGGCGACGCCGCCTGCGACCACCAACGACGACAAGGTCTGTTGACCCCAACCGTCTTTCAGGCAAGCGTCGAGCATCGGAATCAACCCGCCGGCGTTGCCGTACACGGTGGACGCCCCCGCCATATCGCCGTGCATGAACCTCACTACGTTGGACATGATGCTCGCTCAGTTGAAGGACCGAATCGGGCCGGTCAGGTCGAAGAAGTAGCCGCATCCGATATAGGTGGCGGCGTTCGGGCTACCAGCGGACATGAAGGCCAGCTTCTTGCCGACCAACTGGCGCATGCCGTCAATCTGTGCAAGATGCTGGATCACCGCGTTGGCCGAGCCCGTCGGCAGAGGCTGTAGGATGTGGTACATCCCCGGCAGCCACCCCCGCAGCCCGCTACCGGCGGGGACCATCACGTTGTTCAGAAAGAAACCCCCGGTACAGGCATCCGGCCAGCCAAACGGGCCGGTGAGGCTGCCAGAGACACTGGCCGAGACCGTTCCGGGGGACACGTGCCCAATCTGCTGGGGGGAGCCGATGCCGTTGGGTGGGCGCGGCACATAGCCGGTCGTGCCACTGGGTATTGAGTAGGCCAGGTCACCGGAGTTGATCGAGCTATAGCTCGACATGTCAATGGTGAATCCTGACAGGATGGCGCCGTAGCCGTCCATGGTCTGCTGGGCGTCCAGATCGCCGAAGCCCATCGTCACGCCATTCATGGTCAGGCTCTGAACGGCGCAGGGATTGACCCAGAAGTAGAAGAAGCGGTCGTCGCCGTAGATCGCCCAGTTGCGCAGGCCGCCGTTGGTCACGGTGCCGTCCGACTTGGGCCAGTTCAGCACATTCTGGGCCGGACGCGGCACCGGGTAGAAGCCAGTATCCACGTCGGTCATCATCTCGTAGGCCGTGACCTGCGCGACGCGGTTGGCGAACCCCAGCGCGGTCGGGTTGTCGTCGACCCGCAGATACAACCCGACCGTATTGATCGTCGCGGCGGTACGGTACACCGCCTTGTTGGTGCCCGAGAACGGCTTGGTCCAGCCCAGCGGCGCCATCTTGAACACCACGGTGCCGGTGGCACTGGCGGGCAAGCCCGACGCCACGGTGACCGTGACGCTGGTCTGGCCAATCGCCGTGATCTTGAACTCGCCGTTGAACTGGCTCTCGTTGGCGCCGGAAATCAGGATCACCTGACCTGCCATCAGGCCGTGTCCGCTGCCGACGAACACCTGCGCGGTGGTTCCCGACACCGAGATAGACGACACCGGCCGGCTGCCATAGCCGTTGAGCAGGCAGGCGTCGAGCACCGCGAGCAGGTTGCCGGCGGTCGCGCCCAGCGTCGGTGCGCCGTAGTCCTGCGAGGTCAGTAGTTTCGGGAATACGCCTGGCATCGTGTCCTCTTATGCGTCAACGTCGCCACGGATCTGCAGGCGGAAGCTGTCCGACTGGCCCGTTGCACTAGATTGCAAAACCGTACGCGCCAACCAGATCGGGTAGTTCGCCGCACCGGTGTTGAACCGCAGCACGTTGCCGGCCGCCCAACCACCACCCCAACCGGCTGAACGCAGCGTGAAATACGGCTGTCCGGTCGCCGGATTGACCGGAGCGATGTCGGCGTTGACCGAACCCGTGCCGATCTGGCCGACCGACTCGCCGATGATGCGGAAGCTGCTGGCATCGGTGAACACCAGCGCCCAGCGCTCCTGGATCGCCGACTTGTCGGTCAGCAGGATCGGGTAGCTGGTCAGGTTGTAGTTCGAGCTGGGCGAGCCGCCCGACACCGTGTCGGCGAACGCCGAGGCCCAGGTGGGCTGCGTGAAGTTCAGCGACACCCGCGCCTGCAGATCGCCAAAGATCAGCGCCGAGCTGACCTTCGACTCGGTGGCCGGGTAGGTGTGCGTCAGTTGCTTGGTGAACGCCAGCTTGCCGGTGATCTGCACGTCCGACAGCAGCGCCATGTCCTCGACGCGGTTCTCGACGTAGATCGGTGCGACCATGCCGGCCGTGCTCACGGTCGGGCCGAACGTCAGCGTGCCGGCGTCCAGGTCGGTCGTGTACATCGTCGGGTCCATCACGACCGGGTTCGGCGTGCTGCTGTCGATCACGCGCATCGCGGCGACGCGCACGCGGCCGACATTGACCACCAGGCCGTTGCTCGGCGTGGCCGCTTGCTTGGCCGTGTGGTGGATGACCGCCACGTAGCCCTTCTGGAAGATCGGCACGCGGCCATCGGACGGCAAGCGCACAGGGTCCAGGCCGAGGATCGAGCTATCCAGCGGAAGGTAACTGTAGGCGACCGCATTGAACGTGATCGTGTCGGCGAACACCGGGTACGGCTTGAGGATCTTGCCGTCGGTGCCGACCGCCGCCGCGTTGTACCAGATCGCGCTCTCGTTGCCCGCAGCGGTCACCCGCTGGCCGAAGCGCAGGTTGACCACGCCGGTCTGGTAGTTGACCGAGCCGAGCACGTTCGTGCCCGTGATGGTGCCGTCGGCGTTGGCTGTTACGGTCGCCGTGCCGCCGGTCAGCGGGCTGTACTGGATCTGCAGCGAGCCGGTCACCACCGGCGCCTGCGGGATACGGAAGCTCACGAAGTCCACCGGCTGCCCGGTGACCTTGGTCAGCAGCGACGCAAGCACGATGGCGTTGCTGGCACCAGGCGTCCAGTTCGTCAGCACCATCTCGCCCGTGGCGTAGTTGATCGTACCGGCCAGGGTGCCCCCGTTCGTGCTCGGGTTGAAGTCCGTGTAGAGCGAACCGTTGCCGTTGCCGTCGTAGAACGTCTTGCCGCCCCAGGTGAACATCACCGAGCCCGGCACCACTGGCTCGTTGTAGAGGTAGGTCAGGTCACAACCCCACTGCGCGAGCGTCACTTGCTGCTGCTGTGCCGTGCCCTGGCTGGTCATGTACTCCACGTCCACCGAACCACTCAGGTCGTTCGGGTAGGTCGCTGCGGCGTTGTAGTACGTGATGCCGGTCATCGCGTTCTGATAGACCGGCTCGGCAATGTTGATGCCGAAGCCGTTCGCGTTCTTCATGTAGCCAATACGCTGCGATGAATACTGCGGCTGCGGCAGGCTGACCGTCATATCCGGCTTGAACGTGATCGTACCGGCCGTGTTGTTCACCGCGCCATTGGGCACAGCCGTGCTGGTGCCGTCCGCGTTGTAACGCTTCAGGTTGCCAGCGCCGTCGGCCTGCGCGGTGATGTACGGGTCAATCTTGAAGTACTGCATCTGCGCCGGCACCTGCGAGATCACGCTGTAGTCGCTGATGACGACGTTCCAGGTGACCTTGGCCGTGCCGGGCACGATGTTCTGGTCGTTCAGCGTCAGGTTCAGGTTGCCGTTGCCGTCGCGCGCTGGCGCGGTGAAGTGCTGCGTCTTCTTGGCGCCCAGGTTGTAGTTCAGCGTGAACACCGTGCCGCCGGCCGGCACCGCATTGGGCGTCAGACGGATCTCGTACTGGCCGTTGACCCATCGGATGTAGCCGGTGCCGTCGCCCGAGAATTGCTGCGTGCTCACGTTCAGCGTGGCCGTATTCGTGCCCGACGGCAGCTTGAGCCAGGTCACGGTCACCGTGCTCATCACCAGTTGCTGCGTGTTGTCGCTCGGCGTGATGAGGAAACTCACGTACGGCGCAAGCGGTGCGGTGTTCGAGCGGTTGAAATACTGCGGCGCGCTGGCCCAGGCGAACAGAATCGCCGATGAGTCATCCGGCAGGCTGCCCAGCGTCAGCGTCACGTCGCCGGTCGCGTAGTTGACCGTGCCGACGCCGATGCTCGGGTCGCTACCTTTGAGCGAGCCAATGCTGCCGCCACCCACGTCGGTCAGGGTGTACCAGTTACCCTGCGACATATAGGCGACCTGCAGCCGGCGTGGCGCCGGGGCCGGGTACAGCCGCTGCACGAACACGTTGACCCGGTTCGTCTGGTCGATGTCGATGGTAGCGGTGTTCATCGCCATGATCGGCACGCCAGCCGGCATCCAGGTCATCGTCACGTTGCCGGTCTGCCCCATGCTCTGCGACAGCAGCACCGTGTTCGTCGCATACGACACCGTTCCGACCACCACGCCCGACGCCGTGAGCACCAAGTTGCCGGTGCCGTCGTCATTGGTGGGCCCGAACACCAGCGTGCCCGGCTTGATCGCGGTTGGCACGTAGATCGTCTGCGGGTAGGAGCCCGACACCGATACAGTCTGCTGCTGCAGCGTGGTGCCCGACTGCACTGCCGGATTGGTGTTGCCGGCCGCGTTCAGGTTGGTCAGCGGGATCTGCTGCTGCGCGCTCGGTACCAGTTGCGAGAAGATCGTGCTGGCCGTCACCGACACGTCGCCGGGGTTGGCCTGCTGCGTCAGCGGCGCCACGCCGTAATAGTTGGCCGCGTTGGCGACGATGGTGTCGCGGCAGATCGCCTGGTTGGACGCCGTGGTGTCGTAGGGGCTCGGATCGGGGCCGTTGAACGTGTAGAGCAACTGGGAGCTGATCGTGCAGGTCACCATCACGCCGGTCCACTTGTAGCCCGACGGCAGTGTGAACTCACGGTTGACGCTGGTCACGGTCTGCACGCGCACGTACTGGCTGAACTCGGTGGTCAGGCCCTCGTTCTGCACCAGGACCAGCGTTTGTCCGACCTTGGGCGTAGCATCGCCGATCTTCAGCAGCAACTGGATGCTGCGCTGGCCTTGCAACTGATTGCCGAGCAGTTGGCCCGGCCACTTCACCGACTTCGCCAGGTACGACTGCACGTTGTTGGCCGCGTCGCTGCGGTGGTCGGTCCAGCTCTTGGTGCTGAACATCGTCACCGACACGCTGGGGTCGTCAGGTGCCTTGAGCACGATGGCATGCGCGCCGAGGTAGGTATCGGTGCCAGTCACCTGCACCGACGGGAAAGCCTTGCGCAGCGAGATCCGGCCGTACGTGCGGTCCAGCTCCGACACGTCGGGGAACAGGTTGTTCGAGGCACCGTCGACAACCTCGTTCGCCGTGATCCGCCCGCCACCGTTATCAGTGTCAAGCAGAACCTCGGACTGCATTAGTTTGATGTCGCCGGATTGGATGGGCACTTAAATCTCCATTAGCCGCAGGGTGGCGAGGTAGAAGTCCGCGTCAACCACGTCGCTGTAGTGGACGACCGGGTGGGCTTCGAGCCCGGCGCCGTCGTGGTGCCGGAAAATCACCAGGCGAGCCTGCCCGCGCAGTGTAAGAGTCATCTGCTGTCCGGCGACTGCGGCCCAATTTCGCAATTGGTCGATCACGTCCCGGTTCATCCAGCCGCTCGCGTCGTCCGCCGGCTCCAGGGTGATCGGGCGGCCGGCGATGCGGGTGGCGGCGCTGACAATGAGCGCCCCGGTGATCGTGCGCTGCGCAGTCTGCTCGACCGGCGCCCACATGTTCTCGTCCGACCAGTACAAGTCAGGCGACAGGTCGACGGACGTGGCGCCGACCGCCAGGGTGATGCTCATGTGTTGGACCTCCCCGAGAGGCTTTCGAGTTGCCGCATGACTGCGGTCAGGTTTTGCGCGTCACCATCGCTTGCGACGTTGACGGGGGTATTCTTGCCGTTCAGGTTGATATTGACGGTCTTGGCGGCAGCCGCCTTCGGAGTGCCGGCATCCTGCTTCTTCTGCAGCCCTTGCACGGTTTCGAGGATGTTGCGAGACTGGTTGTATGCCGTCTCGATGCTGCGGATACCCTCGAAGCTGTAGATACCCTTGCCGCTGTACTGCTGCATCACGTTGCGGTTGAAGTTGGCTGCGTCGAACGCGGCCTGCGCCGTCTTCAGGTCATCCGCGCCGAGCGTGCCGCGGGTCTGCTTCTCCACGAGCGACGCAATGGCGTCGTTCTGCGAGGCAGTCACCATGTGAGGGTTCGCGTTGCCGCCGCCCTGGCGCGAGCCGCCTGCCGCGTCAACGCGCTGTGCGTTCGTCGCCTCGGTGTTGCGCATGCGGATGGCGTCGATTTCCAGTTGCAACTGCCGCACTTGTTCCTCGCCAGCCTGCGCCTCCTGGAGCTTGGCCTGAGCATTGCGGATGCGCAGTTCGATCTCCTGCTGCTTGGCCGGCGTCAGTTGACCGGTCGCGTCCAGGGCGGTGCGATCCGCCTCGGCAGCCGCGATGGTCTGTTTCGTCTCGACCTCGACCGCCTCAATGTGCTTGCGCACCCCGTCGATCTGGATCTGCTTCTGGCGGATCTGGTACTCCTGCGCCTCGCCGATACGCCCGTACATCAGGGCTTGCTGCTCCATCGTCTTGTAGTGCGCGAGGTTTGCGCGGATGCCGATCTCCGTCTCAGCGGCGTCCTGGCGCAGAACGGCGACCTTGCGCTCGGCCGAACGGGCGGTGTCCGACAGGGCATCCCGGTACAGACCCTCGGCGTAGGCAGCGTCGGCGGCGGCCTTGGCGACGTTCGCGTGCGACTCGGCAGTGTCGACCTCCTGCGACCGCATCCGGGACAGTTCGGAAGCGGCTGCCTCGGCGGCGGTCTTTAGTTCCCCCAAGCGCGCAGCGTTGTCCTTGTACGTCTCAGCGGCCAGGCGCCGGGCCTGCGTCTCGATCGCTGCGGCGTCTCCGGCCACCTTCGCGCGCTCGGCTTCGGCGGTTTTCTTGTCGATCAGGTCTTGCAGGGTCTTGATCTGCTCCTTCTGGTCGTCGCGCAGTTTCTCGGACCCGCCAGCAGCGATAATCAGGGACTCGGCCTGCGCCTTGAGGTAGATCACCTCCTGCTGGCGTGCTGCTGAGAGCCGCTGCAGCGCGACTTCATCACCCTCCGCAGCGCGCACTGCCACCTGCCGCATCTCGATCTCGTTGCCGGCGATGTGGGCCAGTTGCACGGCAGCCTCGCCCTCGTGCTTCTTCGCTTGGGCGAGCTTTTCCGAGATGAGCGTATTGGCCTCAGCCTGCTTGTTCACGTCGACGTAAGCAGCCTGAATCGCGTACCAGCCCTGTGCCGCGCCGGCGGCCTGCTGCCCCGCCTGAACAGCGGCCGAGCCCGCTCCAGATTGGGCTTGTGCGTTCCCGCCGGCAGCCGCAGCGGCGTCGGTGTGGGCCTTGGCGTTCGCGGCCATGCCAGTCGCTGCCCCCTGCGCCTGCGAGCCGGCCTGCTGTGCCGCCGTACCCACCTTGCGCTGCGAGTCCGCCACCTGGTCGCCACCGCCGGCTAGTTGCTCCAGGGCGCGGCCGAGCTTCGCCTGCCGGTCGATCATCTGATCGAACAGCACGCCCGATTCTTTGTACGCACCCTTGATGTCGCCGTTGATGACCCCCGCGGTGAGAGTCGCAGTCTGTTTGACCGCCGTGAACACCAGGTCGAGCGTCGTCGAGACACCCATCATCACCGAGCCGGCCACCACCCCGAGGGCACGCAGCGCGGTCGTCAGGACCGTCATCGCCCCGGTGTCGCCGATGGTCTGCGACGCGAGGGTCATCGTGTTCTTCAGGCGCGCCCACGTCGCCTGGAACCCCTCGACGTCCTCGGTACCCTTGGCCATCGTCTTGGTCAACTGCTCAGCAAGGGCGGGCAGCATGTCGGCGGCCATGATCTGACCGGCCTCAGTCATCTTGGTCAGTTGCTTGACCGACAGGCCCATGCCGTCGGCAGCCACCTTCAGCGCGCCGGGTAGGCTGTCGCCGAGCTGCTGCCGCAGTTCTTCCATCGACACGGTACCCTTGCCGGCCATCTGCGAAAGGGCTTCCAGTGCCAGGGCGGCGCGCTCGCTCCCCTGCCCCATCTGGCCTGTTGCGCGGATGACTGCGGCGAACACAGCCTCGGTCGTGCTGGCCGCGATGCCGGCCTGCTGCATTGACACCGAGAAGCGCAGATAGGAATTGGAGATCTCGCCGACGGCGATGCCCGACTTGTTCGCCGTCTCGCGCAGGAACTCGATCTGCCTGGCAGCTTCCGTGAGGCTGCCCGTCGTGATGGCGAGAGTGCGGCGCATCGACTCCAGTTGGGTGTTCGCGTCGAGGAACCGCTTTGCGAGCTCGAACGTGCCGTAGGCCGCGCCCAGTTGCTTGATCCCATCAGCCACCCACTTCGTCGCGCCCCCCGTCTTGGTGGCGGCCTCGCTGGTGTCCTCCAGCGACTTCTTCAGTTCCTCGATGCGGCGCTTACCGGATGTGAACGCGCGATCGAACTCCTCGCCAGACACCGAAGCGTCGTTCGCCAGCAGGTGCAGGGCCGCAGTGACCCGATCAATCTCCAGCCGCACTGATTGCGCAGACCGCACGCCGGTCACGGCAAACGCATCATCGAGCGCCTTACGCGCCTGCGCGGAGCTCTGAACGAACTGCTGGTACCGCTGCTCCGTAGCGATCTTGGCGTCGGTGGCCTGCTTCGCCAAGGCTTGAGACTCGGCGTACTGGCGCCGCTCGGCATCCAGTTGCTCGCGCGCTGCGGCTCCCAGCTTATAGCGGTTGTTGATCTGTAGAGTGGTCAGGCGATCTTCTTCAGCCAGGGCGGCGCGCTTACGCTCTGCGGCGTCTGCTTCAGCCTGGCGCAGCGCGACCACGGCGGCCTGCTGCTGCTCGATCGCACCGACCGTCTCCGCGAACGCGCGCCCGAGCGTGCCCTGCGCCTGCGCCATGTCCTCTGTAGCGACGCCGGCGGCCTGCAGCGCCTCGCGCGACTCACTCAGCGCGGCGGTGCGGCGGGTGAGCTCCTTCGTCGCGGCAGCGGCCTCGGCGTTGGCGAGCTTCGACTGCGACGCCAGTTGCTTCTCGCCTTCGGCGGCATCACGGGCAGCCTGGTGCGCTGCCTGCATCGCGGCGCGCTTCTCGTTCAGCGCGGCGCGTGCATCAAGCACGGCCAGTTGCGCGTCCTTCACCGCCAGTTTGTACTCGGCTTCGGTTTTGGCAGCGTCGTCGGTCGTAACCTTGAGCCGGGCCAGCGCGTCGCGCTTGGCGGCGAGATCCTGCTGCGCCGCACGCACTTCTACCGTGGCCTGCTGCTCGGCTTCCTTGAACTTGGCGGTCGTGCCAGCCAGGTCGGACAGTTCCTTGCCAAGCGCGCCTGCGGCGTCTTTCGCCTTCTGCTGGTCCGTCGCCAGTTCGTCGACGGCAACCTTCAGTTCGGTGAAGGTTTCGATCGCGGCCTGTTGGCCCGCGAGCTTGTCGATCTCGGCCGCCAGCTTCTCAAATTCGGGCGCAGCGTCCCCACCCTGCTTTGCAAGGTCGTGAACGATGCCGGACAGCTTTCGGATTTCCTCGCCGCCAACCGTTGTGGCAGTAACCTGGAGGGAAACGTCGCGGTTATTATCTGCCATGTGGGCCCTACGCGAGATGTGGAGTGGTGACAGGGGAGCGTCAGCGCCCTCCCCTGAGCACCCCGGCAGCGAACGCGCCGGGGCGAGCGCAGCGCGCTATTAGGCGGCGCTGTCGAGCAGCTTGACGGTGTACGGCTCGGTCTTGCCCACCGGAGTCTTCAGACGACCCGGCAGATTGACGGTGGCGAAGTCGTTCTGCAGGAAGTCGAACGCGGAGTTCGATGCGATCACGGCTTCGTACACGTCAACGATCACCGGCAGGTTGTCGGCGAAGTTGATGCCATCCAGGCGCAGGCGAGCGCGGATCTGCGCATTGGTCGAGCCGCGGATCAGCGTGCCGGTCACGGCGTTGGTATTGCCGGTAACCTTCAGCGCCTGAGCGTCGGTGATGGCACCGCCAACCAGCGCGCGAATCCAGCCCATGCGCCAGTTCACTTCGTAGTCGGTACCGAGCACGTAGGTGGTCGAGCCGGCGGTGTTCTTCACCAGGAAGCCGGCCTGCTGGAAGTTCTGCTTCGACAGTTCCACCCAGGCGCCGAGTTTGGCGGTGATCGCTTCGTCAGCGATGCTGCCTGCGGCGGTGTTGATGTCGCTGTCAGTACCGAGCAGCGCAGTCGTCAGACCTTCGCGGTTCACCTCCGCCAGTTCCAGGGTGAACTCGGTCGGCTTCGGGAGCGTGACGGTTTCGAGAATCTGACCGTAGGTGTTACGACCGCGGGACGTGTTGTCCTTGATGTCGACGGCAGGCTTGATCTCGAACTTCTTCGCCTCATACGGGCCCTTGAAGGGGTCAAATATAGCGGAGGTGGTGTTGTAGCGCGCGATGTAAAGGTCGCCAGCGCCGATAAAGCCACGAGCTGCGGACATAAATGTTCTCCAGAGAGTTGGGCCAGCACTGGCACGTCAGCACTATGGCGATTCGCAGCGTGCCGTGCCTGCGGATGAATTTCGTTAAGGGCTCGTCAGATCCTCGACGTAGAGCACGTCAATATGGATGCCTGCGAATACGGTGGGTGCTCCGTCCTCGCGGGCACCGATCACACGCCCCTTGTAAGTCATGCCCTTTGCTTTGCCATTCAGGCGCATCCCGTGTTTCGGCTCGCCGGTGAAAATGGCACGCTTCAGGTCCGCAATGACCAGGTGCGCGGCGTCATTCGGGTGATCCGGGTCGCATTCGGTATGCGCCTCGAACACGTACCGCTGGCTTACCACCATTGCAGTCAATGCGTCGTCCTGCGGCGTGTCGTTGCCTTCGACCAGCACCAGGCACGGCAAGTCTTCCTCGCTGAACGCGCGCTTCCCGCGGAACACCCGCTGGCCGATGTCGGTGTTGAACCCGTTCGCCTTCGTGATCCGGGCGACGCGGTTGCTAAGTTCGAGCGCGATGTCGCTTGCCTTACTCATTTCCAAGAGCCTTTTTCAGTTCGTCTGCCGTGAGCGTGACCACCGTCTTTCCGAGGCGGTCCGCAACGTCGTTCAGGAACGTCTCGTCCAGTGCCGCACGGAACAACTGATAGACGGACGGGCCATACAGCGCCTTCAGGTCGCCCCGCTTCTTCCCGGAGGTGCCGGGCTTGCGTGTCATCACGAGCAGGTTGCCGCTGCGCCCCCGGACGAAGAACGACTGCACGCTGGTGATTGGCTTGCGCCCGCCGCGCGTGACCTCGACCGAGATCCCGTCCTGCTTCATGCCGACCGGAATGCCGAGCGCCGGGTTGCCCACGCGGAGCTTCCACGGCAGCAGCGAACCGGCCTTGCGGGGGTTGCGCCCCATCTTCCCGGGCGCGATTGAGTCGTTCGAGAACTTGACGGGCCGCGTCAACTGCTGCGCGCCGTACTGCGTCAGCGTCGTCAGGCGCCCGCGCGCGAGGATCCGCGCTGTCGGCTTCGCCGGGTCGGTGGCCAGCTCGATCGCCATGCGCTCATCGAGATAGCTGTCCGGCAGGTTTATGCCAGCGTTCATCTTCGCTTTGGCGTCGGCGAACGCCGTCTGCACGACCGTGTTCACCGCCGTGACAGCCGCGCGGCCGAGCGTGGCATCGTCCAGGCGGGACAGCGAACTGGCAACCTCGTCCAACCTGACGGTATCTACCGTGACGGAGAAAGCGGATGAACGGCCAGCCATCACGCCCTCCGCAGTACGTAGCGCGCGGTGTAGCCGTTGTCCTCGAACGCTGGGGAGTCGATGAGGTAGGACTGGTTTGGAATGGGCACCCCGTCGGCGTCGACAAGGGCCAGTGATTCGTTGCGTTGAGGGCGCAGGGAACGCTGGCATGTCACCACCGCTCGGGCGAACGACATCTGCCCGTCCGTACCGACCACCTCAACGTTGAACTCGATGTTGACGCGACACGGATCGGTACCACGCAGAACCGCATCCTCACCCAGTCGAGCGAGGATGCGGTCCGAGAGGCGTTGGAACGCGCTCAGTGCCACGTTACGAGATCGACAGCTCGACGATCGCGTCGGGGCGGGTGCAGAGGTGGATCGGGTTGGACTGCGCCTCGACTTCCACACCCTTGTTGAAATCCAGCATCTCCTGCTTCGCGTAGTACGGCAGGCCCAGCGTGTTCACCGTCTCCATGTAGTCGGCGGGCACGAACGTGGTGCTGAACAGTTCCGGCACGCCTTCCGGCACCATGTGGGCCTTGCCGTCGGCGATGTAGTCGGTGGAGCCGACCTTGCCGCGGTATTCCTCCCACACCACGCCAGCCCACATGAAGCCGCCGCTCGGAGCGCCGCCGCCGCCGCCTGCGCCGTTATTGGCGCCAGGGCCGCGCAAGTCCTGTTGCAGCATCGCACGGTCCTGGAAGTTGTCGTACGCACGCTGCACGGCCGGATGGTCGACGAAGGCGTCGAAGAAGCTAGCCGAGCACAGCACGCGGATGCCGCTGTACTCCAGGCCACCGAGTTTCTGTTCCATCGTGCGCTTCGCCCCGACGACCTTCGAACGCAGCTTCGTCGCATCGACGTTCAACGCGAGGGCTAGCGCAGTCTTGCTCAAGCCGAAGACCTGGAACAGGTCGAGCAGCAGCGAGCCGTCGGAATCGAGCACTTGGCCCTTGAGGGCGCCCATGCGCTGATACTCGATCGTGGCGTCGATATTACGGCGCAGTTTCGACAGGCGCTTGTTGACGATATTGGTCACCAATTCCTCGTCCGTCTCGCTGCCGAACGCGCGAACGTTCTGCACCTCATCGGCGTTGATGGTGGCGCGCTGGGGCAGGTGGACCGACGGCACCGCAACCAGTTGGCGCTTGTCGGCACCGACCGGCTTGGCGGGGGCTCCGCGCGAACCTGCGGCTACCAGGCTGATGTTCGTGCCTTGACGCTCGATCATCATGGAGGTGGTCGAGACGCCTTCCTCAGCGAACCAGCCCAGTTGGGCAAGGCGCTTCGGCTGGAAAGGCACGTCGTTGATGGCCTTGGTCAGCGAGACGACGCCGAAAGCGTCGCCTTGGAAAATATCGAGTGCCGGCATTTGCAGATCTCCTGTGGTGTGGTGGGGTTCCGCTTAGTCGCGGACGACGATGCCGGCCGTTGCCAGATCTGCGCGGGCCGGGGCATCCAGGCCGACCAGCGCGTACGATGCGACCTCCGAAGCGCGGACGATCACGGTAACCTCCTGATCGACGGTCAGGTCCGGTGCCGGTGCGTAGAGGATCGCCGCGGCAACGTGCGAGCCGTCGGTCGCGCCGTCGGCGTAGGGGACATACTTGCCCGTTGCGGTCACCTTGCCGAGCAGTTGCCCGGACGACAGAGCGCCGGCGCTGGCGGCGAGGGTGACTTGTTCACGGCTGTACGAGCCCTCGGCTTCCGAGAGCAGGAATTCCGCCGTGTGCAAGCCTTCGGTGAAGATTTGAGGCATGACTTAAGCTCCTTGTTTGGCTTTTTGGCGCGCAGCCCAAATACTGGTGGACGAAACCGCCTTGGACTGCGCATCATTGGCGGTCGAACCTTTAACCGGCGGGGTCGTGTCGATCGGCTTGGTCTCGGACTTCGCGGCCAGGCGGGCGCATAGCGTCTCGCGCACCTTCTCGATCGAGGTGTTGGCACGAATGAACGCAGCGGCATCCTCGGGGCGCTTGGCGACGGCGCACAGCGCGCGGATCTCGCTGGCGTTGGCGATCATCGGGCGCACGTCCTCGATGGCAGTGACCTGCAGCGCCCAGTGCGCGGCGAAGTCAGCCAGGCCAGCCTCGGTCGCCAGCGCGAGCACCTGATCGGCCAGCGCGACGGGCGCAGCGGCAGCAGCGGCGGCAGCGGCTTCGGCAGCAGCGGCTTCAGCGGCGGCAGGGTCTGCGGCTGCCTTGAACAACGCCTGCACGTTCTGCGGCAGGCGGTCGAAGTCGTACACGGCTGCGGCCACCTTCAGAGCCGGCTCCATCTCGTCGGCAAAGCCCTGAGCGACGGCATCTGCGGCGCTCAGCCACGTTTCGGCGGCGAGCAGTGCCTTGACTTCGTCTTCGGTGCGGCCCGTGCGCGCGACGTAGGTGCCAATGAGCGAGGCGCCGATCTTGTCGAGCACGTCGGCCATGTCGCGCATCTCATCAGCGTTGCCATAGATGCCGTTCATGGGGTTATGCACCATCATGAAGGCGTTTTCCGGCATGATGATCTTGTCACCAGCCATCGCCAGCAGGCTCGCCGCGCTGGCGGCCACACCCAGCACCTTCACGGTGATCTCAGCGCCGGTAGCTCGCAGCGCGTTGTACATCGCCAAGGCGTCGAATACCGAGCCGCCCGGGCTGTTGATGTCCATGTCGATCTTTTTGACCGTGCCAAGCGCCTTCAGCTCGTCGATGAACATTTTGGCCGTGACGCCCCACGCGCCGATCTCGTCAAACACCGAGATTTGAGCGGGCTGGCTGTCGGCCTTTGCGATGATCTTGTACCAGTCTCTCATGGCAGTCCTTTTTGATGTTGCGGATTCTCGGCATCCGCAAGCAATCACGCCTGCGGTTAGATTTCGGGTCAGTCCTCACCGCCCTTTTCAGGCGCGACCTTGCGCCGCAACTTGTCCCGGATGAAGACATACAACTGCAGGCACGAGAGGATGAACGTCACCCACAGCAGCGCGGCAGGCAGTGCATTCGTGATGATCTGAGTGACGCCGACGACGGCAGCTGCACCGGCTTTGCACAGGTCCGTGAGAAGTTCGGTCAGTGTCATTTTTTCGCCTTGTTGGAGTCGGGGTATTCGCTTGGTGCATTGCCGTCTGGTGCTCCATTGGCGGGCAGCGGGGCCGTTGGCAGGCCGAGCTCTTCTTCCCGCTTCTTATCGGCCGCACGCTCGTCGTCCACCTGCTCGGGGTCGTCGCCGCGCTCGGAGATGACACTGGAGCGCGACCGGAAGCCCGCGGTGACTTCCATCTGCTTGCCCTGCACGTCTTGAACGGGATGGATGTATTGCCAGCCGTGTGGGGCCCATTCGACTGCCTTGGCGTCCTCGGCAACGGACGTCGGCAACGCGCCGACGAGCACAGCCTGGTCAACCCAAGCGTCGCGAACCCGCTGGCAGAACATGGGAATGAGCACATGCCACTGCCGCTGCTCGACAAAGCGGCGGAATTCCTGGATGACGACGCGCAGCGTCCGGTCAGACACGTTGATGATGTCGCCCGACAGCAGCTCATACGGCACGCCCTGCCCTGCCGCAGTTGCAAGGTGCTGCGTGCGCATATAGTCCGCGTAGGTCGTACCGGCCTCGGGCGGGTCGCTGAACACCGCCTTCTCGCCTGGCAGAAGCTCCTGCGAGATCCCGGGCTGCAAGGCCGCGACCGGCGTGCCGTCCGTCTCATAGTTGATCGCCTCGCCCGTGAGCGGGTCGATGCCATCAGGACTCGTGGGCACCTGCTTTTCGATGAACACCGTGAACAGGTTGGCGAGCTTCTGGCGTTCGAGTACTGCGTCGTCGAAGTCAGCAACGTTCCGCAGACGTGCCAGGACAGACGCGAACTCAGGAACACCGCGGAGCTGGCCGGGGCGCTTCGGCTCGAAAACGTGCAGGATCTCGTCGGCCGGCACGCGGATCAGTTGCGACTTGTCGATGTTCCCGGCAACAAAGTCGGTCGGGTGAGCTTTGTAGAGCCAGTAGGCGACGCGGGCGCCCAGGCGATCCAGTTCGATGCCCTGGCGGATCTTGTTGCCCGTCGGCAGACCCGGCCACGAGTCAGTGTCGAATTGCGGGCAGTAGTCCGACTCGATGACCTGAACCTGGAACGGCACCTCCATCGATCCTTTGCGGCGCCACCGCTTGCGCCCGAACACCTCGCCCGACTCGACCCACGAGCGTGTGACCAGCGCCTCCTGCGCATAGAAGTTCAGCACACAGTCGGCATCGGACTGTGCCACCCACCTATCCCATAGGCCGGTAACCATCTCCTTGAGTGCGTTGTCCTTGATGCGCTTGGCGCGTGGCACGATGCCGGTGCCGACCAGGTTTGTCACCCACCGCTGACCGCCGGCGCTGGCTGTCCAGTCGTTGCGCGCGGCGTCGCGCGCTCGGTCGCGTACCTTCGGTGCCGAGGTGATTGCCCGATTGGGGCCAGAAGACGGCGGGCGCCACCCGCGCATGCGACGTCCGTTTCCGCCTGCGTCGTACTGAGCGACGATCGACGAGATAGCGCGGGAAACGCCGTTGCGGAATCGATCAAACATCACTTGTACCCCCGGCCGCCGTAGTACATCTGCGTACGTCGGCGCGGCGGCGTGGGCGTCTGCTCAACCAGCTGCCGCCGCATGTCGTCGCGTGCCTGGATAAGTTCGCCGATCGAGGCGTAGGTGATGCTCTGACTGCCGAGCGTCACCCGGCGCTCGCCTGCGGCGATGGCCTTGTTCAGCACGTCGATTTCGGATTGGGTGACCGGCATGGGGTGACCTTGGATGGATGCACGCCGATTCTCGGCGGCACACCATCCATGCGCCTGCGGTCAGATTTCGTCTCACCCCATGTACGGCGAACGTGAGACGCGGCGACGCCGAGGCTGTTGCGCCGGGGCTGGAGCGACGGCCGGCGCGATAGGGGTGTTTTCCTGCATCTCCCGCCGATCTTCCCGGGTAATCAGATCGCTGTTCTCGGCCAACGGCCGTGCCCACGGCGGGGCCTTGTCCCAATCCTTTAGCTTGTCGAGCGACAGGCGAAGGCAGCCGGCGCGGATGTAGCCGGCCAGGTCGAACGCCTCATTCCGCTTGCGCACCTGCTTCCAAACCCCATTCGGCAGACGCACTTCCGACCGGAACATCTCATCGTAGAAGGCCGGCGACAGCCAGCTCGGCAGGTGGATGTATCCGGCGCCCGCTTTCTGCCGCTTCAAACCGGTGGAAACCGCGTCTTTCAGTAGGTTCGGGTTCAGCATGTAGAGCGGGATGTCCCCCTCTTTCCCCTTCTTCCCGCCCACCAGCGACTCGCGGATGATGGGCGCAGTCTTGGTGGAGGCGCCCTTCACGAGCATGACTCGGGAGGCGTAACCCTGAATGCGGATGCGACGGTACCAATCGTAGGCCTTGTCCGTAACGCCGTCCTCGCCGCCAGAGTCGACGATGGCGAGCTTGATCTGGAGTTCCTTGCCCTCGATGCTCGTGCGGTACGTCGCGCGCACGACCCGCTCTGTGAGCAGATCCCAGTCTTCGGCATAGGAAGCGGGGTCGATTGGCGCGAACTCCTCCCCCACGCCCGGCCTCGCGGACTCTGTGATGGAGTAGCGGTCGATCAGCCATTGCTCCATGTGAGGGCCGATAGCGTGCGCCTGCACCACGAACCGGGCATTTGCGCCACCCTGGACGTCGACCGACGCCATCACGCAGCGTGCCTCGTCGGGGATGACATACCGCTGCAAGTCGTCTTCCTTGCGACTGGACGGGTCCGCGCTGTTTCGAGCGGCTTCGGCCAGCAGTCGGGACATATAAGGCATGCCCTGGTCGACGTTCACTGTGTTCTTCAGCGGTTCCTCGTCGCCGCTTAGCTCATACTGGCGCAGCGCCGTGAAGTAGCGCAGCAGCAGGGATTTCCAGGACTGGAACGCCGCAGCCACCCCTCCGACCCAGTAGCCCGCTGTTGGGGCGACGACCGCCTCGCCAACAGGATCGTCGTCGATAGTCAGGCGCACCCCTTCGGGTAGCCAAAGCCCGCAACGATTCAGCATGGGCTTCAGTTTCGGCGCGTGCATGGCACCGCAGTGCGAGCAAATGATGCGGTTGTACTGGTCTGCCAGCAGGTCCAGACTGTCTTCCCGCACCATCTGCCCGAGTTGGTCGAGCGGCGGCAGATGGAACAAACCCATGCCGGGCTCGGCCTCGAACCACTCACGGCAGTCGGGGCATTTCCAGTACCAGCGGCGGCGGTCGGAACCGTTGTAGAGGCCGAGAATGCCGTTCGTTGGAGGGGCCTCGTGCGGCGTGGCCGGCTGCCAGTTGGGGTCGGTGAGATCCCGGCCCGGGGACGACTCGGCCAGCGCCATGCCGCGGGACATGAACGTGGTCGTCCGCTTCAGCCCTAGCGGAAACGGCGCGCCTTCCCCACCGATGTCGTCCGGCATGCGGTCGAGATCGGTGAAGGCCACGTATCGGTAGGTTGAGCCCGACAAGTTTGAGACGGTCGGCCAGCCAATCTTCAGCCACATGCCGTGCTTGAACTGCTTGTCATGCACGGTGTCGTCCTGGCTCGCCCCGGACTTCATCTCGGCCAGGCTGGGCGAATGCCGCAGCGCCCGGTCAATATCCGTCTTACTGAACTCGCGGGCCTTGTCCTGTGACATCTGCACGAACAGCATATCGCCCGGGTCGTTGACGACTGCATGCGCCATCCATCCCAGCAGCAGAGCCGCGGTCTTCCCGGTCCGCGCAGGTCCAACAAACGCCAGGGCTTCGTGACGCCGGCTGGCGAGCATGTTCATCGGCTCGACCATGTACGGCGTCTCGTCGGGCGACCAGGGTGTCGCCGGGCCGCCGGTCTGCTTGATGATCAGGTTCTGCGCCGCGCCCTCGCTCACCGACACCCGCTTCGGCGGCCGGAAGGCGGCATAGGGGCTGATGACATCGGCTAGCGCCACGTCGTAGTGTTGGAAGTCGTCAAGCATCGTTGGACTCCATCCGCTCAAAGACGGCAGCCAGCTCGCCAAGCGCCTCATCAATCTGTCGCCCCACTTCCTCCGCGACTTCCGGCGCCAGAGCGAGGCGGCGCTCGAGGTGATCGGGCAGCGAGCGCAGAGTCTGGGCAATGGTGGCGTAAGCGGTCGCGGTCGCCTGAATGACCGCAGATCTCGCGACGTATTCGCCACTCTTGATCTTGAACTCCAGCTCGTTCAGGTCGGCCTTTGCCGATTCGTTACGCGCCCTGGCTTCCTCGAAGTCTTCGATAGCCTCCGGCTTCACGTATTCTTTCGGCTTCCGGCCAGCGCCAGGGCGGGCGCCCCCGTGGCCATTACCCTTGGCGGCACGGGGCTGCATCGTCTCGCTCATTAGCTCCCGCCCCCTGCGCCAGTGCCGTCAGCCGGGGAAACGCTGGCCACAGGACCGGTCAGCCAGGCATGCAACTCGGTCGCGCGCACGAAGGCAAGGCCGCGTTCGCCCAGCTTTACCAGATTGACGGGAATGTCTCCCCGCTTGATCGACGCCTCCAGCAGGTCAACGGAAATGCCGACCACGGCTGCGGCTGCGGCGAGCCGGTAGAGGCCAGGTGGCGCGGACGGCGCGACTTGATTAATTTCCATGCCCGCATGGTGCGATTTTCAGTGCTGGGGCGTCCTGCGGCTGGATTTCGGGGGCTAGAGAGAATGTTTCGGGGCTGCGGCGCCCGTTTCACGGTTAAGCCATGGGAATTGCTGCCCGAATCAAGTTTGAAAACCCGAAAAACCCCCGCAGGCCGCGGCTCTTTGGCCCCGCACGTAGCATTTCCCCTATAGGGACCCCAGCGATTGGCCGTGCCCTGGTTCAAAATAGCCGCCCGAAGAGCTAACAGGGGCCGATGTCTGAGGCGGGGCGACGGCACCCCAGATTTCTGGCGGCAGCAGACTGGCTACCTCAGTAGCGGTTGCGCGTGCTCGACACACGCTTGACCGAAGTGGGTGGTAACGACCGACGGCTTACAGCCGACCCTTCCAGACCGATTCTGTTGAAAAACTCGATCCGCCCCTTCAGAAGGCCAGACCTGTCAAAACTTGACCTCTCAGATCGGCCTGTATTGAATGATCGTTGATCGGTTGAGGGGGTTGGGTACCCCCGAAATCCCGTCGGAAACCGATTCTGTCGAGTTTCTCAACAGAATCGGTCATTTCCGGTCATTCGAATTTCAACCATAATGAACGCTACCGAACTGGCTTCCGCGGATGTCGCTCCAGACGCGCCCTGCGCAGACGTGAGGCAAGGTCCTGTCGCCCAGCAGTGAGGCGAGTTCCCAGTGATTGCCGCAAGAATCAAGTCTTTCATTCCGCGCGACAGCGGCAGCATCGGATTCCAAGGGCCGACTGGCGTTCCGTTATCTTCCATGCTCATGAGCATTTAAGGGTAACTAAGAAGCAAGCATTGTTCGCGTTAATATGCTGCCCACTCCCCACGAAATTATTCAGATTTGTGGGCTGAAAGAGATACGATCCAACCAGAGGAAATAAAAAAGGAGTTGTCGGATTGACGTGCACTGGAAAATTTCGAACTTGGCCATCTGGATCAGTTTTTTGGCAGGCCCAGTCAGCATAGCCACCACCAGTAAAACATTCGACAGTCCTAATAGATGTCACAATTATCGATGAGCTGTTAGTGAATTTAGGAATATCAAGAGACCAAATGAAATTCGTTTCGCTTGAGCCCGTGGCACTTAGCAGTCGCGTACTGCCGGTATCAACTCGGTGGATGTGCACGCTGTCTTTAGACGTGCAATCCGCGTTGTCCACGACGCTTAAAGTGTAATCTACATCTGGCGGGGCGGGGGATGCAGTTACACCTGCAAGCACGGGTGGATTTTTCCCAAGAAAACCTGTGATATTTTGGAGGCCGGGAGCACTAATCTCTGCCGAAACTGCACTTTGCTGATTATCGATAACCCAATATAGCGCAAACTGATCTTTTGGACAGACCCAAGCTTCTTTCGGCATGTAATAGCGTGCCTGCTCCCGCTCGCCTGCTGTAATATCGGCTAAAGTGACATACAAGTGAGCAGTCGCGGAGCAACTGTGTTTGCTATTATGCCCCGAGGCCATCGGTTCCGCGAGTATTCCTGCAGGAAGGTTCGATCGCAGCGTGAAAGGATCCCCGTGGGCTTCAACGAGACGCCCCTCCTTCATGCTTAACTGCCCTCGCTCGATGATTGAAACTCTAATCGGGCGGGTAATGCCGAGTCGGGCCATTTGATGAATTCGCGCTGGGTGCAGCGTAAACGCGAATGTCAGGTGAAACTCCTCCGTCTCCCGATTCAAAATACCGGTGCAGGCGGGCAAATCGAAGTCCTCCCTGGTCGTTACCAGATCTTTAACCTCAACCACACTTCCTTGTGGCAGCGCGATCTGAAACGGGTCCCATTGCAAATCTACATCTGCCAAACGGATGGGGGTCAGGGGAGAATGTAAGGTAGGCTCAAACAGAATCGTTATTGTGCCGCAACCCTTTAGGTCAAGTTTGCCGCCACCGAGTCTCTGCCCAAGCTGAAGATGTGGGGTTGAACAAATAGAAAGTTTGCTAGTGAACGTTAGCGGCATGGCTTTGTCTCCGTTTTCCCTGAAATCCGGACAGTTGTCTCATCGGTTTGCGCAGGCCCATCCCGGATGGAGCGTGCCCAGCGCCCCTCGCTGCGAGTATTGCATCGACAAACGCGACCTCTTCGGTCGACTCTATACCTTCCTTCGCCGCCGCATAATTACCTCCTCCATGAACATTCAAAACCGTGCTAACGTGTACGCGTCGCGCAAATCAAACCATGGGGAAATCACACCGCAACTTGCAGGCGGCGACATACGGCCCCTCTTCTTGAATTCCCCGTATTTGTTTAGGTCGTTAAGCTTCGGGCTAAAACTAGATTCCTGCACATTTAGCGCCGCATCCAAAATTTAGACTCAATATAGTTGCCACCTATACGTACTTCAAGGGCCAGTTCACACTCGTTTCTATCTCGAATTGACGTTGGTGCGATAGTTGGCGCCAATGAACCAGAAATTTGTGCACGGTAGTCGATAAATTTTCATTGGATTTTCAAAAATGGAACACTCTGAAAATTACTTAATTCTGTAATAAATATAGAAGAGCGGCGCAGATTTCCAATCTGTCAACACTAGCCGCGGGGAGGCGACCGACGTATGTTTTACAGCGGCCTAGCAGCAGGTCGCTGAAATACTCTGCCGGAGCGGTCTCCAGCTATGTATAGATGGTTGCGCTATTCTTGTTGCTTCCGTCGCGACGGCAATCCGCGGAGTTTGCTGCTCGGCGGCAGTCGGCCCCGTTCCTGCGCAACGCCGGCACCCAGACAGCCCTTTCCTTCCCGTCCCGCAATTTGGCGAAGATCCATAAAGGCCGCTGACTGGTGGGCTGGAGAATTGCGTCAGGTAGGGCGCAGGACTTAGGAGAGTGGCAGAGTCAGTTGAGCGGCGGGGCTGGCTTGGTCGGGTCGCTCGGCTTGGGCTGTGCTGCGCGGTATTCGCCCTCGGGCCCGCAGGATCATTGGGATCAGCCCCTTGCTCTCGACATGGGTGCGGAGTTGCTGTACCCGGCGCTCGGTGATACCGAACTCCGCGGCGATCTCGCGCGTACCCGCACCATGTGCCAGGCGTTCCGCGATCAGGCGGTCGCGCCGGTCCATCGCTTCCAGGTGTCCGCCGGGAATCCACAGTGTCTCGCTGCCGTATGCGGCAACCAAGCGGCGGAAGGCGGCATGCCCGATCAGCCGGGCGACCGGGTGACTCTTGTCGGCCGTGGCAGGGATATATACGTTGGCGCCACCGAACCAAGCCACCAGCAGTGAGGTGGCCGTGTAGCCAATCTCAGCACTCACATCCTCCAGCACTCCGTTTGCCTTGATTCTGTCCATCATGTCCCCGCTCAGTCAAAGACAACCCCGTAGGTGGAAGCGGCGTGAGCCTCGACCTGCCTTATGTATTCCGCCATGGCGCCGACAGTGATCTCGCCGCGGGCGATTGATGGCTCGACCAGCACTACTCGGCCGTCCTGCAGGCGATGTTCCTCCGGTGGCAGGAACCGCTCCTTCATGTGCTTGTGCCACGTCGCCTTGCTGAACCGGCAACCAACGACCACCGCCTGCTCGGCGATCGGCTCGATCACCGCCACCCAGTAGAAGCGGACCTGCTCTTCCGTGCGGTCAGCACCGTCGTCCACCAGGATCACCCTGAGGGGGCGGCCGTCGCTAGCCATCGCCGGCGCCGCCGCCTTGACGGTGGCTATCACCGCCTGCCAGTCCGCCCGGCCCCGGAGGGTGAACTCCCGGTAGACCTCTGCCACGTCAGAACGACATACCGACGGCGAAATCGGTGCGCTTCATGTTGTCGACCTTGCGCGCGGTCTCGGCGCCCAGCACGATGAACTCCTGGCCGGGATGTTCGCGCGCCAGCCGTTCCGCCTCCGTCACGGCGGACTCATAGCCCGGGTGGTGGTACTTTGGCGGGGTCATCCCGGTGGGCGACCAGACGATCCAGAATTTTTCGGCGCTGTCAGGCATTCTTGCTTCCTTCCTGTTTGGCACGGGCCTCAGTCAGCGTGCGCGTCTTTGCCACGGCGCACGCTATCTGCTGGCAGCGCATCCGGCTGATTCCGTAAGCGGCGGCTGCGACCGCCAAGGATTTGCCATCAATGACCAGCATGTGGTGGATGGCGCGGTTTCGGTCTGTTTTCATCTCTGCTGCAGGTAGACATCGATTGGACCGAGCTCGAGTACGGCGCGACCGCGAGGCGCGCGCCAGTACCCCAATCCCCAGCGGAGCGGGTTGAGCCCGCGGATCTTGATGCGCATCACGCCGCCTCCCGGTCTTCGTCCAGGCCGGCGGCCGGCATGCGGCGCGTGCCCTCCTTCTTCAGCCGCACGACGTTGCCGGAACGGATCCGCCGGTCTGCCTCGAAGATCGCCGCGGCGTGCTGTTGCTTCGTGACGGTGGCCAGCAGACCTCGTACAGGGACATCGCCTCGTTGAGCCGCGGCAGGTCGCCGACACCGAGCCGGAGCGCGCGGAGCGCCTTGCACCGCTCGCCAATGTTGATCATGGCGTTCTGCGCGGCATAAATCACGGCCAAGCCCACCTCTCGGTTGCCGGCCTTCTCACACAGCACCTGAGAGCAGTTCAAGGCGTTGACGATGGTGTGCCAGTCGTCCTTCGTGGCCTCCCCGCGCGCCAGCGCCTGCACGGACCAGTGCGCGGCGCCGAGGATGGATTCGCGGTCAGACTGTTGCAGGGGCTTGTCGCTGTCGAACAGCAGCGCGGCGATGTTCGTGCGCACCTGGCGCGGCCGGTAGGCCTTGTCCCGCTTCTTCTTGGTGGCCATCTCAGAAAACCTCCCTCACCCATCCGCCGCCCTTCTTCATGGGCAGCTTCGTTGCCTTCACCATGCGGAAGTACGGCAACACCTCCGCGCACAACTTGATCTTCATTTGCCCGTGGGCCGTCACGAATCCGCCCTTGGTTTCGTGGATCTCCAGTCGCGTGTCGGCTGGGAGCACCAGGAAGTCCACCTCGTAGAACGTGTTGTCAGCCAGGCGCACACGCATCGGGTGGAACTTCCAGTCGAGGACAAGCCCTTGGCGCTTCTCTTCGTCCAGCAGGATGGAATAGGCGCGCTCGGTCTTGTTCATCTGGTCCTTGGGCAGGCGGCCCAGCGCATGGAAGCGCGCCATCGGGTCGGCCTTCTTGGCCGGCGCCGGCTTGGGCTGGCGTGCCTGGAGCGCGGCCAGCTGCTCTGCGGTCCATCGGAGCATCTTGCTCATGCCGCGGCTCCCATGAACATGCTGGTCTGGATTGGATTGGCGCGGCGATCCCAGAACACCAGAGACTGGCGCGACTCGATCCGCTCGCGCATGACCTGAGCTCGCGATTCCTTGCTGGCCGGCGTGTAGGCGCCCTTCCACTTCGAGTCGATGCCCACGTTCTGGGCGATGTTCGTGCTGTCGGCGCTGGCAAAGGGAAAACGGCTAAAGACTTCCGGGTCCAGCATGCGCAGGCCGTGCAGCTTGCAGACCGGCCGGCCGTGCTTGTCGCACACCACATCCATCGCCTCGGACATGCGCGTCCACCATGCCGCCGTGCCGACCTGCGCGTAATCGCCAGAACTGCCAAGGCACACGCGCGGCCATGCCATCGCCAGTCGTTCCAGGCGCTCCAGGCTTTCGTGCAGGTGCCAGACCGGGGCGCCGACCCACGGGGCACGCTCGCGCCACGGCCACTCAGCCAGCAGGGCATCGTTCGCTTCCTCGTCGCCGTCGATCACGTCCGGGATCACGGCGAAGTCAAAAGAGGGGTACCGATGAAGCTCGGCCACCCATTCATAGAACGGGTTCCAGTCGGTAATCGGCTTGCCAGAGCGCCAGGCGGAGAAGGCGCCGTTGTCTACGGCGAAGGACTGCGCCACCTCGAGGACGATGCCGAGTTGGTCAGGGCGGTGGAACGACACGAAGGCGTGCCCGGCAAAGACCGCCTTGGCTGCGGCCGTCGTCGGGGTAATGGGAGTTCCGTGGTAATGGATCACACCGACACTCCCACGAGGAGGGCGACGTCGTCGTCGCTGGTCTTCGGGCCGATCTGTGCCACTACCGAGACGCCAGACTCCAGGATGCGGCGATGCACGGCACTGATGTAGGCCAGTCGCTTCTGGCTGTCAGCCTGGGCGCCCGGTTCGCCGCGGCGCGTTTCGATGTCGACGCCGCGATGGTGGGCACGCAACGTCTGCTGGCCGCCCAGCGCTTGGTGCAGCCCGTCGGCGATGGCTTCGTGGTAGGCGCTGCGGTGCTGCGCGCATGCCGCGATGATGTGCTCGGCGTGGATCATCGTGCTGCTGGCGATCTCCAGCGCGTAGACGATCATCGCGCCGTTGGCTGGACACTTGCACACGAACTGGTGACGATAGATATTCATACCCCTCTCCCCTTGATCCACTCGCGGCGCTGGGCCGCCTGTTCCTCCGATACAGCCGCGTGCTTACCGCAGGCCTGCACCTCGGCGCCGATCCAGCGCAGCGTCAGCGCTTCTTTCAGGCACCGGCCCATCCCAACCCGGGCATGGGCCCGGTCGCTGGCCTCCAAGTGCGCCTCTCCGGCAGCGGTGCGAGGCTTCACAGTGAAGTGCCGGCACGTAATGCAGTGGTCGCTCATGCCGCCTCCTGCTCTGATGGATAGAAGAAGGCGAGGATCCGGGCATGCATGGCCTCGTCGCGCTCTGTCTCCCGCAGGAGCTGCTGGCGCCACGGGCCTTCCCCTGCGCGCTTGAATACACGAACCTTGAACGACATGAAAAGCTCGCCCTCCTCTACCTTCCAGGCGACGCTCAGTTCCGCGGCTTTCGCCTTGATCCCCTCGATGCTGTTCCACCACTCGGCGGCGGTCTGCGTCGGCGTAGCTGGGTCAGCCGGCTTGCCGGCCACAGCCGCCGCGGCTTTGGCGGCCTGCTCGCGCGCCGAGCGAATAATCCCCAGGATGTAGCCGGCGTTCGGCCTCTCGTTGGGCTTCTTCATGCCGAACACCTCGACCGCTTCTGCGATCTCCTGGTCAGACACGGCCAGGCGGACCATCTCGGTGACGTCGGCGTGATTGCTGGTCACCGCCATGCCGTAGGTCTTGCGGAGCAGGATGGCCAACTGCACGGGCCGCGGGTTTTCCTCGCCGGTCGTCTGGTTCAGCGGGTGTGATGTGGCGTGGGCTGCTGCCCCCGCGTTGCCGCTGAGGTTCACATCACCACTAACCTTTGAAGTAGTAGGTGATGGTGATGGTGAAGGGCATTGCTCAGGCACAGCTCCGGGCAGTCCATCGGGCAGTCCATCGGGCACTGCTTCGGGTTGTGCTTCGAGCATGCTTGGAGCATCGCTTGCGGCATGCCCGGGGGACTTCCTGCCCCACCTCTTTTCTGCTGCTAGTGTGGCTTTTGCTACGGCACTTTCTTTCCGCGTCTGGCTTGCCCGAAGCTCTTCATCGGCGCGCTTCTGGTGCAGCAATCCGTTCTCTTCCTTGAAGAATCGGATCACAGCAGGCTTCGCCCTCTTCCATGCGGCAGCCGTAAGGCGCGTGATCTGCGCGCCAGCGTCGCGTCGTCGTGGGGCGGCGGCCCATTGCGCCAGTAGTCCATGAGCAGCAGCAGGTATGCCCCATGCTGCTCAGTGGTCAGGCGCGTGGTGTCCGCCAGGTAGTCGCCGATGAACAGCGGCATCCAGACGTCCGCCTTGTCTTTGGCCTTGCTCACTTCGATACCTCCAGGGGCGGCAGGTACGCCGCCAGCAAGGTTTGCGTCTCACGGGTCAACTCGGCCTCATCAAAGCCATACACGGCAGCAAAGCGCTTCACGCCCAGACCGTGCACGCCGGTGTTGCCGCGGTGGTGCTCCGGGCAAAGCGGGATGGCGTCTCGGTGCTCGGCGCGCTGGCCCATGCCGGTACCCTTGCGCGGGTGATGGATCTCCGCCGGCGTGGCGCCCAGGCCCAGCCGACGGCAGCAGGCGCAGCCGAGCGCGGCGACGTGATCAAGGTAGATGCGCTCCGCCTTCTTCGCGCGCGTCTTCCCCTTCTTCTTGAAGGGGCTGGGAACCAAGCCTGCGGTCTGTCTCAGCCAAATAGTTGAATGCAGTGGCGTTCTTCGACGAAGTTGGGTGCGACGCTTTAGCATGACGCAACCCAATCCGTCGTCGACAGATTTTGCGCGGGCTTTACCCCCACCGAAGTACGATTGAAAGTGGAAGCCTTGTATGCCAGCATCGCTAGCTCAACAATTTCGAGAGGACAACAATGGCACGATTCCGCATTGAAACGGTCACCGATCCCGCAACCGGGCTTATCTATACCGAGATGTATTACCCCGAAAATGCAGCTACCCCTTCGGCACGCACGAAGCCCATCTATCCTTCGCATGAAGCTGCCGAAGCAGATGCAGTGAAGATGTTCCAGGACTGGGCGGAGGGTCTGGATAAGCAGTGATCTAGAAGTCTGCGTACTACTAGTACCAGTATGTTGGAGGCCAGGACTCATGCGGCCTCCAGCCGTTTTCGCTCGCGGGTCGACCAGCTTCCCATCTCAGGCACGTTCGCCTGAACCAGTGCGGCCGCCATAGGCGGGCTGACGCTATTGCCGCACATGCGCACCTGGGCATGCTTCGGCAGGCGCTTGCCGCCGATGATCTCTGGTGCGATGTCGAGCAGGAGTTGGTCGCGGATCATGCTGTCGCCCTCGTTACTGCGCTGCGGCCATAGCCGCCGCAGCACTCGAGGGTTCGTCAGCCAAGCTCAGCAGTTCCTGCCAGGCGCCCGTCGCTTCGCACTTCCGCTCGCCAGAAACCGTCAGGCGGCCAGCATCAAGCAGACCGCGCGCCACTCGGCAGACGGATCCCATAGGGAGATTGGTTCGGTAGAAGAGATCCCATCGGGTCAGTTTGACGGCCGGCCCGGTGAAGTGGGACATCACCATGTCGTTCTGGACGACTCGCTTTGCGTTCGTGATTGCATCGTGCGAGGCCGCTTGCGTTTCAGACATGCGGCGGTCCGAGGGGGTGCTGTAAATTTGTTCCATGTTTCTCCCCGGCTTTCCGGTAAATGACTTGGGTACGCGGCGCCTTGTATCGGCGCGCTGTTATCAGGCAGCCTTCATTGCCTCGATTTGGGATTCCAACTCGCGGATGCGGCGCTGCTCGTTTGTCTCGCGGCTGGTCACGAAACCGCAGACGCTGTCTTCGTACTGGCGGATGGCCCAGTTGCCGCAGAGAGCCTGGAACTTGATGCGGAAGTCGAACGGCAGGTACTTCTTCCCGCTCAGGATGTTGGAGAGGTGCGACTTGGGCATGCCCAGGATTGCTGCCGCATCCGAGATCGAATAGCGAACGCGGCGTTTCGCCCAGCAGAGGACTGTCGCGTCTGCCTCGTGGCGCAGGCGTGCGATCAGAAAGTCCGCAACCATCTCCGGCTCTCCGACGACTTCGAAAAACGGCATCTCCCGTTGCATCTGTTCGCTCCCTAACAGTTGTTCCACTTGTTCCGCCTAGCGTTCCACGTACCAAGCGGCGTCAAATGAAGGCGTCACTTCGGACGCCTCTATGAACCGCGAACTGCGCTTACTTCCCGTTGCTGCACCTTTTGCTCTTGCAGCAGTATTCGCGCACGAAGGCCCAATCGACTTTGTCGTTGAGTTCTTCACAGGCGACGGCACCTTCGGTGAGCCGCTCGATTACTGGGCACTGCTCGGCCGACACCGGCCGCTTGCCAGAGATCCACTGGTAGACGAGTCCTTGGGAGACCCCAAGTCGCTTTGCGAAGGCGGCCTGGCTGGTCTTCGTGGTTTCGAGATATTCGGCGAGCTTCATGAACCAAATACTAGCATAGCTAGTTAAATCGTCAATAGCTATGCTTGTTGTGCAAACAAATAGCATTGCTACACTCGCGCGCATGTCGCGACCAAGCAAAACTCTCGAAGCCTGGCAAGCCGAAGACGCCGCGCGTCTGAAGGCGCTCTATGGCGAGCGCAAGGGCAAGATGAGCCAGGAGGAATTCGGCAGCCGGTTCGAAATCGGCAGCCAGGGCATGGTCTGGCAGTATCTGAACGCCCGCCGTCCTCTGAATATCAAGGCGGCCACCGGCTTTGCGCGTGGCCTAGGTGTCGAAGTCGATGCGTTCAGCCTGCGGCTGGCTGAGGAGATCCGCAGGGCCTCTAGTACCGTCACCGACACGGTTCCGACCGTCCCTTCTGGCGCCGAGGCTGGCGGGAAGCCATCGGATCGATTGCGCATCGTCATGGCGGAGCAGCATCTCGACATTCCCGGGGTGGCGCAGCTCTTGGGCGTTGAATCGGCCGTCGTGCGTTCATGGCTTGAGCAGGATGCGCCAAAACTGCATCTGCACCACGCAGTCAAGCTGCAAGAGGCCTATGGCTACAGCCCTGCGTGGCTGATCAATGGCAAAGGGGAAGCGCGGCTATCGAACCTCCAGGAGGCCGAGCTGGACGAGCCCAGCCTGCCCGAGGACACATTCCCAATTCCACAGAGTGTTTTCAAACGGATTCCGGTTAGGGGCATGGCGCAGTTGGGAGACAACGGACACTTTGTCGATATTGAATATCCAGTCGGGCACGGGGATGGATACCTCTATTTCCCCACTGCCGACCCTGATGCGTACGGATTGCGCTGCAATGGTGAGTCCATGCGACCGCGGGTCAAGCACGGAGAGTTTGTAGTTGTCGAACCCAATCGCGCCGTAACCAATGGCGACGAGGTCCTGGTAAAGGCCCAAGACGGCCGTGTCATGGTGAAGGAACTGGCCTACGTCCGCGACGGCGTCGTGCACCTGTCGTCCGTGAACGAGCGCCACGGCATGCTGCGGATTCCTCAGGAACAGATCGTCCGCCTGCAGTACGTAGCCGGCATCGTGAAGTCCTCGGTCTGGCGGCCGGATTGATCGCCGATACGTGTTGGCGAAGACGAAAGCTTATGCGCCACTCACCCACAGCTCACACAAAAACGCGACCTAAGAATGGAAAGTCCAATAACTTCGTCTGAACCCGGTATTAGGAAGGCCCTTTCCCACCTCGACTCCATGCTGGTCCCGAACGAGGTCGCGAAATGCTACGCCGTGCAGCGCCGACTCTTCGCACTTCTCCATCGCCGGGTCATGGTGGCGGCGACCTCGGGGAGGCTGATCGGCATCAGCCGGGGCTTGATCGGCGGATTCACGCCAGTGGACATCCGCTGGCAAGACGTCAAAACGGCAAACGTCAAAGCGGGAATCTTTGGCAGCGACATTACGATCACCGCCCTCACCCAGCCTGACTTAGCGAGCGGCGGGACCGTACGCACGTTCCAATTTACCGGGCTCAGGAAGGCCGACGCGCAGGCGGTATATCGTGCCTGCCAGGCGCAGGAACAAGCATGGCGCGAAAAGCGGCGGCTTCGCGAGTTGGAAGAGTTGCGAGCCAAGTCGGGCGGCTTCCAGGCATCATCGCCGCGCGACGTGTCGTTCGGGAACGACGAATCCAACTCTGGCAAGGGAGATCTCACTTCGCGCCTCAAGCGCGCAAAAGAGATGCTCGATAGCGGTCTGATCAGCGATTCCGAGTACGAGACGATTAAAGCGAAAGTTATCTCGGAAATTTAGCCTTATGCGCGCACGTCGCCCTCAGTTGGGACCGCAGAAGGTTTGGATGCCGGCCGCCATGGGGCTGCGGGCACATCCCATGGGGAGAAGGACCAATGAACGATTCAGCCAAAGAGATGATGCTGTATGACGCCCAAAAGAAGAGCGTCGGCGTCGCCTATGCACTGTGGTTCTTCTTGGGCATGTTTGGGGCCCACCGCTTCTATGCGGGGTCCAACGCGATTGGCTTCGGCCAAATGGCGCTCAGCATCCTTGGCTTCCTCGTCCCATGGGGCGTCGGCCTCTTCATTTTCGGTGCGGTCAGCATATGGGTGCTGATTGATGGGGTACTTCTTCCAGGTGTGATTCGAGACTACAACGTGCGACTGGCGAGTAGCCTGGGGAACGCTTGAGCTTCCGCAGCTGTGAAGCCATCGGCCTGGCGGCCGGATTGATATATGGCAGCGCAGTCGTGGCTCGGATCGAGTCGATCATCTAGAAGTGGCTTACATACCAACAACATAGTCCCATCAAGGGAGAGCACGGGTGACCCACGTATTCGGCGGTGAATGGACGGAACAAAAGCTCGTGGCCTTGAAGAAGTATCTGGAGGCCTATCGGAAGATTTTCACGATCAATGAAAAAGCCCGGTACTTCCGAACCGTCTATATTGATGCGTTTGCCGGTACCGGCGAGCGCAGCGACAAAGCGCCGGCTTCCGAGAAGCCAACCCTCTTTGACAACACCGACATAGATGCACCACAGGCCACCGGCCTGCACAAAGGAAGCGCTCGCATTGCACTCGAGCTTGAGTCACCGTTCGATCAATACGTCTTCATCGACAAGAATCCCAAGCATACTGCTGGCTTGACGGAAATGATCGAGCATGATTTTCCGAACCTTAGGTCACGGTGCCGCATTCTCACAGGCGATGGCGTGGAGATTGTCCGCGAGCAATTGATATATGGACATGACTGGAAGAGAACTCGGGCTGTGTTGTTCATCGACCCCTACGGAATGAACATCCACTGGGATCTGATCCAGCGCATCGCTGCCACGCAAGCAATCGATATGTGGCTCCTTTTCCCGCTTGGCCAAGGTATGAATCGGCTACTTAGTCGCGATCATCTTCCGAATCCAGGTCATAGCGCGAAGCTCACTGCAGTGCTCGGCACTGACGAATGGAAGACGCGGTTCTACAGTAGCCAAACACAGACGGATCTCTTTGGCATCGAGTCGGAGAGCAGCTTGAAAACTGCCACATTCGAAAATATGGTGGAGTTCCTAAAAGAACGCCTTTCGAGTGTGTTTGCTGGCGTTGCATCCGACGTCATGATGTTGGAGAACTCGAAGGGTAGCCCACTGTATGCCCTTTGCTTTGCAGCCGCGAACAAGGCTGGTGCTAAGACCGCCATTAGAATCGCTTCCGATCTCCTCCGAACGCGTCTATAGTACTGTACGTTTAAACAGTACCTCATACCATGGCCACTACCACCACGATCGAATGGACTGATATGACGTGGAACCCGGTCACGGGCTGCATCAAGATCAGTCAAGGCTGCAAGCACTGCTATGCCGAACGGATGGCAAAGCGCCTTCATGCAATGGGTAGCGCGCGATACGAGAATGGCTTCGCCCCTACACTGCATCACGATCTCATTGATACTCCCCGCCGCTGGAAGAAGCCGCGTGTTGTCTTTGTCAATTCGATGAGCGACCTGTTTCAGGAAGACGTGCCTCTCGATTTCATCCAAGCCGTCTTCAAGACCATGGTCGAATGCCCACAGCATACCTTTCAGGTCCTGACTAAGCGTGCAGACCGACTGGCGCAGGTCGCTGATCAGCTGCCTTGGCCTGCGAACGTGTGGATGGGCGTAAGTGTCGAAGATGATCGGGTAGTGCATCGGATCAAGGACCTTGCGTCCACGCCTGCCCAAGTCAAATTCCTCTCTTGTGAACCACTGATCGGACCTCTTGAAAAGCTGCCTCTCGCTGGGATCGACTGGGTCATTGTCGGCGGAGAGTCAGGGAAAGGCGCTCGCCCAATGGAAGAAGCGTGGGTTCAATCGATCCGCCGCCAATGTCGAGCTGCTCGTGTCGCCTTCTTCTTCAAGCAGTGGGGAGGTGTCCGGAAAGACCGAACGGGTCGCGAGTTGAACGGCAGAACATATGACGAGATGCCAAGAAAGCGCGGATCGTCACTGACCCAGCTAGCCGCGTAGTCAAAGCCCGCCACCCGGCGGGCTTTTTGTCGCCCGCACCACACACCTGAGCCGCCCTTGTGGCGGCTTTTTTACGCACGTTGCTATCAACACTAGCGAAGCTATTAAAACAATAAATGCAAAACAACTAGCGTAGCTATTGAATTAACAGACTAGCGTTGCTAGTATTTCTCCATCAGCTCACCGATGGAGTCACAGATGTCCCGTCCCACCTAAGCCAGGATCTTCCGCCGCCAGCCGGCGCGCGCTGACCAGTCGCACACCGTCGTGCACGCCGCCGACCTGTTGGATGCTTGAGATGGACCGCAGATGCCAGCCAAGGAATCAGCGGCGCAGGTCCCGGTAGGCGTCCATGAACTCGAAGAAGTACTTGGACGCTGCAAGCAGGAAGGCGAGGAATTTGTTGATAGCAACCAGCACGGCGTTCTCTGCTGGCAACGGACGAGTGAGAGCAATGACCACAAGCACCAACGAAACGAACCAAGACAGCGTCTTGATGAAGGCGGCCAAGTGGAAGCAGCGCCGTCTGACTGCGGCCTGGGTTGCTGCGCTGATTAACGCCGGGATCTTCGTTGCTTGCCAGAACCGGGCAATCCCCTCCTGGATCTTGGTCTTGATGGTCTTCATCAACGCCGCCCTCTGCTTGTCTGTGTTGTTCGATCTGCGCAGCAAAGCATAAACCAACCGCAATACACAACACACCACCCGGTGCGTGTCACAAGATGGAGAGCGACATGGTTTCAGCGGTCAGGGAGCGCCACCGCTCCAAGGGCTCGGGCGGCATCCACATCCTCCGTGGCAAGGACCTGAAAGCCGTTGAGCAGCGGGCCCGCGCCATCGTCAGCGCGATAGATGCCATGCGCAGCCCCTCCATGGGCCTGCCGCGCATGGACACCGCCAGCGGCGATCACATCGTCGAAGTCCGGTACTACGGTCTTTGAGGGGGAACGTTATGGCTACCACCGTCACGATCACCCACAACGGCACCTCCCTGCTGGTGTCCGGCAGCTACTGCCGCGGCTATGACGCCACGCTCGAGCAGCCTGGCGAGCCCGACGCCTTCTACGTGGACACCGTCACCGACAGCGACGTCGATGTCACGCACCTGCACGACCTGAAAGAGATCGCCGGCCTGGCGCTGGAAGCGCATCTGGACAACGAGGCGGCAGAGGCCTGCGAGGCGGCTGACCGTCAGCGAGAAGAGCGTCGCTTTGCCTTCGGGGTGGCGGTATGAAGCCAACAATCACAAAGGGGCCCTGGCGCGTCGAGCCATTCATCGTCGACGGCAAAACCGTCTCCATTCAAGTGCGCGGCCCCGCCAGGGACGATAACGCGCGCGGCCTCATCCTGCCCCAGACCTCGTATGCATCCGACGAGCAGCAGCGGATTTGCTATGTCGAATCCGAGGCTCAAGCGCTGGTGAATGCGCGGGCAATGGCTGCGGTCCTGACCTACTTGCTGTCGCCATCGAGGTGGATCGCCTGCTGACCAAACAGAAGTGGATCGTCGACGGGTTGGACCCAGAGAGCCGGCTACTTGCTGCTGCACGAGCCGCCATCGCCCAAACCACCGGAGAGCAGCAATGACCGCAGAACAAGCGGCAATGCGCCAGGCCATGCGCGAAAACTTGCAGCGCGAACTGTTGCGCGAGCTCCAGCTGGCGCACCGGATCATCGTCAACGCCCTGGCAGTCATGACCCCCGCGCAGAAATCGGAGTGGGCCGCCAGAAACATCCTGAGCGGCAATGACAGCGAAGGCACCACCCGCGCCCACGAGCGCGCGGCAGTCATCGCCAAAGCCATTGGGAGCGCAACGTGACACAAGACAAGCTGCGCGAAGCCCAGACCCGAAGCCGCGCCCTCCTCTATTACGTGCTCGGCTTGTTCGCGGTCGTCGCCGCAGCGCACGAAATCACTCTCTATCTCGGAGGCTGAACATGATCACCAAAAACACAGATCTGCGCCACGTCGTGACCGGCGTGAAGCTCTCCCGCATAGAGCGCATGGAAGCGCAGTTGCGTCACATGGTTGCGTCGAACCATGCCCAGCGGCAGCAACGCAAGGCTGAGAACTCGCGCCGCGGCATCTCCCCGCGCGTCGCGATCGGGAGCGCGCACGTGCCCGCCGCAGTGGCCCGCGCCTTCGCGTACATCAAGGTGGCCTGACAGCCCCGCCATTCAAAGAGGAATCCATGGGAGCACCCGAAATCGAAGTTCTGGATCCGGCTCGGGCAGAGCCGGCCCTCGCCCTTGCGCTGTATGACCCCATCATGGCCGGCCTTGCCGAGCTGCGAGAGGCCGGCGCCGAGGCCTTTGACGTGGAATCGACGGCCGGCAACAAGGCCGCCCGCGAGTTCGTGCAGCGCTGCGTGGCCACCCGCACCGCAACGGATGAGGCCTACACGAACTGGAATCGCCCGATTCTGGACACGCAGAAACGGGTACGCGAGAAGCGCGACGAGATCCTGGCAGCCGTGAAGGAGATCGAGCAGCCGGTCAAGGATCAGATCGACGCCGAGCAGAAGCGCAAGGACGAGGAACGCATTGCTAAGGCCCGCGCCGAAAGCGCTCGTATTAGCGCGCATCAAGCCTGCCTGAACGCGATCGCCACCCTGCCGAAGGAATACCTGAGCGCTTCCGTCGCCGACGTGGCTGCTGCCATCCGCGATCTGGAATCGCCGGAATACCTTGGCCAGCGCAACTGGGAGGAATACGCTGACCAGACCAAGGGGACGGTCGATACAGCCCTTTCCACCCTGCGCGTGCACCTGGAGAACGCCAAGGCACGCGAGGAGCTGGCGGCCATGAAGGCGAAGCAGGAAGCCGAAGCCGCGGCCCGCCGCGCCGAGGACGCCAAGGCAGAGGCTGAGCGCAAGCGCGTAGCCCGCATCAAGGAACGCATCCACGCGATCGAGACTTCCCCGTCGACCTGCATCGGTCTGGGCGTGAAGCAGATCCAGCAGCGGATCGCCGCGCTGGCCGCCGAAGCCGCCGACGACTTCGCCGAGTTTCAGGCCGAGGCCGGCGCCGCGATCGAAGCCGCGCTGGGCAATCTGAACGCCATGCTGGAAACCGCTCGCGATGCCGAGGAGCTGGCCCAGCTGCGCGCCGACAAGGCCCGCCGCGAGCGCGAAGAAGCCGAAACCGTCGCCCGCAAGGCACGCGAAGAGCAGGAAGCCAAGGAAGTCGCCGAGCGTGCCGAGCGTGAAACCGAGGCAAAGCGCCAGGCCGATGCCCGCGCCGCCGAGGAAAAGCGCCAGCGCGAGGAAGCCGCCGTCCGCCGCCGCGAGCAAGAGGCCGCTGCGGCCGCCGCCAAGCGCGTGCGCGAGCAGGCAGAAACGCTGCTGGCCCTACTGGTCGAAGCCCGCGCCCATGTGCCGGCCGGCGACCTGGCCGACCGCATCGACACCACCATCAACGCAGCCACCGGAGCCAAGCAATGAACAGTCCGGAGCAATTCGCGACACAAGCCGTGCAGCAGATGGACGTGAATCTGATTTCGGGCCCGGCCCCGGAAAGCCTCGGCCAACTGTTCGAGGCGCTGGCGACCGCTCAAGGCGAGTTCCAGCCCATCGCGAAGAGCCGCACCGCGTACGTGCAGCCCGAAGACCCGAGAAAAGCACCGTACACGTTCGATTATGCCGACATGGAGGAGATCCGGAGCAAGACCACTCCGGCCCTGTCGAGGCACGCCTTGGCGCTCATGCAGATCGTCTCGGACAAGCCCGAAGGGGGCACGCACATCCGCACAATCATCGCTCACAAGTCCGCGGCCCGCATCGAGTCGTCGCTTAGTCTCGTTCGCGGCGATGCCGACCTCAAGAGCTTCGGGGCATCAATTACGATCCTGCGTCGCTACATCGTGGCGGCCATGCTGAATGTTGCAGGCGAAGCGGACCTTGACGACAGCCCAGATCCCGACGCCGGTGTCGGCCTGTCACCCGTGGCGCCCGAAGTGCACACCGGCATGCGCGACGCGACGACCATCAGCGAGCTGAGCAAGCTCATGGGCGGGCTGGAGAAGTCGGAAAAGGCCAAGTATCACGACTACTTCAACCAGCGCATGCAGGAACTGCGCGTGGCGCAGGAGGCGGCGTAAATGTTGATCGTGGAGTGCGAGCAAGGCAGTGATGCCTGGCTACAGGCCCGCGCCGGGGTCAACACCGCCAGCAATTTCAAGATCGCCCGGTCCCGCAAGAAGGGCGGCGACTGGTCAGAGGACGCGCTGAACCTCGCATTCGGCACCGCAATCGAGCGGGAGAGCGGCTTCCCGCTGAACGAGGGGCACGAAACCTGGCAGATGCGCCGCGGCCGTGAAATGGAATCGGACGCGCGCATCGCACACCAGGCCGACATCGGCGTCTACGTGAAGCCGGTTGGCATGGTGCTCACCGATGACCGCATCTTCGGCGCCAGCGCCGATGGCTGGATCGGCAACGACGGCGGCGCCGAATACAAGTGCCTCGTCTCGACCAAGGAACTGCGCACGACCCTGATCAACCACGACCTGCAGCAGTACATGGACCAGGTGCAGGGAAACATGTGGCTGTCCGGCCGCGCCTGGTGGGACCTCGGGGTGTACTGCCCGGCCATGAAGGCGGCGACCGGCAAGGAATTCTTCCGCTGGCGCTTCAAGCGCGACGACGACTACATCGACGCCATGGTGGCGGATCTGATGGAGTTCGAGAAGCTGGTGCAAAGCAATCTGGCCGAGCTGCGCAAGCTGGCCGCCTGATCCACTCCGGAGAACAGAATATGTGGTTTCGCAATCTCACCCTCTACCGCCTCACAGACTTCCAACTGCGCGCCGAGGAACTGGCCGAGGCATTGGAAAAGCACGCATACACCTCGTGCACGGATCTGGAAATGTCCTCGCAGGGTTGGATCTCGCCGCGCGACGGCGGCAGCCTCGTCCACAGCGTCAACGGCCAGATGCTGATCACCTTGTGCATCGAGAAGAAGCTGTTGCCTGCCGCCGTGGTCAAGGAAGCTGCTCAGGAGCGCGCCGCGGAGATCGAAGAGCAGCAAGGCTACAAGCCCGGCCGCAAGCAGCTGCGCGAGATCAAGGACGCCGTCACTGACGAACTTCTGCCCAAGGCATTCAGCATCCGCACCAAGATTTCCGCATGGATCGATCCTGCCAATGGCTGGCTGGCGATCGATGCATCCAGCAGCGCGAAGGCTGATGCCCTCCTCGGCTACCTGTTCAAGTCCGTGGACGGGCTGGAATTGGTCGCCCTGCGAGTTAAGCATGCTCCGGTGGCCGCTATGACGGAATGGCTCGCCACGGATTCGGCCCCGGCCGGCTTCACGATCGACCAGGATGCGGAACTGCGCGCCACTGGCGAGGGCCGCGCCACAGTGCGCTATGTGCAGCACACGCTGGAAGCGGAAGACGTGAGCCGCCACATCGCCGCCGGCAAGCGCTGCACCCATCTGGCCATGACGTGGAACGACCGCGTCTCCTTCGTGCTGACCGACGGGCTGACGCTCAAGCGCGTTGCGGCGCTCGATGTCCTGAAGGAATCGGCCAGCCCGGCAGAGCAGACGGCAGACGAGGCTTTCGACGGCGACTTCCTGCTGATGGCCGGTGAACTCGCCCGCATGCTGGCTGACCTTATCGACGCACTGGGCGGCGAACAGGTGCCCGAGGCGCCAGACGACCTGGTATCCGCTGCCGAGGATGCGGTCTCGCCGGCGAGCGGGGAACCCGACCCGCTCTACCCGCAGGCCGTGGAGGTGGTTCAGAAAGCCAAGCGCTCCAGTATCTCGTTGGTCCAGCGGCACCTGCGGATTGGGTACAACCGCGCGGCGCGCCTACTCGAGCAGATGGAGGGCGGCCGGATCGTCTCAGCGATGGGGTCTGACGGCAGTCGCTCGGTTCTGGCGGGAGCGGCAGCATGACGGCAAAGAACTGGATGGCTTGGACGCCAGAGGAAGATGCGCTCCTGCGCAAGCACTGGGGCAACAAGGAATCCACAAAGCGCCTCGCCACGCGCTTCCCTGGCCGGTCCGCTGCAGCAGTTCTGAAGCATGGCTATGTCGCGTTGGGGCTCGGCCCGCGCAATTGCGGCCGCGAGAGCTTTTCCCCGGTCTGGGAGGGCGTCAAGGGCTTGCTGGTCGGCGGAAAGATGATGACGTCCAAAGAACTGGCCAAGGCGCTGAAGGTCACGCCGCACGCTGTGCAGGAGTGCATGCGCGATCGCCACGGTAAGGAAGTGCACGTCGGCGGCTATATCAAGGTGGCCGCGCACTCCCCGCGGGTCAACCGCTGGAAGCTGGGCCCGGGTCCGGATGCGCCCCAACCTCCGCGCAAGACCAAGAAGGAGGTCAACCGCGAATATTCCCGCCGCATGAGCAAAGACCCCGAGTATTGCGCGCGGCAGAACCTACTGGCCCGGCCGCGCTACGCCGAAAAGATGGGAAAGCTGATCCGCCCGGACGCGGCCGTTCAGTGGATGCAGCAGGCGCCACAGCACGACGAGCAACCGATCAAGATGGGGATCGCCCGCCAAGGTGAATGCCATCCGCGCGCCGCGTTCTTCCCTATCGCCGGCAAGGGCTTGCTCAGTCGCACCACACCAAACCACACGACACCATGACCTGCAATGCCGCCCTATTGTGACTGCCGCCGTGTCCATCGTTCACCTGGCAATCGGCATCTATGCGCAGTACCGCCTGACGCTACGGATGGCAGATTTTGACAAAAAAGAAGGGAACCGAGGAATGATCCGCGACCAGTTTCTGCTCCAAATCGCAATGATAAGGACGCGGCATCCCTATCTTTTCAAGGGAACGAGATGGAGAAGTCCCTCCAATGACCACCCTCCCCAAGCCATTGTGTGCGATAGCAAAACCATCCAGAAAACTGCGAGTGCAGCACTGACGTATATGGGAATCCGGCTAACGGAAGGCTTCCAGAGAATCAGCTTGGAAGTAGCTTGCTCGATCCAGCCACGGCTGGCATTTACCCCAAGGTCCTCCGCCACCCAACTTCTTATTTGGTCTGGACCCATCGTGAGTGGATCGTTGACCCTCGCTCCAGTCTTGTTGACGTCGTCTAGCGCTTTCTGTTCGGCAGCGGTTAGGAAGTTTGTGTCTGATGAAAAGACCTGGAAGACCTTCTTATGGTCCTTCAGATCGTCCAACAACCATACCTCGAGTTGTCGAGCGGCGCGCTCCCAACGCATTTGCCAGAACTTCGCCCCGGCTGCCATAAGCATTTGCCAAATCGATACCGCCAAGCCAAGTCCGCAAATGGCAAAGGTAAGGATTGGTGCAGCTTGCCCACTCGACTGCACAAGCCCAGCGATTATTACGCCCTGGAAAATCATAAAGAAATTGTTTCGCTGCGTCAGTTGCGAGATCTCGAAATCTCGTTGGCGTAGCGTCAATTCGAACGCGGACGCGATATTCCCGGCTGGTGAGTCTTTTGGATCAGGCATGTTGTCTATTCCTCCTTCGTCGAGATCCTAGCATGAGCCTCATCAACGTCATCTCCCTCTCTGGTGGCAAGGTCAGCACGGCCATGGCGATCTTCGCGCTTGAGGAACATGGCCGAGATGCCTGCCGCTTCGTCTTTGCCGACACCGGCAACGAGCACGAGGCCAGCCGGAGAGTAAGACATTAGCGGGTGTGCGACATAACAACAGATGCAGAACACTATTAACCGGGTTATAGCTATCACCCGCCATACCTGGCGGATTGGAGTACGGGGTGAGCGACTTCCTATCAACGGCGCAACTGGCCGACCTGGTCGGATGCAAGCAGAACCAGCGTCACGAAATGGTCAAATGGCTGGACCGGGAGCGTTGGCGCTACGTCATGGACAAGAACGGCCTACCCAAGGTCGCCAAGGCGTACTACAAGCGAAAACTCGGGATCGAGGATTCGAAGGGGCAAGCGAAGTATGACGACGCGCCGAACCTCGCAGCGTTTGCGTAAAGAAGCCACTGGCATCGATCGGCTGGTCAAGTACATCGGCGCGAAGAAGGTCTCGTTCTACTACAAGCACCCTGACGGGAAGAGCGAGACCCTGGCCTCCGCCCCGCTTGGCGACCGCAAGGCAATCGCCGAGGCGGAGCGCGTCGCCAAGCGGAAGGCCCTGGACATTCAGGCCGGTCAGATCATCGCCGGGTCGGTGGCGGACCTGATTGATCGCTTCAGGACTGAGGTCGCCCAAACGCACTACCGTGACCAGTCCAAAGAAGGCAAGGCGGTCAGAGACAGCGCATTCGAGAACCTGACGAAGTTCTTCGGCAAGATGGCGCCGGCAGGGCTGAAGACCGTGCACGGCTACCAGTACCTCGATGCGCGGGCGAAGACAGGTGCGCCCATCAAGGCCAACAAGGAGCTGTCCCAAATGTCGACGATCTGCAACTATGGCGTCCGCTGGGGGCTGATGGAGGCAAACCCCTTCGTCGGCATGATGCTGAACAAGACCGACAAGGACGTCCGGACGGTCACCCGAAGCCAGGTGGTGCGGTTCTACCTGTGGGCCGTACGGCAAGGCCAGGCCTACCGGACCATGGGATGCGCCGCGATGTTCACCTACCTGACCGGCTTCCGCGCCGCCGAGGTCCGCCCGTTCCACCTGTCCGGGCTATCGGATGACGGCGTGCGCGTGGTCGGCGCCAAGCGAAAAAAGGGCGAGGCCGAGGTCGTCAAGGTTCGTGACTGGTCCCCTCGCCTGCGCGCGGTCGTCGAGCGGGCGAAGCAGACCGCCGCCGAGACTTCCACAAAAAAGGTGGTGGTCAAGAGCCTCTACCTGTTCCCGAACAGGAGGGGCCAGCCCTACAGCAAGAGCGGCTGGGGGTCGGTCTGGCAGGATGCGATGTGGGAATGGATCTCAACGTTTGATGTCGAGGCAGCAGAGGCACTGCGCGCCGAGCGAGAGCAATCCGCCGCGCGGCGAAAGGACAGAAGCGCGGGCGCCTGGACGTCCGGATATTCGATTGCCGAGCACGAGGCGTATTTCTCGACGCTCGACATCCGTCCGGCTGCGATCACGACAAAGCTCGAGCAGCGTTCAGCGGACGCCTATGACTTCGCTGCGCACGCGAACCCGTCAACAACGCATCGCCACTATGACCGGCGCAAGGTCAAACGGGCGGCGGCTACAGAATAAGGGGAGCAGAAAACAGAAACGGCGCCGATGGCGCCGTGGGAAAACTCCCATTTCCGCGGGAAATTCCGCATCGTGAAACGGTCATAAAACCCGTAAACCATTGATGCGAAAGAGAATTTTGGGGTGGCTGATGGGACTCGAACCCACGACGACAGGAATCACAATCCTTGTTCAATATCCATTGAAATCAAAGCACTAGCGCGTTTCTTTGGAAACCACCATGGTCTGCGACCCGCACCCTGTCTAGGCCGCTTTTACCAAGTTCCAAAGAAAGTTGACCCAGATACTGTATATCCGTACAGTATCCAGCCATGCCAAGATTACAGCCGATGCCGCGACCGCCCGCCCCGCCGGACGGCTACGACCCCTGCCCCATCGACCCTAACTACGACCGCTACTACATCCTGGATGAGGCCGGCCAGCCGGTGCGCGTCTATGACTACGGCGTGCACGCCCGCTGGGAGTCCTTCGAAGGCAAAGCCTTCCAGATCAGGGACATGCTCACCGACTATGGCGTGGAGGTCTGGACCTACTTCTCGGGCTGGGGCAGCTTGCGGGATGACGAGCCGCCCGTCTTCCGGACTACGGTCAGGGGGCCGCTGCTCGACAAGACATTTCGCTCGCTCACCTGGGAAGAAGCCGAAGACAAGCACCGCCGGGTGATCGAGAAGGTCCGCCGCACGATGTCGCGGAAGCCCGGCGTGTCGGACGGCGCCTGATAGCGACGGCCAAGCGGCGCGCGGAGACTGGCGGCATAACCATCAGGAGACTGCCATGCCAGGACAAGACATCCACGTAGTACCCGCCGATGGCCGCTGGGCCGTTGAGACCGAGGGCGGCCACGGCCGAGAGACGTTCGACACCCAAGCAGAGGCCATCGCCGCCGGCACCGAGAGGGCCAAGGCGAAAAAGGTCGAGCTGTTCATCCATGGCTTGGACGGCCAGATTCGAGAGCGCAACACGTTCGGCAACGACCCGCGCGACGTGAAGGGTTGACGCCATGCCTGGGCGGCGCGAGGCCCCGCCCCTGAACTTGGCCAGCTTCCCGCTGATGCTGGCCAAGCGCGGCGTGATGCCGCACGGTGACGACTGGCTCTACGAACTGAAATACGACGGGTATCGCCTGCTGGCGCGGACGGGCGACCCGGCGGTACGCCTGCGTGAAGGTGGCGACGCTACCAGCTGGTTCCCTGAACTGCACATCCCCTTGGCGGCCCTGCCCGCGGGCTGCGTGCTCGACGCCGAGGGCGTGGTGTTCGATGACATCGGCCGCCCCGACTTCAACGCCTTCCATGCGCGGGCCCTGCGCAGGCGCTGGTATCGCGGCGCGCCCCCTGTCGCCCTCGCCGCCTTCGACCTCCTGGTCCTGCGCGGGCGGGACATCCGAGACTGGCCCATAGAGAAACGCAAAGCGGCGCTGCAGAAGCTGCTAGGCGGGGTGACCGTTGGCCTGCTGTACGTGAGCGCCGTGGACGATGGTGAATGGCTCTACCAGCATGTGCGGGCCCTCGGCATGGAGGGCATCGTCGCCAAGCGCGCCGGCAGCCTGTACCGGGGCGGCGCATCCGACGACTGGCGCAAGATCAAGGTGCCTGGCTACCACCGCCTAGGCAAGTTCCAGCGTGAACCTCTCGCTTGACTGGTACGGGCGGACTGGCGCTGCGCAGTATTGGGTCCACCCGCGCATCCAGTGTAGTGGAGGGCGTGAAACGCTGGGCTTTGTCGATTAGTCCGCCACCGCCGCATCGGTGCCCTCGTCCGGCTCAATGGACTTTGCGCAGTGATCGCGATCAATCCAGTTCAGGAATCGGCAGAGGATACAGCCCCATCTCCTGCCCTGCTGCATGGCCTTGCCGGCCCGGCTTGAGATCGTCTCATCGGGACTGCCGCCCGCGATGGTGTTGACGAGCTGGTCGAAGGATATGAGCAGGTTCCAAAGGTAGCGCTTCATGATCCCTCCGCCGGCTTCGTCCCACCCGTCAGGGCGTCGTATGACCGCTCGCAGGCTTGGCCGGCGATACGGGCGGTGTCTGCGTATTCAGCCAAGATTCCCGCGCGGCGGTCAGCCCTTTCAAGCACGTCGGCAAGCATTCCGATGGGATCGAAGGCTGTCTGGCCTGCGCCGGCAGCGGCGGGATTCTGGCCGGCTCGGCTGGCGGCGAGTAGGTCGGCAACGCGGGCGCGCAGCCGGTCAGCAGCGTCGCCAGCACTGCGAGCGTCGTTGCGCGCAGCCTCAAGTTCCTTCGTTGCGGCATTAGCAATCTCCGTTTGCGCCGCCGTGCGGCGTTGTTCCTCCAGGCGCGCGGCATCGACAGCCTTGACCTGGTCGAAGGCGGCCAACCTGGCGGCCTTCTCCCGATCGGTCTTCATTTCCTCGATCTGGCCGCCCAGGCGCCAGCCGTTGGTGACCCAGCCGGCGGCGAACAGCAGCGCGGCCAGCGCCCCGACCCCGATCGCGCGCCACGGTATGTTGGTCGGGATCGGGATCATGCTTCGTCCACGTCAGGCAGGTCGACGGTGTGCCCGCTCAGGTGGTGCGTGCTGTCACCGAGGAAGGTGATCTGGCCGGGCTGCGCGCCATTGCATCCAACGAACGAATGGCAGCATCGCCTACCCTTGGAGCTCTCCCAGTCCTGCAACACACTCGGGGTCAGGACAGGACGCTCAAAATCACCATTGAATCCCCATTTCGGTTTGTTGGCCACGTGGGGCGACGCCTCCGTTTCGCCAGGAGGGAGCCAGCCAACAGGAATCGTCTTGCCGATGGGCGTACCGTCCGGCCATAAGCAGCCCGGGCAATTGAACCGGATGCCGTAGAACTTCCCTTCGCTGTCGCGGACGATCTTGGCCTTGCTCATACCTGCCTCCCTTCGCAGAACGCACGGGCTATTTGGCGCCGCGCCACGAGCCCACGCACCACCTTGCCTTTGACGTTGACCCAGAGTGACAGCGCCGCACACGCGCCGGCCATATCGCCTGCATTCGCCTTGCGTGCCATGCTGCTGCTGCAGAACGCCTCCACGCCGATGTTGTAGGCGGTATCGACGAACGCCACCTTCTGCCCATCGGTCAGCGGCACATGCACGCACCCCATGACGCCCTCGGCATGCCGCGCGAGATCGGCGTCCAATTTGGCGGCGCACTCGTTCGGCGTGTAGGTCTTGCCCCAGATCGCGTCTTCTGTCGCGCCGGTGCAGTAGGTGAGCACGCCGCCAATGTCGCGGTAGGTTTTGTAAACGGTGCCTTCGTTCGCTGGCACCACTTTCATCAGCACTGCAGCGGCCACCACCCCGACGATGGCCACCAGCCGGTTGCGCAGCGCGGGGTTCATTTCCAAATTCCCTTGACCGTCGACCAGGCGGCCACGATGCCCGACACAGCCGCGGCGATATAGCCGATTGGCCGCACGGCCTTGCCGATCCAGTTCAGCGCCTTGAATGCCCCGGCCGCCGCCTGGAACGCCTCGACAATGTCGGCAGTGTTCGACTCCACTCGGGCGGTTGCCTCGGTGTTGAGCTTCAGCTCTGACTCGATCGTGTTGACCCGTGCTACCAACGCCTGAAAGTTTTCTTCGTTCATGGTGTTGATCCCCGTCATAAGCCGCCAACCCGGCGGTACTTCATCAAATGGTCACGTGCAAATCATCACTACAGGTTGCTGCGCGACCGATACCGCTGGCGCCAACGAGAGCACCTCAATTGCAATCTGAGAGATTCGCCCCTTCGGATTGCTGATTGACAGCACCTCCGCTATCTCCTGGCTTACGCGCCCCTTCGGGTTCGGAATCGATATGACCTCGACAACAGTCTGGGAATTGCGGGCTGCAGTCATTTACGCGCACTCCACACCAAACTCGGCAGCATTGAGATTGGTTTTGGTCCAAGCTGCGCTGGTAGCCGGATCTGTTTCGCGAATCTCGCTGTAGTAGAGTTGCGAAGTGCCGAGCGCCTGCGCGGTACCCGAATAGTCTGTGCCGGCCGAGCGGGTCACAGCCTTCACCAATCGGTCCCCGGCATCATCCTTCAGGGCAGCAATGCTCAGTTGCACCCCGAAAATATTGACCGGAGTGTGCGAAATATCGCTGAATCCATAGGTGTCCTTCTGCGTGACGGTGCTACTTTCCACGTAGTCGGTAGTGTTCGGCGTCGCATCGTCGACCAGCGTGTAATGCGTGGAGCCCGAACTCGTCGCCCATGCAGCGTTGGCGCCATCCGATGTCGGATACAAGGTGTCGATGCGGACGTCGCCCAGGAAGTTATTGTTGCTCGATCCACTCTGGTCGCAGACATAGAGGTCATCGAACGTCATAGCGTTGTTGTTGCCGACCGCCCCTAATCGGATCTGATTTGCCGAAGCATTGGCTGTACTCTTTGTGTCTTGGCCAGTTGCCACGGTTATCCAATCGACTCCATTCACGCGCACCTTGCACGAGTTGGCCGAGATAGAGTCGGCAATGGTGACTTTGAACTCGATGAAGTAGAAATTGCCAGTTGTAAGCGCAGAAGTTGACGTTCCCCCAGAAAGCGCCGTGCCATTGCGCGTCACAGACAACGTCCCATCCAAATTCAATCGCAAGTCGCACTGTACGTTGCCAGCATCCAGCAACGTAAATATTACCTGCGAAGCGAGGGCACTAAAATTTACGGCGCTGCCAACTACAAAGCTGGCACTCGGAGGAAGAGTCTTGATGGCATGCGATGTTCCAGGGACCGACATCGCGCCGCCGCCGCGCCGTCCTGACGTTGCACCGATGGATACCGCACCGAACAAAGAGGTCCACTTCTTCGTGATATCCGCCGTCGCGTAGTGGTCATACCCATCCATAAAGATCAGTGACATTCCATTGCCCCTATCGAGTTCCTGCTAGCGAAAAGCCGATATCTGCCAGCGTCGCGTCGGGCGTTGCTGGCGCTACCACCCTGAGGATGTCGCCGGCAGCGAAGGTCGTCTGCGACGCCATGATGAAAGTCGCGGTCGTGGCGCCCGCTGCGAATCGCATAGTTCCCACGGATGCGCCGTTCTTCTGGATATCGAAGTCCGTCTGGGCCGTAGCGGCCGTGCCCGCAGCGCCTCGGCTGTTCGTCAGGCCCGCGGGGAAAATGACTTGGCGCGGGAATGGCAAGCGCACGAGCACCGCGCTTGCCGCCGGTACGCCGTTGTAGGTTCCGCCCACGTCGTAGGGCGGATCGTAGAACTCGATGCCAGTCTCGTCGGATTTCACCCGCACCGACTTGCCAGCCTTTCCCGAATAGCTGGCAGGCGCATCGCTCAAGCCTGTGAAAGTCGTGGCGCCAACATTTCCCGCCGCCTTCACATTGGTCCCGTCCTGGTACAACTGGGCAACGCTCCCTTGCGCCACTGCCACACCGGTTCCGGTGGCCCCCTTGATGGTTACCGTGAAGCTCCCGGTGGTGTTATTGGTGACAATCCACGCCCGTGGACCGGTACCCAGCGGGACAATGACGTTGATGTTTGCGGTGATAGCGCCCGTCAGGTTTATCACCTGATTGTTTGCCTCAGTCGCGGTCAACGTCACATCGACTCCACCGGCAACGTCCTTGTTCAGTCTTCCCGTCAGGAATATCCGCGCAAGTTCTCCAAGGACAGCCTTGCCCTCCCCGGCTTCAAGCCGCTCGTCGAGCGAGTTGTAGGTTGTTCCAAGGGCGGTGCTTATCAGAGCAGCCAGGAAGTCCGCCGCATTCGGGAACACCGGTGCCACGCGGGTAATGGCGCCGAACGCTGAGCCGGTCCAGACCACCGAGTAAATAGGCTCTGCCGAGGACGTGACCACATTCGGCTGGCCACCGGCGTCCACTTCCACGTAGTAGGTGGCGGCCGACTTGCCGGAGAAACTCAAGGTGGCCGCGCTCACCAACTGCAGCACCTTCGAGAGCGAGATGCGCCACGTATAGCCCGGCTGCATCGTCAGGTTCGACCCGCTTGTCGACGGAGCGAAGCTGCCGTAGCCAATCAGAGCCGTTGACCCGAACATGCCCTCAAACGCCGTGACCGCAGTGGCAGCGCTGGACGCACCGCCCTGTGTGGCGGCCTGCAGCGCGTCCACGGCGGCCTTGATGATCCCGTAGTTGCCGTTGTGCTTGGAGATGTAGTTGGCATCACCGATGGAAAAGGTTGCGAGTTCAATGGTCACTTAGCGAATCTCCTGAAGAACGCCGCCCCGGAAGATCGCCGAGGAACCATAAGGCACGACGCCATAGCCACCGTAGGTGGCCAGCTCACCATAGGACAGCGGCCGACCATCGATCGTGAGATCAACGATGGAGCCCACCGACAGGTCCGCCAAATTGACGTTGACCACCGTGTAGGTACCGGGAAGCTCCTTCGAGAAGCCCACCACCTCATACTGGCCGGTGGCAGATCGTCTCAGCCGGCAGGCGTTGCCGGTGTCGGCATAGAGGAGTTCATCGTTGCCGCGTGCGATCGGCACATTGCGCAGCGGATCCTTCTCGCCGATATCGACGTCAACGGCATAGATGGTGTTCAGGCCGTCCGTTACCAGCAGCGCTGGCCGGGTCAGGATCTTGCCGTCCATCTCGGCCCTGGCATCACGGATCTGCGCCGAGACCAGATTGGTGAGGATGCTCATGCGACAAACCCCTGTAGCTCAAGAACCGCTGGCGCGTTGCGTGCCAGGTTGCGGGTGTAGTCAGTGACGCAAAAGCACGTACCGTCCGGAAGCTGCAGGATGTCGCCCGGCTCGATGCGAGGATCGTCGACGATAGAGGCGCCCCACGACGTCGCGCTGCGCGCTCGGTACGCCAGCTCACGCACCGCCACTGCCTGGGCGTGGGCCTCATTCACGATCAGATCATTCTCGATGTCCTCGACGTTCTCGGTCCAAATCGACGCAGCGCTGTTCTTCGCCTCAGTGGTATTGCGGCCGTGCACGAAGTCGTATGGCGTGCCCCAGACCTCATAGATCCCGGTGCCGATGGAAGCCAGAATCAGCAGCACCACCAGCTCGGCCGCGCCGTGGACAATCTTGCCGACCGGCGCCGTCGGCCCGCCAAACGGCGGCGCAATGTCCGGCAGCGCGCTGTACACCTTCATGGCGAGAATCAGCCCGACGAGGGTCGGCGCCCATGCCACCGTGGTCAGCAGGATCTCGCCACTGGTGGTCGTGAGCTGCTTGTACTCCTCGTCGCAGACGGGCAGCAACCCGCCATTGGCGGACTGTTTGATCACCAGCCTGGTGTTCTCCGCTCGCTGGGTAGCGTCATCGGAGAACGAGATGCTCTTGCGCTGATGCAGTTGAAAGAACCCAGCCGTGATGGTCGCGTCAGCCAGCTTGGCATCCTGCTGCGCCACCTTTGTCAGTTGAGGATCCAGCCACTTGAGCCGCAAGCTTGACAGTGCGGGCACTGAGCGGCCACCGCTGACCGCGACAATGCGTGCCTCATCGAGCACGATGTCCGTTGCGCGCCCAAGCTCGCGAGATTGAGTCGTTAGACGCCCCAGTCCGTCGAAGCGCGGTGCGAGCCCGAGGGGCAGCAGCAGCTGCTCAAGCATGTCCCAGGCGGTCAGGTCCGCGAGCTGGGTATTGCTATGCATCGTCGTGACTGGCGATGGGGGAAGGATGATCTCGTCATCGTTGAGCCCGAGTGCCCGTCCGATCTGTCGCGCAATCTCGGTCAGCGGCGTCGCCACGGGGAAGAAGTCCGTCACCCGCCGCACGCTACGCCAGGCCGGCGTGGCATCTGGACTACGGGCGGTCAGCGTGAGCCGGCGCGTGCCACGCTCGATCCGATAGTCGTTGACTGATTCGATGATCCCCAGCCACAGGATCTGGCCATCCAGCTTCAACTCGAGAATCTGCCCGGCCTTTGGTTGGCTGGCGCCGTACAGCTCAAGATGCCAGGTCAGCGAGGCGGAAAGCTCGCGCGGCGACTGGCGCAGCGTCTCGGAAACGTAGGCCGACAGGTCGATGGCATCGGTGGCAGCACCGGTGCGCACATCACGGATGGATGCCGTCGGGTGGAGAATCAGCGCCACCGTGCGCAGCGCGTCCTTGTCGACCGGAGACCAGCGCCCGTCCATTACAGTTTCCCCAGGATGCGCAAGCGCAGTTCAACGTCGAAATTGATGTAGCCTGCCTCATTGAAGATCACGTGGTTCAGCGAGATGCCGTCCCCGCCCCCTACAGTCAGCGACACCAACGCCACCTCGTAACCGTTGGCGTTGACGTAGCTGGGATACCAATTCACCCGCGCTACCGCGGGATCGGGCGGATTCGACCAGTGAGCAACCAGCATGCGCAGCTGATCGACCGTCATCGATAGGCCGCCATCGGCATTCCAGCGCTCGACCACCTCAACGTCGCGCAGCTTGCCTTGCCAAAGCGTATTCGAGGCCCCGCCGAGGGTGCGCGTGCTTGCCCAGGTCGGCGCGATGATCGCGTCGCCATCCATATTGGTCCACTGATCGGGCGCCCGCGCGTAGTCGTAGGTGCCGAGTGTTGGATGCACAAGCCGACCATTACCGACTGCTGCGCCGACCGCCGGCAACACTGAAATCGTGATCTGCTCGGTCCCGGTGGACGCATCGCCTATAGTGAAGCTCGCAGAGCTGGTCAGGACGGTCATAGTGCATCCTCCACCGTTGCGCTAGCGCTCAGGTCCATCGACCCCGGGGCGTCGCAGTGAATCGTTGCAGCAGCTTCCCCATGCCCATCTGAGCCAGCGGGATGCCGTACGATCGAGGCGTCTCCAACTACGGACAGAACCACTGAGGCGCCCGAAACTGGCTCACCAGCGTCACCCACCACACGTACCAGCACCGGCACGTTTCGGTCTTTTCGCGGGGCCTTCAGCGGTAGCGGCTTTGTCAGGTGAGTGCCAAGCGGCACCGGATACCAGCCTCGAATCACCGACTGGCAAGCGCCATCAACCGCGTCGTCGACCACCTGAAATGCCAATAGTCGGCGATATATGCGATCCCAAGCGTAGACGACGTCGCTACCGGCTGGGGCGGGCGATCGCACCGTATGCAGAACCTCTCCGGTGGCGTAGTCCACAAGGTTCAGTAGCCCATTAGCTGTTGCCACATAACAGCGGCGCTCGTCCTCCGGCAGGATATCCGTCGGCGTCCCGGCAACATTGATGTGGCGAATCAGCGCGCCAGTCGTCCAGTTATAGACGCCAATCTTATTGGCCCCGCCCTCGCTGCTGGTATAGAGCACAGCTAGGTTCTGTTGCCGGTCAACCATGGCAACGTGGACGCCAAACGCCCCGAAATCGGCGGGATCGCGTCGCGTGCCAGGAATCTCTGCATAGCTGATGCCGTCCACCTCAAAGAAGCTTCCCGTGATGGAGTGCTGCCAGAGCGAGCCATCACGCGCCTGGACGAACCCGTAGTCGAAGAGACTCCCAGGGTTAGCCCCTCGGCCCATGAACTCGCCGGTCACCGCATTGAACTTCCACCACATGGTTTCGAAGCCCGGCCAGTAAATCCGACCAGTCACGCCGACCACCACGATGACTGCATCAGCTGTCGCTGTCTTCTCTTGAGTCACAAACATCCCATATACGCCGCCCAATGTCTCGGCATAGATTCTTGGAGGCGTTACGAGATGCCCGTTGTATAGCGCTCCGAGCCCTGACCCGCTCGGTATACCCGCCCACTCTGCCGGCAGCCGATAGCGGATGGGGCTCGATTGAAATATCTGGCGAAACATCAGAATTTCACCTCCGCCGTAATCGTCGGCATTCCACCGGCGGCATTTGGCGCGATATAGGTATTCCACGCCCACCCATTGCTGTCCGTCGCGCTTTGCAGAAGCTCCAACGCGCCCGGGCCGATCAGTGCCCAATCGACGGTCTCGTCCTTGCACGGCTCGCTGTTCGAGCCGAGAACGCGGGTCTTGATGGAGCTTGCACGACCCTTTGCCAGCGGCGTGACTGCAACCGGATCGGAGATCGTCGCCGGGCGCGGGGAGCTGGCGAACACAGTGAGCTGAGCACCAACCAGCGCCACGAAGATGTCATGCCGTGGGCTATACCAAGCACCTACATTGGCACCGATGAATGCGACACCACCGACCTGCGTCTTCTTGACCCAATCGTAGAAGACCACCGTGCCGTTGCCGAACGCGACTGCGAGGACGTTGGTATCGCGAGTACGGGATATCGTCGCGCTGTCACCGATAGCGGCGCCGCTGAGACTGGCCTCGTATGCCCAAGAGCCAACGAGCGTGAGGGGCTTCGATTGCACGTTCGTGCCCGCGAAGTGGAGGTAGCGATCCGGCGTGCGCACCTGCGCTCCGACTACATAGCCCGTGGCTTCCGAGCCAAGGACCAAATCGCCAAAAGTGGCAGCTCGCTTGTTGAACTTGTAGAGCCTGCTTTCTTCGGAGGAATCGTGGACCAGGTACTCACCGGGATTCTGCAGGTCCAGTGCAAATGCATTGGCACGTGCCTGAGCTGCTCGAAGGTAGGCGTGGCCATCCAACTGAACCACGTGCAAGCCGCCCTTGGCGAAACTGAACGTGTAGAGGCCAATGTCATCGTCGTAAAGCGCAGAACCACCCGCCGATGGGTCTGTGACCAACGAACCGTTCGCCACGATATTGAAAGGACCCGCCAGCAGTTCAAGTGCCATGCTCGGCCTCGATGACAGCAGCGCCGGAGAGTCCCGCGGGATCGTATTTCGCCCAGGCGCGCCCTTGCGCGTCCGTACGCCCACCCAAAGGCGTCACGACGCCGGGGCCGCTGGCCACCGACCACAAGACGGCAACGTTGGGCGGCCCATCGAACACCACTATGGCGGTCGCATCCGCGCGCAAGGGATTGGATAGCACGCGCAGGCTCATCGCGTTGCCGCCATCCGGGCAAGCTCGCCACCCAGCCAGTCTTGCAGCGTCCAGTGGAGGGCGTTGTCCGGGATCTGCAACTGGAAGCTGGTTGGCGCCGGTTGCAGGTGCGGTGCGCCGGACGCGGCGGGCGCGGACACCAGACCACCTCCGGCGAATCGCGCCACCGCGCTCGATCGGGCAAACGCCGCCGGATGGACCGCGCCCCGGAATTGCGATGCCGCCGATCGCACCGCCGAACCACCGCGGTTCACCCAGTTCAGGAAGCCGACACCGACATCGCGCACGGCCGAGGCACGCACGACGTACTCCTGGTCGGAAAGCAGCGCCGGGATGCTGTCGCTGGTGGTGGTGCCAGGGCCGCGAATGTAGCCGCCGTCCGCCTTCTTTACAGCACCACCCCCACCCCCGATCCCGACAAAGGACAGCACCGTGTCTATGGTGCCCCCCATGTTCCCAAACAACGAATCGAACAGCTTCTCGCCCAGCTTCTTTCCGATGGTATTCAGTAGAGAGTTGACGACCCCCTTCGCAAACTCGTTCACCGCCTTCGACGCGCTCTTTGCGCCGGTCACGACGTCTTGAAACATCGTTCCGAAGCCAGTAATGAACGACGTCTTCGCCACCTGCTGGACATCGGTGGATGCCTTCTTGAGCCCCTCGATTTCTACTCTGACCTGCTCCGCATTGGACTTGATCTGGATTGATGGGGACGCTGCGGCAAGCTTATCGAGTTCTTGCTGCAGCCGCTCAAGATCCGGTAGCGCTTGGTCCCTGATTGGGCGGAACGCCCTCTCCAAAGAATCGCCTTCGAAACCTTGACCCTGCAGCAGCTGGCTAGACCGTTGCAGGCGCCCCAGGATTTCGTCAATTTGACCTTTGATGCGTTGGAAATCTGCCTGATCCACCTCCAGGCGAATTTTTTGCTCGACCACGTCCGGCGACAGCAGTTCGGGGTTGGCCTTGGACATCTCCATCAGATCCCGATTGCGCGCACGCACGTTCTTTTCGATCTGCTCGCGAGTGAGGGTGCCGGTGGCGGAATCAACCTCAGTCTGAACGCCAGTGGCCTGCGCCTCCAGCAAGCGCTTCGCCCGATCACGCTCAGTATTGGATTCGCGTATCGCCTGTGTGCGATCCTGCTCCAGCTTGAGGTTGCGCGTGTTCAGCTGCTGGATTTCTGTCTCCAGCTTCTTGTTCTGGGTGGAAATCTGCACCCGCTCGTTCGGGTTCTTGGGGTTCTGGCCGCCCAAGCTCCCCTGCTCGGCCTGAAGTTTCTCGATCAGCTTCCGGTTGCGAGACTCTTCGGCATCAATGCCGTCGGTGACGATCTTCAGGCGCTGGTCATAGTAGGCGCTGATACCAACGAGGCTGTCCTTGTAGGCGCGCTCGTTCTCCGCCTGGTCGAACGCCAGAGCGTCTTTCTTGAGCGTCAATTCCTGATCGAGCGTCGCCTTCAACTGATCGAAATCGGCCTTCGCTGCGGCATTCTGCGTGCCAAGCCCTGAGGCGCCGGCGCCCTGCCGGCGCGCCTCCGCGATCGCGTCATTTCGGGCCTTGGTGACCTCGGCCAGGCGCTTCGGATCGAACTTCGGGTTGTCCTTCTGGAGCTCAGGCGTCTCCGACACAGCCTTGGCGAAAGCGGAGTTGATCTCCTTGATGTCGTCGGCCGCCTTCTGGGACGTGCTGCGGTGCTTCTTGACCAGGTCCGTGAAGTCCTGCAACGCGCCGCTGTTCTTGAGACCGATCTTGCCGACGGCCTTTTCCTGCTCTGCAGCCTGCTTGTCGACTGCCTGCTGTTGCAGCTTTCCAAGTTCCTCGAGGGCCGCCAACTGCTGCCTCGCCTGGTTCAGCTCCCGATCTCGCGAGCCACGGGAGAGCTTTTCGCCGTTGCTCAGGATGAACGGCCGCATGCCGCTCGGGCCCGGCTGCTGCGCAGCGCCTTCGAGCAACGCGATCCTGTTGCGGAGTGCATCCTGTCCCGCCTTGTTCTCCCCGATATCCCCCGCCCCGAACTTCAGCTCCCGCTTCATGCGGGCAATCTTGTCACGGGTAGTCTGCACCGACACGTCGATGCCATTGAGCGAGTCCTTCGCCGCACTGCCGAACGACGCCCAAGCGGCCACGCCGGTGATCAGCAAGGCGACGATCCCGATGGGACCGCCCAGCAGGCCGGCGACGCGCGAAAGCACGCCTGCGGCGCCGGTCGGCCCCATGGCCGTCGCAAGTGCTGTTTGGGCTGCGGCATGCGCTGACGCAGCAGCCGCCGCACGCTGCTGAGCGGGCACGAGCACCGTCTCCGCCAGCGCCAGCCGCTGCATACCTGCAGCGGCCGCCACCGCGGCCTCAGCCTCGGCAAGCAGCAAACCGGTATGGATCCGAACGGCATCCGCATGCGCCACCTTCGCCCGCAGATCCGCCAGCGTGGCAGCGGTAGCCGCCCGAGTGGCAGCATCGCCGCCGAGGGTTGCACTGGTCGCCGCGGTGATAGCGCCGGCAACGCCCTCCAGCACTCCACGCACCACCTGGAATACCTTGAGCGCCGCGTATGCCTGCCCGAGCGCAACCACGGCTTCGCGATGCTCGAGCAGGAAGCCAGCCACCCGGCGCAGGCCCTGCCCGAGGTCGACCAGACCCTCCGCAAAGCTCCGCATCGTCTGCACGGTCTGCGGATTGAGCTGGATCGACTTGACCTTGTCTCCCTCGCGCTCGATTGTGACGAAGGCGTCGGCCGCCTCCCCCAGCCCTTCCTTGATGGCATCGAAGAGCGGCTTGAAACCCTCGGCCGCCGCGCGCGTCGCCCCCTCCTTCAGGCTGGAGAGCCGGCCGTCGAAGGTGTCACCGAAGCGCGCGGACGCGGCCTCGAAGCCCTGCAGCCGGTCCATCAGGAACTTGAACAGGCCTTCGCTCGAAGCCTTGGCGCGCTTGATGTCCTCGTCCTTGATGCCCAGCGCAGTGGCCAGGGTGGAGCCCGACGGCGTGATGCCGCCCTGCACCAGATCACGCAACTCCTGAATCACCTGGTTCGAGTTCAAGCCGAGCGACTTGACCGCGTTGACACCGGTCACGGTCAACTGGCGCACCTGCTCGAGCGTCAGCTTGGCGGCCAGCGCCGGCCCAAGGATCGCTTGGAAAGCGCGAACGAGTTCCTCGCTGTTGGCGGCTGTGGCCAGCGCGTCGTTGTTCAGGTCCGCGATGATCTTGCGCGAGATGCCCAGAGCCTGGTTCAGGCTGACAGCCTTGCCGTCGATCGTGATCATCGAGGACAGGATGCCGGCCATCCCAAGCTCAGCCGTCTCCATACTGGCAGAGAACTTGATGCCCGCTTCCGGCAGGCCAGTCAAAGCCGCCTTCACGGCCTGCAACGCCTGACCGATGATGAAGATTCCGGCAGCAACAGTGCCGATGCTCTTCAGGCCCGCGACGCTCTGACCGATCGATCGGACTTCGTCGCCGACCTTCGCCAGCTCTCCAGCCGTTGAGCGGGCGGTCGTCTGGACGCCCTGCAGGCCTGACTGCACGCCGGTGAGATTCTTGCCTGCGTCGTCGGTCTTCTTCAGCGCGGACGCAAAGTCGCGCAGAGCGGCCAAGGCCCGCTCGTTTGCGAGATTGATCCGGTAGCTGATCTCACGTTCGGTCATGGGCGTCTAAGTGGTGCGCTGAATGCTTTCCAGAGTTGTTTCCAGCCCTTCTCATCGGCTTGACCGCCACGCGCGATCAGGAGCTGCTCCCGGCTACGCTCCTGCGCCTGCCTGGCAATGGCATCCGAGAAGCCCCTCAGCTGGGCCATGGTGTAGCCCAGCACTTCTCTCAGACTGTGGCCGGCCCCGACGAGCTGTTGGGCGATGTCGAACCACCCGGGAACATCGCCTGAAGCTGGCTGGCTACTGGCTTCAGACGTTGCTCGAAAAAATCTCGGTTCACGCTAAGCACGTCCGCGAACAGATTGACCGGCACGTCCAGCTCCTGCTCGTCCAGCCAGTCCCGCTCCACGCGCGCACCAATGCAGATGACAGTAAGCAAAGCCTCCGCATGCCGCGTGAACAGGTGCACGATGTCGCCGGCCACCATTGCATCCGGCAGCACGCCGATGTCGGCGAAGACGGGCTCCAGAGCTGACAGCATGGGGCCGAATTCCTTCACCTTGAGGGGGGTAATCCGAACCTGACGCTCGCCGAAGCCCCTCTCGATCGAGGGGCCGCCGGCGAGCTGTGTCAGTTCGGCAACGGGTGCAGGGGTGCTCATGGATTACGTCAGTTGGACCAAGCGGCCGAACTGGCCGTAGTCGCTGGCCGCGGTCTTGGTTTGGTCGCTCAAGCACGACCCGGCCAGCTCAAACGTGTTGAGGTCGTCGCTGATCATCGAGAAGTCCTTCGCCGGATCCAGGCGGGTGCGGTAGATATCGAGCACCACCTTCGGAAAGCCAGACACTGCGGTGTTGAGCCCAACGAAGCGCACCCAGTATTCGACGTTGGCGGCCGTGTACATCTTCACGCGACTCAGAGCGGCCTTCGTGTAGTCGGCCTTCAGAGGCAGCGTGTACGGGCCGCCGGTCGTCGCGTCCAGAATCTCGATCTGACCAGATTTCGAGTCCAGATCGTAGTTCGTGCCGGCCGCCAGGGTCTTCGGCGTTCCGGAGCTGTCCTTGATGGTGACGGCCGACAGATCCTGAGCAGCCAGGATGAAGACATTGCCGACCGCGAGCGTGCCGGTAGTCGGCGAGATGATTTCGTTGGTGACCGATCCGGACGACTGGGCCACCGCGTCGCCCTGCGTGAGCAGCTGGATGTTTTCGGTGCTGATCTGGCGGAGCGAAGCCTTGAAGCTCATCTTGAGCTCGCGCGTGATACGCACAACAGTCTGCCGGTTGCCGGAATAGTTTTCCTTGGCCTCCAGCACATCGGGCTCCGCCGAGAACGAGACGTCAGCGGCGTCGCCGACCCAGCGCAGCGCCTTCGGATTGCCGGCGGTGTCGCGCTGGCCGAAGAACAGCTTTCCCTGCCCCGAGAAGTAATCCATGATGATCTCCAGTTTTGGCCGTTACGGGGCCGTGGGTTTTTCCAAGTACTCGACGACGCCCAGCACCTGGGCGCAAACCGTTTTCGTGCCTGCGCCACGGGGCATCGCCCTGTCGCCGACAATGCGCAGGTTCATGACGCGACCATCCAAGCCACCATCCTTGAACACAGCACGCTTGATATCCGCGATCATGGCGTGCGCCTTGATCAGGGGGTTGTCGGGATCACAGGTGTCAAAGCCTTCGATCACGAACGACCGCGCCCAGGTGTTGGTGCCCGCATGCGGCCGGGTAGCGTCCTTGCTCTCGCCGGAGCCGTCATGCAACGAGGACAACGGCACCGGATCCTGCTCGTCGTTTCCAAACTCTCTGCCGAGATAGACTCGCGCGCCGATGTCGGTCGCGTAGCCATCGGCCGTGCGGATCGATTGGAGCCGCTCCTTGAGCGCCAGGAGGATGTCGAGGGCCTTGCTCATGCCTTGTTGACCCAGTAGGCAGCGACGAAGCTGTCATCCTCGTCGCGTTCGTCGATGGTGTAAGTCACCGAGGCCAGCTCGCCGAGCTCTTCCGGCGTGCCGTCGTAAATAATCGTGGTGCCACGCGGCAGAGACGCAATGTCCTCGCGCAGCACGGTGATCCGCGTACCGACCTCGGTACGATCGCCGTACTCCCCACTGATGCGCGGCCGGCGCTCGACGACGGCGTCGAAGACCACGCTGCCGGCGCGCAGGCGCGCGTTCGCCAGGCGGCGAATGACCGACCTGGCAATGCGCTGATCAAGGGAGTACGGTGCGGCCATGACTTACCGGCTCGTCAGGTTGCCACCGGCAGGTAGGCGCCGAGCTTGATCTTGACGGTCGCGCTCGGGTTCGCCGCAGCTTCGACCGCCACGCCCACACATTGCTGCGCGGTGCTGGTCTTGTTGACCACCTTGTTGGTCGCATCCCAGAACACCCGGTCACCGACGCTGATGGCCAGGGCCGAGGTCTTGGCGATCTCGATCACCCCCTCGGTGCGGAACTCATTGGCGACGCCATTCTTGGCATCGTTGACCGCGACGCCGAACAGGCCGGCACCGAATAGGTACCCGATACCGGCCGCCACATCGGCGGCGGGGGTCAGCGTCAGGGTCTCGCCGTACTGAATGAAGTTCTTCATGATCCGATCCTTTCGAAATCAGTGGGTGGAATCGGCGGGTTACGCGCCTGGGTTCTTGTGCGCGCCGCGGTAATCGATGCCCGCCACACCGAAATCGATGCGGACCTTGTAGCGGGCGCCGTCCACGTCGAAGCCGTTCTGCAGCTCGAGGTACGGGTCCTGTGCGCCGTCCAGGAACGCGACCTCCAGCGCCGGGGCCTCCGCCGGATCGGCGAAGAAGTACCAGGCAGTGCCAGAAAGGCGCGGGGTATCGACGATGTCGCGCACCAAGCCGCGCACGAGGTTCGGCTTCTGCAGCTTGTTGGCGGTGTCCGGGTCGTACTGGGCGTCGTTGGTCACGCGCGCGGTACCGCCGATGCCAATCGGGCCCAGCCAGATCGCGGGGCGCAGGTCGAGATAGTCGTTGCCGCTGACATCCTTCTGCTGCGCCATCTGCACGCGGCCGGCCTCGAAGGAGGCCACTGCCGGCGCCGCCGCGGTGCCAGCGATGTTTCCGTGGCTGGCATGGAACAGGGCCAGGCCGTCTTCCAGCGTCGGACCGGCGCCGGAATTTTCCGCCAGGCGGGCATACACGGCCGCCTCGATGGTGCGCTTGGCGGCGCGGCCAAGCATGCTGGCAAGACCGATGAACGCGCCCAGATCATCATTGATGATCATCTGGCGGCTCAGATTGATGATGTTCCCGCGGGTGCCGGCCGTGATGGAGGCCTTCTCGCCATCCGGGATGGTCTTGTTCTTGAACTCGCCGAGTTCGTTCAGCACGTCCAGGTTGCCGAGGCTGCCGACACGGTAGCGCGGATGTGCGCGGAAGTCCGACACGCTGCCGATCGAGCAGAAGCGGCTCCAGGTATCCGGAGCGAGCGCGTAGGCCTGCTGCAGCGTCTTGTGCATCGTGTTTTCGAGCAGGATCGGGAAATCGCTGGTGGACTGCGTGAACGCAGCCGCTACGATCTTCATCTGATCCATGCCGTCAACCTTGACGCCAGCCCGGACGAGGCATGCACGCGCCAGATCGAGCAGCTTGTAGCCACGCAGCGGATTGGCTGCGTTGGCGCGCACCGGCGAACCCTTGTCATCACGGGCGGCGGCTCGGGCCAGGATTGCCTCCGTCGCGGCCGCCCGGAATTTGTCCTGCTCATCCTCGACCGTGACGATGTTGCCGGCCACCGGCGTGCCTTCCTTGCCGAGGTGTGCCAGCAGCTTCTCGCGGGCGCCCTGCACGCTGCATTGGGTGTCGGCCTCGCAGGCAGCCATCAGATCGGCGACGCCTTCGCGGGCGCCAAAGCTGGCAAAGGCCGCGCGGATATCGGTACGACGCTGAGCTTCGGCTTGCACGCCGCGCGCAACGGCTTCCGCCTGGCTGGCTTGGGCCGCAGAATCGGCCGGAGTTGCGGGCGCCGGTGCAGCGGCCGCCGGGTTCGGATGAGGCATGTGCTTCTCCTTCAAGTTGAAAGCGGCTGCCGCCGCCGGGATGGCGCGGAAGCGAGAAAGGTCGTGGGAGGCCGCAATCGGCATCGCCGTGGTGACCGTATCGACGAACTTCTCGGCCAGAGCCTGCTCGGCCGTGTAGTAGTGGTCGACGCCATCGGTGAGCAGAGCCAGCATCTCCTCGGCGGGCCGACCAGTCTTGGCGGCATAGCTGTTCGACATGGCCTGCGACCAGGTATCGAGGTAGTCGGCGACCTCGCGCAGCGCGACGGCATTGCCCGAGGCGTAGACCCACGGTGCGTGGATCATCAGGATGGCGTTCTCGGCCATCTCGACGGTGTCGCCGGCCATAGCGATCAGGCTGGCGATGCTCATGGCGGTGCCATCAATGCTGACCGTGACCGCGGCGCGGTGCCGCTTGAGCGCGTTGTAGATGGCGATGCCATCGGAGACCGAGCCGCCGAAGCTGTTGATGCGTACGGTAAGCTCGTCGACGTTCAGCGCCGCCACTTCCTTGACGAAGTCAGCGGCCGCCACGGACTCACCCCACCAGGATTCCCCGATATCGCCGTAAATGAAGATCTCGGCGGAGCTTGCGGCCACGCCGCCGGCAGCGACCGCCGCGGCGGCTGCGGCCGTGGCAGCGCGGGCGCGAATGCTGTACCACTTTTGGGGAGACTTGCTCATCGCCAAGACCTGTGCATTTGGTATGCAGCAAGTCTGGCAAAAAGCGATTCCGGTTTTTAGGGGTAAAACCGGAATATTTTCAGCGGCGATGGATTCTTGCCTTGATGTAGCATCGGGCCGTGCATGCGTACCCACAAAAAAAGCCCCGAAAACCGGGGCTTTTTCTTGATTCCGAGGGGAACTTCATTCCCAGGGGAGCGGTTTCCCCCGTACCCACAAAAAAAGCCCCGAAAACCGGGGCTTTTTCTTGATTCCGAGGGGAACTTCATTCCCAGGGGAGCGGTTTCCCCGTCATCGCCAGCGATTGGCCGACCAGCAGGACCTGGACCGTGTTGTGGGTGATCGAAGTCTGCGACAGGCGCTGGGCGCCCTGCAGAATCTGCTCCCGGCTGAGCTCCGGCCGCCGGGCCAAGATGGCCATCACGGCCGTCTCACCCAGCTGAGCCTGCTTTACCATTGGCCGCAGGGCCGGAATGGCCACCAGGGCCGCCCCCACCAGCTGAGCTTGCTCTACCATTTGCTTGATCATCGTCGTCACCTTTTCGGATCCCTAACCCAAATCATAGCTCCAGCTCCTCAAGCTGGAGGCACAGGCTCTAGTGGCGCATCGGCGGCAGCAGGCGCACCTCCTTTAGTGTTGGCGAAATCTGAGGCCAGCACCAGCCCCTTGTCGGCAGCTTCCTTCCTGAACTTCGTGATGTTTTCCAGCACGTCGTACGGATTGACGCCGCGCTTGCGCATGACCTCGACCTCGGATGCGAAGCCGCATTGCACCAGCAGCTGCCAGGCGAGCGCTTCCTTCATGGGGTCGATCCATGGCATGGCCTGGCCGACGAACATTGCATCGTCAGCCAGATCTGACGCCACATCCTTCGGCCGCGGCACAACTCCGGACAGGTCGGCGATCGCGACGAAAGCCTCCCATACTGGCTGAACGAACATGCCAGTGAACTCGTCGGTCAGCACGGCATAGTTGACCCACTGCTCCACCAACTCCTGCCGCTGAGACGAATAGGTGCCGTCGTAGTCGCGGCTGATGCTCGAGTAGCTGGCGCCGATGCCGGCTGATGCCGCGCGAAGTTGGCCCTGCCGAAAGGTGAGGACGTTGGGATTGGGGCGCTTGGTGTCTACCAGACCAATTTCCTCGCCCACCTGCAGGCCGTCGATGATCGTGCCGGGATCGAACCCGATCTCGCGGGGGATGGGGTTGCCCTGATCATCCCGCTGGACGTTCTCCGGGTTGAATCCATCCGGCGACAGCTTCTTGATGTAGGCGGTCAACCGTGCGGCCAGCTTGGCGGCTACCCGTTCGCTCTCCTCGTAGTCCTTGATATCCTCGATCCGGGTGATGACGCTCGCGAATTCAGAGACGCCACGCAGCTGGCCAATGCGGTCGATAGCCGCCACCTGGAGCATGTTTTCGGCGGGGATACGCTTGACGTCGGAGGCGCGCGCGAGGAAGGTGCTATCGCCCGGAAACGCCTTATACACGTAGTAGCCGGTACGACGCCCCCAAGCGTTGCGCTGGATACCCTGGCGGATGTTGGCCGCCGGGTCCTCATAATCCATCGGAACCATGTCCGGCTCGAACAACTCGAGCGAGAACGGCACCTGGCTGCCATGCTGGAGGTACGGCACTGTGCCGCGCAGCAGCTGAGAGAACGCCTCCCCGTCGCGAAACCACGTCTTCGCGACTAACCGCTGGACCTTAGCCCAGTGGTGTTCCTGAGTGACCTCGGGCAGCTTCTGCCAGTCACGCCAGGCAGCGCGCAAGTCAGCGGCATACTGCTCGTGGATGGTGCCATCCGGACGGCGTGGCTGGGGCTCGACCCCGATTCCACCCGGCCCGACGACGTTGTTCACCAGCGTGCGCAGCATTCCGCGCGAGATGTCGTGATTCCGCTCTAGATGGCGCGCCTGCGCACGCAGCCAAACTGCACCCTGCCGCACCAGCTGGTCTGGCGATGCCTGATTGCGATGGAACTTGCGCAGCCGGCTTGGCTGTGCGGCTTCATAGCTCGCCCGGAGAGCCGCTCGATCAAATAGACGGCGTCGCCCGGCAGTCGGATCGAAATACGCAACGAGCTGGTCGATCAGGTTCATGGTCAGCGATCCAGTCTGGCGTTCAGGAAACGGATGCCGCCGGAACCCGGCACGCCGGCGGCCTGGGCCTGCTCGTTGGCCACACGAGCCTCCCATTCCTGCCTCCCCTTCCGGATCTCGGAAAGGTCCTCCATGCGCAGCACACGGTCGCCCAGCCGGGCTTCCTTGCCTTCGAGAATGGCCTGCTCGGCGGCCAAGTACTTCGCGAGCATGTCAGTGGCGGTCGTCATGGCGTCCAATCTATGGGAAAGTGAGTCCGGTTTTTAGGGGAAAAAGCGGAATATCTGCACTCGTCGGGGATTAGGTCCGGTTGATCACCTCGTAGAAGGTGGTTTTGCTGATCCCGAATTGACGGCAAACCTCATCGCGATTCCGGCCATTGAAGGCGGCGCGGATGGCCTCATCCCGTTCGCGCCGGTCTGGCGCCGGGATATAGACCTCCTGCCCACCCAGAAGCCGGCGCAGCCCGCGTTCGAGCCCCTCAATGATCGGCCTGGCAAGGTGCTCGAGCGGCGTGATCTCTTCCCGCACGATTGTCGTCAGTGCTCCGGTGAGGTCGATCGCGGCGTCAGATTGCGAGGCGTCTTCGTTCTTGAGGGGGTCGGTCATAGGCGGCTGCTCCAGTCGTCTGAGGCAATGGCAGTTCTTCTGGCAGGTGGTCGAGGTGCTGCCGGCGCGGCCGCCACGGAAGGCGTCGCGGTGCGCGCCGACGAGCCAGCTGGCTGGGACCGTAGGCGCTGTTCCAGCTGATCCCAGTATTTCGCCGCCTTACGGGCCAGATCGAAGTGGGTCTCCAGCCAGACGGCGTACACGGTGCAGTCCCAAGCCTCGACCCGCTTCCGGGTCGCCGTCCATTTGGATTCCTCGCCCCTGGCCGTCATCTTCGTGGTGCGCTGCTCGCCGGCCATCTGGCGAAAGAACTCGTCCGAGAGTTCGTGCGAGAAGTGCATGTAGCCCGGGCCAGGCCGGGGAATGTGGAGGCGGTTGTAGATCAGGTCCTTGGCGTGGTTCGTGCCAACGTGCCAGAGCTGCACGCCGTTGCGCTTCACGCGGCCGCGCCAGTCGATGTCCACTTTTGCCACGCCGTCCTTGATGTGCTTCTCCCGGCCAGGACGACCGGCGACGGCAAACACCTTGCGGCGGGCATATTTGGCTGCGTAGGCATAGACCGCATGCGTATTGTGACCGCGAGAGTCGATGGCAGCGCCTTCTATGTAGAGCGTGGCGCCAGACTCGTGGGTGAACGGGGTGTCGAACAGGTACTCTGTCAGGTCATCCCAGACCTTGTCCTGCGCCGGATTCCCGAAGAACACCTGGTGATCAACCACCCATTTCTCGCACCCGCGGCCATAGGCCCACACCACCACCTCCAGCCGGTTATCCTGCGTATCCACGCCTGCGAGCAACTGCAGACCTCCGAGCGGCACCCACCGCAGTGCATAGGGCTCGGCGCGCTGCTTGATCTCGTCGACGTCGGTGCGCTCGACTTCCTGCTCCCATGCCTCGCCGCGGGTGGTGTTGACGAACGCCTTCAGCTTCGACATGTCGCCTGTCTGGGCCTTCTCGTTCGCTGCCAGGAACTCGCGCACGATATCTGACCAGGCCACGGCCGGACTATAGGCGGTCCAGACCCCGAGAAATGCGACGTGACGGGGCGGCCGTACCACCTTGCCCTTCGCATTGCGAAACACACCATCGTGGCTGATGGTGGTGCCGTCATCCGACTGGTACCGACCCTGCTCCCAGACGCGCAAGTAGTCGGCCTGCTGAATCAGCGCGCCACAGTGAGGGCACAGGTGGCGCACGGTCTCCGGGTCGTCGTTTGTCCACTTGAACCCGTGCGCTTCTTCCTTCCCGCCCCAGGTGATCGGGTGGAAGGTGTCACATTCCGGGCAGGCGATGTGGTACCGGAACCGTTTCTCGGCAAGCTCCACCCGGCGCTCGATCAGCGACAGGCCCTTGAGCTTGGGGGTAGAGCCGCACACCAGCTTTGGGAAGGTAGCGCCCTCGGTACGCTTGGCTGCCAGCGTGACCGGGTCGCCCTCCTTCTCGACATCGCTGTCGAACGCGTCGAGCTCGTCGAGATACGCCACGTCCACCGAGATCCGGCGGTAGTTCTTTGCCGCCTTCCCGCCGCGCAGGTGGAGCATGGAGCCGAGAAATTTCTTGGCCTGCAGCGTGTTGTCCTTGTGCCTGGCGAGGAAGGCCGGGAAGATTTCGCGCATCACCGCCACATCGCGCAGCATCGGCTCCAGCTCGGTCTTGACGAACTCGTCGCGGTCATCGTCGGCCGGCTGCCAGAGCGCCTGGTTCCGGCGCCGGTGATGGGCGAAGTAGCCCACCGCGGCGAGGATCATCTTCGTGTAGCCCACCCGGGCCGACTTCTGCAGGTCGACCTCACGGATGGCGTCATTGCCAATGCACGCGAGGATGGCGCGCTGGAACGGCCACGCGCTCCATGCCTGCTCGACATAGGAGGATTCGGCCGACAGGTAGAAGTGCGCGGCCGCCCATTCCTCGAGCGTCATCGGCTCCGGCGTGCCGAACCCTGCCAGGCCTCGGCCGAGGTGGTGCGCAATGATGGGGCGATACTGAGGCGCCAGCATCAGGCGGGCTCCTCTTCGTCGGGCGCTTCGATGCCCAGATCATCCAGCGTCACGGCAGCGGCAATATTTCGCGCCTTGGCCACCTCCCGGGTGATCAGCTCCACATCGTCGGCGGACAGACTCGGCAGCCGCCGCTTGAGCATGCCGGGTATTGCTTCAAGGATCCCGGACACACGCGCGCCAGCCTGCGACAGAACCTGCTCGATGAGATGAACCGGAGCCAGCTCGCGCCGGGTGACCTCGTTCTGCAAGGCAATGCGGTCAGCCTGTTCTTTCGCCAGGCGCGCACGCTCCGCAATCAGGTCCAGACCTTCCTCTTCCGAAGCGCGACCGGCGGCAGTCTCGCGGAGGTGCCCGCAATAGGCGAGCAGCATCTGGCGACCGGTCATGCCAGCTACCAGGATCCCGCGCGCAACGAGGCTACTGACCGCTGGCTGGCTAATGCCGACCAGGCCAGCGAACTCTGCTTGCCTCATCTTCGCGTCGAGATTTATCACATAACCCCCCTATGGCCGCGTCGTGACTAGAGAGCGCGCGAGGCTCGAATTACCCTTACAGCACTCCTCTTGGGAGTACCTTTCGTCACTTTTCGACGTTTGCACCAAGCCTGTGCGTCCGCCGGGCGATCGCTGGGCGTCTGCGTGACGGATATGTCACCTTTCGACGAGAATGGACGGGGCGCTGTCATCGAAAGGCCCTCGAGTACTTGGCCAGCGCACGCGTCATCTCACCCTCGAACGCGGTACGTGCGATCTGGTCGGCCACCTCGAAGAAGCGGAAGCGCGGCTGGTAGCCTGGCGCACGCACGAACACGAGCACCGGCACAATGTCGCTGCCGTGAATGCCACGCTTGGCATAGACCCCAGACGGCAGGGTCTGCATGCGCCCATGCATCCAGCTGCGCGCGCCTATTCGGTGCCCGCGCCGCGCCACGAAGTAGGCCACGCCGTTGATAGTCTTGAACCCGTTCGCACTGCGCCCTACCCGCTCACGTCGCTTGCGGCTCTTGTCTGTGGCATTGGCGCGATACCCCTGTTCGCCGAAGGCTCGGAGGTAACTCAGGATCTGGACGATCTGGGCGCGGCTCATGTTGCCGTAGGCGTCTAGCTTGGCCCCGGCCGCAGGGATTGCGTACTCATCTGGCAGCATGGCGCCGATGCGCTGCAGCGCCTTCTCGAAACGCTTCCAGCCCCGGCCTCCGCCTGAGACCTCGGGCGCCAGGTACTTCACAGCAGGCGTCCCCTTGCTGGTGTCCGCCTTGAGACCCACTACTGCCTCTGGCTTGGCCGGCGTGGCCGGCTGCAGGTACACGCTGTTGATGGTGTATCGGGTGGGCCTGTCAAAGGCGCGCTGGATCTCAACGCGCTCTGCATCGCGAATCAGTCGCCCGGTCTGCGTCAACGCGACGACGCTGGCGAACGGCAGATCGCGGTTCATCAGCCGGTCGATGTCACGTATGACAGCGCCTGCATTACCACTGATGCTCAGCTTGTCGGCCATCCGTCAGCCCACCCGCGGCATAGGCCGCACGTCGAGCCAGACACAGACCATGATGCCGATGACCACAGAGACCAGAATCCATACGTACATCGTCATCACCTCGAAAAGAAAAAGCCCGCCGAGTCGCCTCGGACAGGCAAAGCCCACATCGTGGGAGGAGACACAGGTTGCGGCGCGCGTGCACGCGCCCCAGAAGCGGCGTGGCAGAGCGAAAGATTCCCCGGTGCTTTCACTTTGTTCCCCGTTGCAAAACCGTCAATGCCAGCCAGCGTCAGCCTCCGTTGAGCTGCGCCAGCGTTGCGTCGAGCAGATCCAGTTCCGTCATCTTGAGGATCCGCAGGTATGTCTTGTCTCCATGCACCCCGTTCTTGCCCTGGTGGCAATCCAAGTGGCAAAGCGGGATGACTAGGTGATTTCCGGCCCGCTGCGCTCCACCCTGACCCGTGCGAATGTGGTGCGCGTCGGTGGATGATTCCTGCCGCCGGTCCAGCAGCGTGCAGCAGATGCAAGCCATCTTCTTAATCCGGCCCATGTAGGCAAGTTCCGCCTTGGTCGGTGCCTTTTTGCTCATGCAGCCTCCCCTGGGAACAAGCCGGTCTGCTGCGCGTGCAGCGGCTCCACGACGATCTCGGCGCGGGGATTGGCGCGGTCTATGGAATGGAATACGTGCTTCTCCCGGACTTGCCGGTCATTGACGTAGACGCCGCGCTGGACCAGCAGCCGCTTGTCCCCCTTCCCCGAGTACCGTGCCTGCATCACGTCAAGCAGCACGGATTCGTCCAGGTCGGGCCGCTCGCTGGCGTAGAACAGGTGCAGCGTCACCCGCACCGGTCCCTCCAGCATCTGGCGCGCGGCTGGCGGAATCTGGCGCAGGGCATCGCGCTCGAACTTCCGAGCTTTATCCGACTTGATGCTGGCGGGCCGGTGCCTGATCGTGACGATCTTGCGGCTGTTGGCCTTGCTGGCAGCTTCGCCGATGATGGTGAAGGCAATTCGGGTCGTCATGCCCCATGCCTCCGGCGCGCAGCGAACCACCCACAACGGGCGCTCGTTTCGTCCATCCACTGGCACGGCGCGACATCGGTCGGCCAAGTTGGCGTGCGAAACCAGGTCTCAAATGCTTGCCAAGCTTCGGCTCGGCGCGCGGCCTCCCAAGCAATGGTCGCCTCGCACTTTCGCGCTTCGAGCCTTCGGATGCCATCGTCATCGCCGCAGTGGTTCAGGCAGTCGCAAACCCGCAGGGAGATCGATTGGCCCGTCATGCGCCCCCTTCAGGTGCGCTCATGGCGGCGCGGGCCTTGTTGCACTCCGCAATGGCTTCATGGTTCACGCCATCGGCCGAGGGCTTCGGCTCGGACAGCTCGATCCTGGCCACGGCGTAGCGCTTGCCCTTGGCGAGACCGAGAGCATTGAACAGGTACATGGCCTTGTCTGCGCCGGCCCGTTCGCTATGCGGCCCATCAACCGGGCGACCGGTGCCGTATTGATCCACCTCTGCCAGCCACCACTGCGCATCGACCACCTTCCCGACGGTGGGCTGGGCGCGCTTGTTCCAGGCGTCGATAGCCTGGCCCCCAGTGCGACGGGGTGACCCTTCAGCGCCGCAGCTGTAGCACCAGGCAACATAGAGGGGACCATCAATTGCTTTCGTCCCGGTGTCCTGTCTGCCGCAGAACGGGCAAGGCAGCAGTTTGTCAGTCATGGCTCTTAGCTCCCTCGGTTGGTGCAATGTCGTAATACACCAAGTAGTCGGGCCACTCTTCCGCAAGCGATTCGGCGTGGCCCTCATCGTCGTCCTCTACTACCACTGCGACGCACGTGGGGTAGAAGTCCGGGTTACGCCCTTCAGCTGCTATCTCTGCCTTGCGCCGCGCCGTCTCGACGGTCCAAAACCGGTTGTATGCCGCAGCCACACGCTCAGCCTCTTCTCGGGAGGGGGCCGCAACCATGTCGTCAATCCCTTGGATATGAAGCCAGATCGGCATGTCAGTTGTCCTTGAGTCAGTCGCAGCTGCTGGAGCTACCGCTGTCCGACGAGGAGTAGCTGTCCGAGGACGAGCTGGATCCGCTATCCCAGTTGCCCGAGGCGCCGCCCCCATCGAAGGAACCGCCGCCGCTAACCGGGGCATCCCAGCGCGAGCAGCTGGCCGGCGCGGGGGAATCGTCACGGGAAGCCAGCAGCATCGCCGCCGGCAGCAGCATGGACATACCGTCATCGGCATTGCTCGAGCTGCTCGCCGTCGGCGACGCCCCGGCGGCCGTCACTTGCCCGGCCGCGGGGCGCTGCTCGGAGCGGGTCGAATTGCCAGCAATCCCTTTCTGGGCTCGAGATTGGGGTGCTGCTCGCGAGGCTGCGGCGGCCTTTAGTCGATCGCGCTCGAACTTGATTTCGCTTCGCTCGAATCGCACTGATTCGATGATGCTGTCGAGAACTTCACGGTACTCGCTCTCCGGAACGTCGGTGAAATCGTATTGCCTGGTGCTCGCCGACCAGATCTCATTGCCGATACGTGGGTACTGCCCAGGCATGTACGGCTTTGGAAGCTCCAAATCCCACACGTACACGATTTCACCGATGCGCGTTGTGTCTTTCCATCCGTCGCCATTGATCTTGCCAACGCCTTTCAGGATTCGTGGCATGCGCGTTGGCGGCAACGTACCGGAGCTCGGCTGCGCGTTGCCGAACAGGCGCGCGAAAAGCTTGCGAATCGCTTTCATTTGACCTCCTTGCTGGCGCGCTGATCATTGGTCGCCTCAGCGGCGGCGAGCATGGCCCGGTAATCGTCAATGGCGGCGTCCAAGTCACCGCCCCAAAGAGTCCCGTCCAATTCGTGCTGCACCGTAAATGGCGGGTCATGCTCCATGCCTCGGCAGCGGCGCAGGAACTGATACCGCTCGCTGCTCTTCTCCACCTCCGCCCGCGAGGATGATGCGCGGGAGAGGATGGCGCGAATTTCCGCCTTGCATTCCTCTGCACGCTCCATTGCGCTGCCATCATCGAATCGGCCGCCGACAACAGCCCATGTGCTGGCGAACTCCTGAATCTTGGTCATGACGGCGTCAACGTCCAGCCCCTGCGCCACGGGAACGGCAGGCGCGGCGGCTCGAAATTCCATGGTGCCAGGCGGCATGCTGCCGTCCACCACCACGTCGAACCCGAACAACTTTTGCGGCGCCTCGCCTTGCGGTTGCTGCGCCAGGGCGGCACTGGCGGCCTGGGCCTTGAACAGCGCGCGCGAAAGCCAGCGGATGCGGTCTTTCACCGCCGTCATCCATACGATCGGCATGAATGCCTTGCCCGCGAGCAGATCGTCCAGGCTCGGCCGGTGGTCGTAATTCATGAAGGCGCCGTTCGCCAGCTCGTCGTCGGTCAGATTGCCCAGCGTCAGCGCCGCGCGCTCGCGGTCGTAGTAGTCGCCGTGCGGATCGTCCTCGCCATTCACGCGCCAGGTTGCGGCCGGCGTGCTGGCCGCTTTGTTCTGTTCGCTCATGCCGTCACCTCGTCGAGCTGCTCGTCATGCACGGGCACGCCGCTGATCGGACGCAGGTCGGCGTCGTAGCAGTCGCCCTTGGTGTCAAAGGAGGACTCCCACGGCCGGTCTAGCTCCTGCACGCGGATCGGACCACCTTCGACCTTGCAATGCCAGGCCGGGCCGTCGTCGAGCCAGAGCGCCGGCGCAACCACACGCACCACGCGGCCAATGTTCTCGGGGTAGCTGTCGCGCACGATGTAGGCGACATCTCCAACTTTGCAACGAGGTTTCATGCTGCCCTCCGCAACTTCTTGGCCTTCCGCTCCCGCTTTGCCTCTGCGGCGGCGATGGCGTCACGGTCTGCCTGGGTGAGTCGGCCCGGCTTGCTGGTCTGGGGTTTCGGCTTGTGCACGGCGGCGGCGCCGAGGGGCAGAGCCAGCAGCGCACCAATGGCGTTGAGAATGAGCTTCATGCGGGTACCTGGTCGAAACGGAGGTGGCGGCGGGCGGGCAGGTCGATCTCTGCGAGGCGAATGCCGAAGTAGGCGAGCAGCTGCGCCACGGGTGCGGTGATGTCCCGCGATTGGGGCTGCGGCTGGGCGGGCTCCCGCTCGGCGTTCTGCGGCAGCGCGTCCGGATCCACCAGCACCCAGATGCCGCGCGCCTGCTGAGCAATCGCCCCCGCCTGCTCGAGCAGCGACAGGTTCTTGTGCACCAGCTGGCGCGACACGGAGAGCTTCTCGGCGAAGCGGGCTGCGATCACCTCCTCGCCGCGGCGGAAGGCTTCGATCAGTTGATGACGTGCGGTCGTCATGCCGTGGCTCCCTCGGGTTCGTCGTAGCAGACGTGCCTGTAGGCCGGCAACTTCAGCTTCGGCGCCTTAAGCGGCATGCCCCAGGCTTCCATCAGCGGCGTGATGTCGGTGCCCGAGCGGACGTGCTGGCCCGGCCTGAGCGGCCGGTATGCGGCCAGCGCTGCCAGGTCGGTCGCCGTCCAGATCTTCAGGTAGAACTTCCCCCGCTTGAGCGTCTTGGCCTTGACGAGCGACAGGGCCTGGAGCCGCCCGAGGACGTCAGCCACCGCCCCGCCGGTGCAGCCGGCCGTCTTCGCAAATTCCGTCGCGATGACGCTCTCGCCCCTGAGCAATGCCGCGCAAACCTGCTCTCTCACGGTCACGGTCATGGCAGCCTCACTCGAAGCTGGCCGGGATATCCCAGCCGGAGCCGAACGAACCGGCGTCCGCCGAATCCCCTTCCGCGCTGAGCAGGGACAGGAGCATTGCGGCGTGCATCGGTGACACGCCCTCGTCTGCCGCCGGCGCCGCGGCGGCCGGCCGGGCACGGCGCGGTACCGAGGCAACCGCCCAGGCGCGCGCCATGCGCGACGGCGCCGGACTGGCCACTGTGGCGGGTGTTGCAGGCATGGCCGACTGGCGCAGCAGGCGCGCGATCAGGTGGCGAATCACTTTCATCTCCCGTCCCCTCCAAAGTTGGGAATGAGGTCGCGGACCGCCGTCGGCATCGGAACCGCCGCGGTGGCCACAGGCTTTGCCGGCTCGGGCGCGCCTTCCGCGCATTCCCGGACCAGCGTCCTGAGCAGCCGGGCGACCCACAGCTGCGGATGGTCACGTTCGTCACGCTCGATCTGGACCTCGACGGTCTGACCGGTGAACCGGTCGCGCGCCAGGTGCGTCAGCGTGATGCGCGCCGGCGCGAGATCCGGCCGGCCAATCTTGCCCATGTATCCCGCCGCCACGTCCGGCTTCCATTCCGCCGGGTTCACGTGCAGCGCGCGGTGGATGGTCCGCAGCAGCTGCCGGCGCTGGTTCAGGCGCTGTGTGATGTCCTGCCAGGCGCTCGCCGGCGCGAAGGCATGGCAGCAGCAGGTCCAGTCCGGGCCGGTCTTGACCTCTGCCCACATCGGGCAGCCGTAGGCCACGCACTGGCCCGGGCGCTGGGCCGGGGTGTCCGGTGCATTCGGCGGCGTGCGGTGGAGCGTCATGCGACAGCCCTCCCCTGCTTGGCTGCTTGCGCGGTCTGAATGCGGGAAATGCATTCGGGGCGGGACCAGCCCGGCCGAAGCTCCAAGCCAACGCTATGGGCCGCTTCGTTGAGCTGCACATCCGTCATCGAGTGCAGCGGCACCGGCTTCGGCTTCGTGACCTTGGCGAGCTGCTCGTTCTGCAGCACGCGGTCGACGTAGGCCGGCAGGTTCATGATCGGCTCGGTGGCGTCGGCCTTGGCCTTCGTGATCGCGGCGCGCATTTGGCCGATCGAGACCTTGGCGTCGATCCAACCGCTAGCCAGCGGCCAGAGCTTGGAGCGGCCTTGGATCGAGTACGTGTCGATCTCGATGCCGTGCTCGTTGGAAAAGAATCTTGCCCATTCAATCGCCGTCGTCGGGACGTTGTCGTCCAGGGCTTCGCGCGCGGGTTCTACGTTAACGTTTGACGATACTGAGGGTTTTAGATCGACTCCTCTCGACTCGACTCGACTCGACTCCGGGGGTGAGTCACCATCGAGACACCCGCGCGTCACCATCGAGTCACCTTGCGTCACCACCGCGTCACCGCTCCGAAGTTTTCGCTTGCAGGAGGGGCAAATCAGCCGGAAACCCGCGATTTCTTGCGAGTTTTCCGTGGATTCCGAGGTGACTCGGATGATCGTCAGACTCGATGCGTCACCGCAAAGGTGACACGCGTCACCGTCTCGCTCGCGCAATTTCTTCAAGAGCAGTTGGCGTTGCTTTCCGCCGAGCCTTTTTTGGTGACGCGGGTGACGCGCGTCACCTGTGTCACCCGCGTCACCGGTGTCACCGGTGTCACCACTCGTCGGGTGACGCAGCGTCGGCTGATCGATCCGCTGGTGTAGATGCCAGCCGGTGACGTGCCAGAATTCCTTGCCGTCGACCTCATACTCTCTCACCAGCTGGACCTCAATCAGCTCGTCAATCCACTGCATAACCCGCTCCGCCGTGGCGTCATCATCGCCAGGGAACACCTCCGCCTTGATGGTCTTCGCACTGGCAGGATGGTTGCCGCCGTCGTCGCAGAACGTCCACAGGCCAATGAACAGCAGGCGCGCGTCGCGCGACAGCTCCATTACCTGCTCGGAGGTCCAGAACTCGGGCTTGATGCTGCGGATGCGGGCCATGTCTGCAACCTCAGCGACGCCGGCCGGCGCGTGGGAGCGCCGATTCCGCGGGGCGGTACTGCTCACCCTTGAAGCCGGACAGCCATTCCAGGTGCGCATCGGTGCCGGGCATGTGCGGGTTCTCGTCGGCCTGCTTGCCGCGGCGGAAAGCCTCGGCGCCGGCCGAACGCACGTGCGCCCGGGGTGTAAGTTCGTGAATCACTGCGTCTCCCTTCCCAATGCCTGGCCGTGAGTGCATGGCGTGAACTGCGGGGGTGCGAGAGCACCCCATTCACACCCCTTTCTCACCCCTTTCTCGCCACGACGCCGATGCGGTCGGCGTATATGCTCTTCATAACTTCCTCGCCATGAGCGCTGATCATCAGCAGCTCACGCACGAATTCGGAGAGCGACATGCCCACTTCGCATGCCCTGGCTTCCAAAGCCTCGCGGGTTTCCCAAGGCACCTTCACCTTGGGAATCTCGGCCGCCATCTTTCCGAAGAGGTTGCTACGTCCGCTGCGCGCCATGCCGTCGTCCCGGTCTGTCATCCCGAAATCCCCGTTGGTGAACCAAACCCGTTGCCCGCTGATCGATTCCGCAGGCTCTTGTCAAACCCAGGCATGCCGCCTTTCTTGGCAGTCATGCCCGCGACCACTCGTGTCGGTGGTCGCTTCAGTCTTTACGCAGGTGATGCGGCTCGGACCGCGCTGGCGGATGCGGCCTTCAATTCGCCGAAGATGTCGGGGCGCAGGGCTTCGAGCCGAACGAGCCCGCCGCTCTGCGCCGCCAGATTGCGCGCCAGGGGCCCGCTTGCCTTCGAGTGGCCGCCGGAGAGCTGGAAGAGATATGCCACGGTGGTTCCGCATCGCTGCGCGTAGCTTTCCTTCTGCTCAGGCGACAGCGTTTTCATGTATTCGGCGAGGGTCATTTCGTGCCTCTATGTGAACCCGGTCACCGTAACTTTAGTTCATTACTAAATATCAGGCAAGGGATCTTTAGTGATCCACGCATTTCGCTGAGCACTAAAGCATGTTGGAATGCCGCCATGGACATCCACGAGATCCGCAGGGCGCATTTGCGCGAACTGACGAGGGAGAGAGGCTCCAAGGCCAAGCTGGCTAAGCTTTCCGAATCGTCCCCTGCATACATCAGCCAGGTGCTGAGCGAGACGACGAAGGCCAACGTCGGGGACGACCTGGCCCGCAGGATCGAACGCGCCTATGGAAAGCCGCGCGGCTGGATGGATCAGATTGGGACGCTAGAGGACCGGGAGACAGCGGCCCGGGTGGATGTACCACCGGCGCCTGTTCGCCGCGCGATCACGGAGGACGATCTACTCGAAGCCTTTGCCCTCCTCCGGGCTCTCTCCGAAGGCGCAAAGCGCGTCGCCATTGCCCAAATTAAGGCGCTCGCAGATCTGGATTCAGAAAAGCTTAATTCAGCACCTGCCGAAAACGCCACGGAACGTGATACCGTTGCCTCACGCACTTATGCCGAGAATGTCTCAAAACAAAGACAAAGGCTAAAGAGCACGCTCGAAGGTGGGGTCAACCGTGCAGGCACACGTCACAAATCTGGTGGTGGATAGGGAGGCTGTCGAAATCGCGCAGGAGTTGTTGCGCAAAGCCACAGCGGGGGAACTCTGTGGCCTTGCGTTTGTGGCGAGGACAGTACACCGGGGATACGAATTCGTTCTGACAGGCAATTTCAAGGCAAACCCCTTGGAAGCGGCCGGGGCGGCCGGATTGCTGGGCACGTTGGCCGAGCAGCAAGCCATTGAGCGCCTCTAGCAGTCACCAGCGGCGGACCTGTTGCGATTTCGCAGCACCCACACAAGGGGTATAGGGAATGTCCTTACGGGCCGTGCGACCGTGCCCTCCTTCCCGGGTTCTAGAGCTGCTGTTCGAACATCTGGTCGCGAGCGGCAGCAGGCGCGTGCTCCAGCTGCGGCCCACGAATCTCGCCAGCTGACCACCTCCCCTGCGATAGCCGGACAATCCGCTCCGCCAGCGCAATGCAAACCCAGCCCATAGCGATGCCAGCAAGGCCGTCGACGGCGTAGTGCCAAGCCAGCACAACGGTCGATATCCAAATGAGGATCGTCCAGGGAATTGCAGCCCAAAGCGCCTTCGGCCAGTGACGAGCCACAAGCCAGGTTGCCATCGCGGTAAGCGCGACATGAAGGCTGGGCGTGGCCATAGTTCCGTAGAGCAAGCCGTTCTGTCGAACCTCACCCGCCTGGTGCCGCCCGAGATATTCCTGTAGCTCCCTGCTCAGGGAGCCATCGAGGTACCCGAACAACTCCGGGTGATAGTACTCGGGGCCTGCGACCGGAAACACCATCGCAATAATCGTGGTGGCATAGAAAGCCAGGACGATCGCAATGGCGAGCTCCATGTAGCTGCTCACCTTTTCGGTTTTGACCAGCGCAGCGACAACCAATAGAACGAACACCCACATCATGTAATAAATGGCCTCCCAAAAGGCCACGGGCAAGGCATTGGAGGCGATGACGAGCCGAAACAGGGGTTCCTCCAAGTCCCACAGGGCCTTGTCGTACCAGACTGTCGACGTGGTGCGGTACACCTCGACCAAGTTCGCATTCCCGCTGATGGCCAGAACGACGAGGTACACCACGACACTGCCGACCACGATGCTGGAAGGCTTCACGACCGCCCGCCATAGCGCCGCCAGATCTACATGGCCACTGTCCTTGTCGATGTACTTGCGCACCAGCAAGACCGATTCGATAACGACCAGCAGTGACAGCAGGAGCAGAAAGCAAAATGTGTAGACGGCCGCCGCGACGATGTGATGCAGGGTCAGCAGCCCTATAGATAGCGCGCCGGCAATAAGGTGGGATGCGACTGACAGCATCATCCCCACCATGACGAGCGGCATTATTGCGCGAGCGAAATTTCTCATAGTGCCCCCTTGGCTGTTTGTTTTCGCAGGCAGCCCGCCTGAGCGGACGGAGGCCGGTCTGCTAGGCTGACCCGCCCGCGGGCTCCCCCTGGCCCGTCTTTGCTGGGCAAGCGTAGACCGTGGACGGTAAGCGTCATATAGGCCAAACGATCTACCCCCTTCACCCGCCCCGTCCGGCTGACGTCCGCCGCTTCCGCGCGCAAGCACACTAAATATTTAGCAAATTACTATTGCATTTACTTTAGTGCTTGACTAAAGTTCTCCCAACAGCGCACCACATCCGGGAGAACTCCATGCGACCCAGCACCCTCCTTCTCACCTGCATCACCGCGATCCTCGTGGTTGGTGCCGTCGCCCTGGTGCTCCTGCCGACCATGGCGGAACTGCAGCACGTCCTGACCGCCACCCTTTCCGTCACTAAGTAAGGAGCCGGCCATGCCCACCACCCTGCCCGCCTACGCCGTTGTCTACACGCTGCTCGGCTGCCGCTGCGTCACCCGCTTCGACAAGCTGACCGACGCCCTCATCTTCGCCGTCCGCGCGGAGAACGACGGCTGCACCGACATTTCCGTGCACTGAGGAGCCCCCGGCCATGAACCACCAACAGGCCCGGGCAGACATCGCCGCGCAGATCGCGCTCGGCAATGTCGAATCCTTCTGCGAAGGCGATGACGCCATCCGCCACCTCAGCAAGCTCTTCATCGTGCGGAACACCCGCCGCCGCGCCGGCGAATCCGATGCCGCCTATGCAGTTCGGGTCGGCTCCTTGCTGACAGACATGCTCGACGCGATCGGGCAGGTGCTGGTCGGCGCCAACGTCAAGTACGTCCTCGCGGACGCCGCGGAGCAACCCTTGATCTGCCGCACCCGTGAGGCCTCCCTGCTGGCTGTCAGCCGTCAGGTTCAGCAAGACGTCTTGATGGCACGAGGTGTGGCATGAACGCCGATCAAGCCGCCGTCCGCCAGGCCATTGCGGCCAACCAACAGGAGGAACTGCTCCGCGAGCTGCAGGCAGCCCACCGGATCATTCGGAACACGCTCGGGATTCTCTCCGTCAGCCAGAAGGCAGTGCTCGCCGAGCGCAATGCGCGCGACGGCGTCGACGGGGAGGGTATTACCCGCGCCCATGAGCGCGAGGCTGTCATCAAGCGCGCAGGAGGTGTGGCATGAACGACCAGATTAAGGATGGTGGCCCGGCGTTCCCGTATAGCTCACTCGCCCCAGACTACGTGGCAGGCGGAATGTCTCCCACGATGTATGCCGACAACACCGGAATGACCCTGCGCGACTACTTCATCGCGCACGCGCCAGCCGAGCCGCAGCCGTGGTTCCAGCCGGTGATGCCGACGGAGTGCCCGTCCACCGTGTTTATGGACGAGGAGCGCACGACCACCTACGCCAACGCGATCGACGCCGAGCGCGCGTGCGGCGACTGCTTCATCAACGTCCACGCGAAGGCGCAAGACGCCTGGAACGCTGAACGCGACAAACAGCGCTATGTCCAGTGGCCCGCCGCGTGGGCCGACGCGATGCTCGCTGCGAGGGAGCGGCAATGAAGATCGTCCGCGCCTTGCTCTTCTGGTTCGCGATGGCTGCCGGCGTTATCGGCCTGACTGGCCTCTATGCGGCCCTCAACCCGGAGGCGCCCAGTGTTACCCCGATCTGGAGGCAGTCGTGATGTTTCGCATCTTCATCAACCATCAGTGCGTCTATACGGGCCTGTTCGCCAGTTGGTGGGACGCCCATGACGCTGCCATCAACCGCGGCTTGCTGTGCGGAGCCCGAAACGTCCAGGTGAAAGCGGCATGAAACTCTCCGAACGTCTTCTCGAAATCTTCGACGCCAAGGTCGCGGCCGAGCGCGAACAGATCAGCGCCCAAGCGCCAGACATTGATGCGCTGGGAGAGATCTTGGCGTCCGCACACTACGCCGGGTTGGAGATCCAGCCCGAGCGCATCTATGCACAAGGGGACTCGATCTTGTTGACCTGCGGCGCCAGGGATGAGGCTGTTCTCGCCTGGATGCTGCGTAGCGGCTTCAGCCTCAAGGCCGCGGATCCATCCGACCGCTATGTACACAACCGCCTCACCCATCCGAGGCTTACTTGCCTGGTCACCATTCTGACCTCCAAAGAGGGCGAGGTGCGGGCATGAGCATCCCCGGCTTCCGCGTGCGCACCGCGGAGAACAACAAGGCCTTCGCCGAACGCGTCAGCCGCGTCGGCAAGGCCGCCATCCCGCCCGGGCTGCCGTCGGCGCAGGAAGTTGTCACCGCCATCGACGGCGTCCTGCAGTGCGAGAACTTCTACTCCGCGGCGGCTCAGGATGCGCTGGCCCGCCTGGTGATCGTGCGCGAGCAGTTCGCCGCTTCCATGAAAGGGGAATGACCATGGGCGCACAAAGCATCCATCTTTGCCTGGACGTCAAAGGCTTCCTTGCCAATGCGCCAAAGAGCCGGTACCGCGGCATGTTCAAACATGACGACGGCCGCACGATGACGCCCGACGAAGCGAAGTACCACCTCCTCGACGAGCTCGCAAAGGGAAACCTCTTCATTCCCTTCGGCAAGTGCGACAACTTCGACCCGAAGTCGGGATGTCTGGGTCACCCGGTTGGGGATGCCAAGTGACCTGGCAAGCCGCCGCCTTTTTCCTGCCCGCTGCCATGGCTTTGATGGCGCTGGGCGCCTACACCAACTACCGATTCATCAAGCGCATCACTGACGGGGGGATCGCAATGAAACTGGTCAGCACCACCACCATGATCAAGCGACTGGAGGGTCTGCTTGGCACTCGCGACCTGAGCGAGTGGGAGCAGGACTTCGTCCGAAAGCTTGCCGCTGAGGCCGCCTCCGGCCAGGTCACCGGACTCACCGGCGCCCAGGTCGACAAACTCGACGAACTGCACGGGAGGCACTTCGCATGACCTGCACTCAGCAGCACTTCGAGCGCGACGTGGCCCAGCACCAGATGACGGTGATCCATGACGTCGGCGCGCACCGGCACCTGATGTTCCGTGAGCCGGGTAACAGCCCTTACTGGTTCGAGATCCTGACGTGGCCGGGCACGCTCTGCATCAAGGGCGACATGGGCACTTACGTGTTCTCGCGTCTGCAGGACATGTTCCAATTCTTCCGCACCGACGACCGCGGCGACCCAAAGAAGATCTACATCAACAAGGGCTACTGGGCCGAGAAGCTGCAGGCCGTGGACTGCGACGGGTACGGACGTGGAAGCGCCGAACGCTTCAGCGCGGAAATCTTCAAGCGTCGCGTGGTGGAGCGGTTCCGCGCTTACTGCAGCGACCGTGAGGTGGACCACGCGAAGCGACGCGAGATGTGGGAAGCGCTCCGCGAAGACGTGCTGGAAACGGCCGACGAAGGTGATGCGACTCCCGCCTTCGATTCGCTCATGGCATTCCGTGACGAGGACCATCCTCGCCTCTTCGAGGACTGCTGGGAGTGGCACTGCAAGGAGTACACGTTCCACTTCATCTGGAACCTGTACGCGATCGCCTGGGCTATCCGCCAGTACGACGCCGCCAAACTCGCCCCCCAGGCGGAGGTGGCAGCATGATCCGCCGACTCCTGCTCGCCTACTCCGCCCGCCGGCCCGTCAAGATCATTTCGGATGGCAATCGGCCCTACCTCGAGCGCTATTTCGTCTGCGCCGTGTTCGGGATCCGTGTGTATCTGCACCGTTTCGTCGGCTCGGATCCGGACCGGGGCCTGCATGACCACCCCTGGCGCTGGGCCCTGTCGCTGATCCTGCTTGGCTGGTACTACGAGGCCACGCGCCAATATGGCGAGCCGCGCCCGGTGCGCTGGTTCAACTTCCTGACCGGCGACAGCTTCCACCGCGTGATCCTGTCCCCGGAGAACGAGAGCACCGATGTGTTCGACTTCTGCACGCCTGCCGAGGTCTGGTCGCTGTTCATTGTGCCGGCCAGGGACGTCAAACCCTGGGGCTTCCTTCGCTCGAAGGGGCAACTCGGCCAAGTCTTCACCCCTTTCGACTATGGCCCGGCAGGCAAGCCTGCCAAGTGGTGGATCAATGCGCCTAAAGGCCGCGACGCCGCCGGCCGCAAGGGAGGTGCCCAATGAAAAGGACCTGGAAGGCATGGACCGAGGCGGATGACGCGCTGCTGCGCCAGCACTGGCAGACAGACGCCCCTGTCAAGGACATTGCACGCGAGTTCCCCGGCCGCTCGCCAGCAGCGGTCCAGAAGCACGCCATCGATATCGGGCTGCCGGCGCGCGGGAATGTGCGGCGACCGAAGTACTACCCCGTCTGGGAGGGAATCAAGCTTGAGTTGGCGAAGGGCCGCATGCTCAGCGCCGACGAACTCGCTAGGCGTCTGAAGGTCACGCCGCGCGCGGTACTTAAGAACCTGACCCTCAGGCACGGCACCGCGGTCCGCGTAGCTGGCTATGGCCCCGTGGTGACACGCGCGCCGGCGCCCCGGCTCTGGAGGCTCGGTAGCGGCCCGGATGCGCCGCCTCCCACCCGCAAAAGCAAGCGCGAGGTCAACCGCGACTACAACCGACGCATGCGAAAGGACCCGGAATTCTGCCTTCGAGATGAGCAAACCCGACGTCTGCGCTATGCGGAAAAGACCGGCAAGCTGATCCGCCGTGACCCCGCTGCGGCCTGGTTCTGACAACCCCAACAATGAAGGAAGCAAGCCAGCATGATTCGCGACCAGTTCCTGCTCGACATTGCACCTGAGCTCATCATCGACAACTTCGCCGGCGGCGGTGGTGCCAGCTGCGGCATTGAGTTGGCCCTCGGCCGCCACGTCGACATCGCGGTCAACCACGACCCTGAGGCCGTGGCGATGCACGCCATGAACCACCCCCAAACCGAGCACCACTGCGAAAGCGTGTGGGATGTGGACCCGCTCGACCTGGTGAAGGGGCGGCCGGTCGGCCTCGCCTGGTTCAGCCCGGACTGCAAGCATTTCAGCAAGGCCAAAGGCGGCAAGCCGCGCGACAAGAAGATCCGGGGCCTCGCCTGGGTGGCAATGCGCTGGGCGGCGCTGGTACGGCCGCGCGTCATCATCCTAGAGAACGTGGAAGAGTTCCAGACGTGGGGCCCGGTGCTGGCCGACGGGAACCCGTGCCCGAAGCGCAAGGGCGACACCTTCCGCTCTTTCGTGCGCCAGCTGCATGAGAAGGGCTACGCCGTCGAATGGCGCGAACTGCGCGCCTGCGACTATGGCGCGCCGACAATCAGGAAACGCCTGTTCTTGATCGCCCGTTGCGATGGCAAACCCATCGTCTGGCCGGAGCCGACGCACGGTGCACCGGACAGCGCCGCGGTGAAGGCGAGGCAGCGCAAGCCGTGGCGCACGGCCGCCGAGTGCATCGACTGGTCGATCCCTTGCCCGTCGATCTTCGAGCGCGCCCGCCCGCTGGCTGAGGCCACGGAGCGCCGGATCGCGCGCGGCCTGCGCCGGTATGTCATCGGTGCCGCCGATCCGTATGTTGTGAAGCTGCCTGCCAGCGCCGCGGCGCCGATCTTGACCGAGTGCGCCAACGCGTCCGGCCAGCGCAGCTTCCGCGCCGACGAGCCGCTGCGCACGCAGTGCGCCGAGGTCAAGGGCGGGCACTTCGCGCTGGCGTCCGCGACTCTGGTGCAGACCGGCTATGGCGAACGTCCCGGCCAAGCGCCGCGCGCGCCGGGGCTGGACAAGCCGCTGGGCACGGCCGTCGCCGGCGGCGTTAAGCATGCGCTGGTTTCAGCCTTCCTCGCCAAGCACTACGGCGGCAACGAGACGCCCGGCGCAGACCTACGCGACCCGACCAGCACCATCACCGCCAAGGATCATCACGCTCTGGTGACGGCCCAGCTCGTGGGCTGCGGAGGCCGCGCCGGCCAGAGCAGGCCGCGCGACGCGGGCGAGCCGATGCAGACGATCACTGCCAAGGGTGACACCGCCATCGCCACGTCGCACTTGGTGAAGCTGCGCGGCGAGTGCACCGGCAGCTCGACCGACGCGCCGGCAACGACTGTGACCGCCGGTGGTACGCACATCGGCGAGGTTCGCGCCTTCCTGGTGAAGTACTACAGCGAGGGCGGCCAGGATCAGGACTGCCGCGACCCGATGCACACCATCCCGACCAAGGACCGACTCGGCCTGGTGACCGTGGCAGGCGAGCAGTACCAGATCGCCGACATCGGCATGCGCATGCTGGTCCCGCCTGAGCTGTACCGGGCCCAAGGCTTCCCCAGCACATACATCTTTGCCCCAACCATCGACCCAGCCGATCCGCTGCTGGCGTTCGTACGCGAAGCCCTGATGCGCATCGGGAAGATGAAGGCTTACCGCCTGCCGCAGCACGCTCAGGTCCGTATGTGTGGCAACAGTGTCAGCCCGCCGATGGCTGCCGCACTGGTTCGTGCCAACGTGCCTGAGATGGCCAGCTGGACGGCGAAGGAATCGAAGGCGATCAAGGAGGCAGCGTGAGCGAGAACAGCAAGATCGAGTGGACTGACCACACCTTCAACCCGTGGGAGGGGTGCCAGAAGGTCGGCCCCGGCTGCGACCACTGCTACGCGGAGACGCGCAATGCGCGCTTCGGTGGAGGCGTGGCCGTGAACTGGGGCCCGGGCGCGCCGCGCCGGCGCACCTCGCCGGCCAACTGGCGCAAGCCGCTGGCGTGGAACGCGAACCATGACGCCTTCTTCGGCGAGCACGGCCGGCGGCAGCGCGTCTTCTGCGCCAGCCTGGCTGACGTGTTCGACAACGCCGTCGATCCGGCGTGGCGTGCCGACCTATTCCATCTCATCGAGCAAACGCCGAATCTGGACTGGCTGCTGCTGACCAAGCGGATCGGGAATGCCGATCGCATGATCAGGGAGGCGCGCATTTCCCTAGTCGGCTCGACTCGGCTGGTTGTGCCGGAGGTGCTTCCAAATGTCTGGCTGGGCGCGACGATCGTCAATCAGGCTGAGGCCGACCGCGACATCCCGAAGCTGCTGGCTGTGCCGGCACACGTTCGGTTCCTATCGATGGAGCCGCTGCTGGGGCCGGTAGACCTGGGCGTGATCGACATCGATGGGCATTCGGAAATCTACCCACTCAAGGGCACCGCCGGCTGCGAGGACGTCGAAGGCAATGCAGCCCCTGATTTGCCTGCAATCGACTGGGTGATTGTCGGCGGCGAAAGCGGACCCGGCGCGCGGCCTATGAGCCCAGACTGGGCGCGTTCCCTGCGCGACCAGTGCCGGCGGGCCGGCGTGCCGTTTTTGCTCAAGCAGTGGGGCGAGTTTGTCCCCTACGAGCACGATGCCCAGCCGCCCTTCCTGACTTCGCAGCATGGCGACTTCTTCGATGGACATGGACTGCCGGACTTCGAAAGCGGCGAGAGCTGCGGTGACTGGCACCGAGACGAAACCTGCAGGCTGCTCGCGCGTCGCGTTGGCAAGAAGGCCGCCGGCCGCCTGCTCGACGGCGTGCAGCACGACGGATTCCCGGGAGAAGCAGCATGAAACTCTTCACCGTAGAAGTGAGCGTGACCGCCGTTGTGATCGCGGACAGCGAAAAGGAAGCGCGTTCGGTGGCCAGCTATGAGCTTCGTGACATCGTCAGCGACGCCGAGCCGGAAATCGATGTGCTCGGCGAAATCAAGGGCCTGAACCGCTTGCCGTCCAAATGGGATCCGATGTGCTTGCCGTACGGCGGCGACGGCGAGACGCGCCTGAAAGACCTGCTGCCCGAGACCGAGCCGGTGCGCGACACCCGCACCATCGATATGTTCGAGCAGGTAGCTACGGCTGGGGAGGCAGCTTGAGAGCTTCACCTACTCATTCCAAAGGCCTACTTGATCGCGGCCAGTTGGGCCGAGATTCGTTTCTTGATGTCTTCGCAACCATCGCACATTTCACGGAGCCCAGTGAAAAAGGCATCGTGCTGAGCTGCATCCATGCTGCTGTAGAGACGAATAGCAGCTTCGACGTTCTCTCGGAATTGGCGCACGGTGCCGCTCAACATGAGGACCAACCTGACGAGTTCGGGTGTATTCAGCTCATGAAGCGGGATAGCCGTGACAGCTTTCTCAATCTCACCCAGCCCATGCTGATCGAAGTGCTTATCGCCAACGCCAATCAGGTAGAGGGCTTCCCTGTCCTTGATCTCGCTGGCCGCGTGCCCAAGCCTTTGCTGAGCTGCTGTGGCAATTTCCAAGACTGCGCCGGCCAATGTCTTCCGAGCATGCAGGCGATCCGACCGCTGAAGTCGCGTTCCTGTGCGGCCCGCCCACCAGATAGCAGCAACCGACGCGACGGCTTGCGCCCATCCCGCGAGGGCTTGGTGGGACTCAATCCACTGAAGGATGCATGCCATGCGTGAACTCCCGATCTTGTTTTCTGGCGCGATGGTACGCGCCATCCTCGACGGCCGGAAGACCCAGACGCGGCGCGTGGTGAAGCCGAAGCGCGGCTGGCCAATCGACTTCGTCGGTGGCGGCCCTGTGGGCGGCCCGGACTGGAACGACCCTGCCTGTTGGGGATTCGAGGACTTGAACACCGCTATCTGGTGGCTCCTCAAGTCCGATGGCGATGGATCAGAGCAGATCCCATGCCCCCACGGACAGCCGGGCGACCGCCTGTGGGTCCGCGAGACGTTTTTCGCCTTCGGACGCTGGGAAACGCGATTCAGCGAGAAGAAGGGCCGCGACGAATGGCATTTCGTCGACATGACGCTGAATATGGATCGGATCTACCAGTACGCCGACCCGACGCCCGACAACGCGCGCCATCGCTCCAGCGTCACGCCGGCATGGTGGAAACGGCCAGCGATCCATATGCCCCGCGCAGCATCGCGGATTCTGTTGGATGTCGGTGGTGTGCGCGGCGAGCGGCTGAACGACTGTAGCGACGCCGATGCGATCGCCGAGGGCTGCGCCGGCGGCCACGGTTCGATCCCAGCCTACCCATACAGCGCCACGCCGCACGAGCACTACCGCTGGCTATGGGACAGCATCAACGGCGCCGGCGCATGGGATGCCAACCCGTGGGTCTGGGTGGTCGAATTCAAGCGGGTGGAAGCATGACGCGCCCCGCCCTCGCCCGCACTGCCGCCATCCTCGGCGGCAACGCAGACTTCCGACGCTTCCTGGCCGATTGCTACCCGGAGGCCTGGGCGCAGTTCGGCGCGCTGCGCGACACCGAGCGCGCTGCCGCCGTGGTCCGAGCCGTGTGCGGCATCGATTCACGCAGCGAGCTGGACCGCAACCCCTACGCCGCTCAACGCTTCCACACCAAGCTCGGCTTCCCCTTCAATGACTGGCGGCCGCGGCAGCCAGATCCGGAGCGCTCATGATCGAATCCATCATCAAACCCAAGCGCCCGACCGGCCCAGGCTGGATTCGCGAGACGGGAGCGGAAATCGAAGCTATCATGCGCGCCGCTGCGATGGGCTTCGCCTGCGAGGCTTGGCTGCACCCTGAATCTGGCATTGCGACGTTCAGTGCAGTCGAGGTGGCGCACGACCCCGGTCAGCCTGACCTCGGCCCCGAATACCACCTGAGCATCAGCAAGAACGATGGCCGCGGCGGGACGCGACGCACGACCAGCGCCGAGGCGCTCTGGTGCCTGGCGCAATTCGACCTGATCGACGCCAAGGAAGACAACCACGTGCCTCACGGCCTGGTGCGCAACTTCTGGCGGGCGGTGGCCGATAACCTGTCTGGCTATGAATGCCCCTGCGCCGACGGCGAGCCGGCCATTCGGGAGGACAAGGGCGATTATGTCTGGCGCGGGGTGACGAAATGAACGGCCTCGGCGTCGGCACCTATCTCACGATGGCCGAGCTCGCAGAGTTGGTCGGCTGCCAGCCGACCAGCCACAGCTGCATGAAGCGCTGGCTCAAGAAGCACGGCTGGCCCTTCGCAGTGAATATAGCCGGGGTGCCTCAGGTGAGCCGCGCATACTACGCGGCCCGCATGACCGGGGCCGCCAACCAGAGCGCCAACGATGGCGCCGAAGACGAACCAAACTTTGAAGCACTGCTCGCATGATTTCCCGCCGCAAGACTCCTGATGGCCTGCCGTTTCGCTTGTACCGGCGTGAGGGGAAATTCAAGGTCAGCTATGGGTACAAGTTGCCGAACGGAACGTGGGCATTCCGCCTGACCGCTCAGCGCAACAACCCCGATGCTGTTGCCGAGATCGACCAGGAAGCGCGCCGGCGCGCCGATGAACTGAACGGCAACTTCGTGCTGGCGGGAACCACCGAAGCCCTGATCAACGAGTACTTCAAATGGCAAACCCGTCTGCCCGCTGACAGCGAAATGCGAAAGGCGGACATCACGCTGACCGAAAATCGCGTTGAGGCCAAAAACCTGATCAAGGTGTTCGGCAAGGTCAAGCCTGCGTCGATCAAGCCCCACCACATCTACCGGTATCTGGATCGGCGAGCCGAGCTCGGTGCTCCGGCCAAGGCCAACAAAGAGATCGCCCTGCTGTCTGCTGTGCTCGAGTACGGGCGCCGCTTGGGTGAGCTGCAGATCAACCCCTGCCGCGGCATCAAGTACAACCCGACTCGGCCACGGCAAAAGTATGTCCAGCCTCATGAGATCGCTCTCGCGCTAGAGATTGGCCGGGCCCGCGGCGGCAGCTACCTGGTACTCGCGCTCTGCGTGCACGTGGCCTACCTGACTGTCAGCCGACCGGAAGAGATGCGCACCCTCGTTAGGCAGTCCTCGACCGAAGAGGGTCTCGTGGTTCCCGTTGGCAAGCGAAAGGGCGGCCAGATCCAGCGCACGAAGCTCGTTCGCTGGTCGCCTGCCCTGCGGAGCGCCGTGAACGAGGCTCTGGCCCTGCAGCGAACGGCGAGCGTCTATGTGTTCGGCAATACGTCGGGACAGGTGTACAGCCGCAGCGGCTGGAACACGATCTGGAAACGGCTGATGGGCTACTGCCAGGCAGCTGCCACTGAGCGCGAAATTGAGTTCAGCCCGTTCACTCTGGCCGACATGCGCCCCAGCGCCGTGACTGACCGGATGGAGGAAGGCGACGACCGCATCACGGACGCCACCGGCCACGCCGACGGCAAGATGGTGGCCAAGGTTTATGACAGGCGCAGGGTCCGGAAGGTGCGGCCAACCGCTTAGGCTTTAGCGCCAGGCGCTAGTTGACGGCCTCGTTTCACGCGAGCCGGCAGTTCGAAAAGTAGCTCTGCCAGCGCCTCAGCAAACCGGAGGATCCGCGCTGCCTCTTCCTCCGTTGCGTCAGGGGCGTCCTCGTCCGCGTGACGTTCATCGTTTGCTTCTAGCCGTACCTCGTGCGCCCATGCTTTCATGTCCTCAGTGATGACATGGTCTTCAGCAGCCTTGTTGATGCGTACATAAAGGCTGCCTTCCTTGTAGTCACGCGCCTTCAGCATGTGATCGATTGCACGCGCCGAGCCAACGATGCTCAGTGAGGGCGTGCCCAAAGCCAATCTAGCCTCCCGCAACGCATTCCGGGCCTTGGCCGGGATGTCCTCAGAGTAGGTCGTCGCAGCCGGCCATGCCTGCAACCCCGAATTCGCAGGATTGGAGCGCACCATCACCCCAGCGCGGCAGCGCGCGCACTGAAAGACCCGCCAGTATTCCTTTGGGACCCCGCCTCCCGCCGTGGCTCCGATGAATGGATTTCCCACCAGGACCAAGTTGGGGGCAGAAATTCCGCAGTGTGGGCACCTTTCGGTTTCCAGATTGTTCCCAGAAAACTTCATCTCCCCCTCCCTCGACCGACCGCTCGCTATGCGGTTGAAATGAAAAAGCCCACCTCAACGGGTGGGCTTTTCAAGAATCAAGTTCCAAAATTTGGAAGATCATCTTCCAAAAATCTTCCTAAGTCAGTGACCCTTAACCTTGGAACCTAATAAATACTTGGGGTGGCTGATGGGACTCGAACCCACGACGACAGGAATCACAATCCTGGACTCTACCAACTGAGCTACAGCCACCGTAGAGGTCATCAGCGAAGCGCTGATCGACGAAAAACAAGATTATACAAACAGTTTTGCGAGATGGCTAGTATCCCGCACAATTTTTTTTGAGAGGGGTCACGCCCGGGGTGGGACCCACTTTGCCTCGAGCAGCACGGCTTCCTTGATTGCGGCGATGGTGTCGACTTCGGTGTCGAACTGACCGAGCAGACGGCGCGACTTGCCGTTCAATACCGCTTCCTGGAGCGCCTTGCCGGCTGCGTCAGACGTGCCGTGCTGCCAGCAGTAGCGTGCCGTCCATTTGCCATCCTGCAGCCGCTCGGCAACCCATACCACTCGGAAGTCCTCGAAGACTTCGCCGAACGGCTCTTCCTTTTCCACTTCCGATTTTTCCACGCTTGCCGCCTTCCCGGACCGTCCGTGCTGTCGCGCAGCCGCCAGCGGGTAGTTCACTGGCGCCCCGACCTCGGCATCGGTCCGCGTACCTGAATTCGCTTCGCCTGTGGCGATGCGAAAGATCGTATCACGCTCATCAACCTGGCAGGCGGGCCGCTCAGCGAGTCGACGCGCGGCACCCTTGCGGCATATCAGCAATCGCGGGACTAGTGCGCGGCCCCCTCCTCGGCAGGGTTCTTGGCGGACATGCTCGAAGCGATACTTTCGCCTGAGGGACATTGACCCCCCTCGACTTCCCGTCAGGCGGCCCGCTCCCCAGCGGGCTGCCTGCCTCTTTTCCCTCCTCGCTCCTTCCGCGCCGGCAATGCGTCGAGTCGGAACCTCGGGGCGGCGCCACGGCCCAACCATCGTTAGTACAAGAAGGAATGGGAATGCGAAAGCTGTTCTGGCGGATGTCGGGAATCGTGGCGATGATGGCACTGGCGGCCGCGCTGGGCGGTTGCGCCGGCGGCGGCGTGGCGGACGGGCGGGAATCCGGCATTACGACATACGGCACGCTGGATGTCGGCGTGAGCCATACGCGCTAG